TACCTCAACCTTCAACAGTCCTAAAAGATGTTGAGTATGGTGATAAGGTAGGCACATTGGAAGTGATAGCATTATCTGGAGCTACTGCACAAGCTGACAATATATCTGTTGTAAATCTTACAGAACAACAAGTGAATAGGGTCTCGCAATGCGCGACTAAGGAAACAGTCGATGAAGCTTTCGAAGAATTTATATCAGAAAGCGCGACAATCATAGGCAAAGCATCCGTCATAACAGGAGATGCGACTGTCATAAAGGGAGATGTAGCTGCCGTCAACCTTACAAGGGAACAGATAGAGCGTATAAAGAATTGCGCCACTGTCTCGACGGTTCAGAGGTGCTTCTCTGATTTTAAGAACAAAAAATAATTTTTATGGCTTGGAATAATACGAATAAGCAAGAAGAAAACGATTTGTCTGTATGGTCTACCGACAGGGTTAAGGAGTGGTATGACAAGTATACGTCAGGCGCGCAAATGACTGACTCACCTTGGCTTAACAATATGATAGGCGTCAGACGTCCCAATATCGTCTTCAATTTCACGAAAAATGAGCTTGAAGAATTTACGAAGTGCGCATCCGACGTGACATACTTCGCCAAATACTGTGAAATCCTTCACGGTACAGAAGGCTACAAACCTGTCGTGCTGAGGGAATACCAGAAAAATCTGTTAAGCGATTACCAGAAATACCGCTTCAACATTGTGATGTCTTGCAGGCAGGCGGGAAAATGCCTTTTTAATGGTAAAATTACTGTAAATCAATTAGATAAAAATAAAGATTTTGTGATAGAAGATTTATATTATAAATTTAAAAATAAATCATTTTTATCATTTATTAAAAATTTACTATTAAAAATTTATAGAAAACTATGAGTAAGATAGAAAGAATAAAAACTTGTGAAAGATGTGGTAAGGAATTCTTAGCACCGTCAGGGTATACTCATTTCTGTAAAGACTGCAAAGTAATAGTAAGTCGTGAAAGACTTGAAAGAAGTTACAAGGCAAGAGGAATAGTAAGACAAAATCAACTTTTAAAAGGTATTGAAAATATTGATTATGTTATTGATTTATGGAATGGACTTCCAACTACCAGGATAACAGGAACATGGTTTAAGGAAAGACATCCTGGCAGGACATTAGAAGAGTATATTACAGAATTTCCAGATGCGAAACTAATTTGTGAAAAAGTATCTAATGCTATTTCAGAAAGTACTAAGCGTTCTATGAGTAGACCTGAAATAAAAGAACTTTTTTCAAAAAGAATTTCAGGCAATAATAATCCAAATTCGAAGTCAAGAACATCATTAGAACAGAGACAAAGAATTTCACCATTTTCAAAATCTTTTAAAAAATATGATAATTTATCTAATGAAGAAAAAAGAGCTTCAATAAAAGCTTTGCTTAAAACAGATGATTCGACAAGAATGACAACAAGTATTGAATACTGGTTGAAGAAAGGATATACTGAAGAAGAGGCAAAAGAAAAATTATCAGAACGCCAAAGAACATTTACATTAGAAAAATGTATTAAAAAATATGGTGAAGAAAAGGGTCTCGAAATTTGGAAAGACAGACAATTTAGATGGAAAAAATCATTAGTAAATAGTTTTGAAAAAGATGGTGATAATAGAACGCCTATTAGTAAATTTGAAAAAGATTGTAAGGAACTAATTTGTAGAGAACTTAATATAGAAATTCCTATTAAACAAAAATATATTTCAGATAAATTAAATAATCATTATTCTTATGATTTAACAGTAAATCATAAAATTATAGAATTTAATGGTGATTATTGGCACATGAATTCAAGTATATATAAAGATACTGATTATAATAAAACCAGAAAAATGTATGCGTCTGAAATTTGGAAATATGATTCAAATAAAATAAAATGTGCAAATTCTTATGGCTATGAAGTCCTTACTATTTGGGAATCCGATTATAGAAAAAATAAAAATGAAGTAATTCAAAAATGTATTAACTTTTTAAAGTAATAGTTATGCGTAATATCTTAAAAAATATAATATTATTCTTGATAGAACTTATAGAAAGCTATGAGTATCGAAACCTTCAGCTTGACGAAAACGACATCTCAAAGAAAATAATAGATACAGTCGACATCAGCCATAAAGGACTGAAAGTATTGTCGCATGATGGTTATCATCCAATAACAAGCATACACAAAACGCAGCCGTACAGCATATACGTCCTTGACCTTGAATCAGGCGAAAGGCTTGAATGCGCGGACAACCATATTGTTTTCTGTAAGGGCGGTATACAGAAATTCGTAAAAAATCTTACGACTGAAGACTATGTCATGACGAAATCAGGATTGTCGAAAGTCGCTTCTGTACGTAAGACCGGACATAGAATCTCTATGTATGATATTACTGTCGACTCTGAGGAGCACTCGTTCTATTCCAATAATATATTAAGCCATAACACTGTTTCTTCCTGCATATTCTTACTACACCAGGCTTTCTTTAATACTGACAGAAACATAGGTGTCGCCGCAAATAAGGCAAGGACAGCGACAGAAATCCTTGACAAGATAAAGCAGATTCTGTTCCGTATGCCGTTCTTCCTGATGCCTGGTGTAAGATATATGTCGAATGAGTCAATAACATTCGAGAATGGATGCAAGATAATCTGTCAGGCTACGACAAAGAGGTCTTTTATCGGTTATACCATACATACCCTTTATCTTGACGAGTTCGCGCATGTCGAGCCTCACCTTCTTGACCAGTTCTATGAAAACATCGTGCCTACTGTTTCTTCTATGGACGATTCGAGGGTTATCGTGACCTCAACACAGAACGGATTCAACAAGTATTATAACATGTGGCAAGACGCCATTGACGGCCTCAATAACTTCCATCCCATACGTATTGACTACTGGGACATTCCAGGACATGACAAGAAATGGAAAGAAGAACAGATAAAGCTTCTCGGGTCTGAAGAAGAATTCATGCGTCAGTTCGGTAACGTATTCTCGCTGTCAGGGTCGATACTGCTTTCAGCTGAAACACTCGAACACTTTAACAAGAACATAAAGGAATACATATACAAAGACATCAGCGTCCTTGAAAACAACTATAAGGAAGACTGGCAGCATCTCGTATGGCGGAATGATTTTGATATAGAAAACCTTGCAGACCCTAACAGAAGGTTTGTCATTTCATGCGACCTCGCAGAAGGCGGCGGAAGGAATGCCGACTATATCATATTCCAGTTCCTTGAAATGAAGCTGAAGGAAAACTTCGATAAAGAGACTGACAAAAAGAATCTGTTCAAATTCGAGCAGGTCGGAATATTCAGGTCAAATACGACATCGCTTGATACTGCCGCAGAACTCCTTTACAGGATAGTGGTCCAGGTTATCGGTGTCGACAACGTGCGCCTTATTATCGAGTCGAATACATACGGCTCGCTGTTTATGACAGCGCTTTTGAAGGTGGACGGAGAAAACAATGACTTCACGAAAGACTGTATATGCCGGTTCATTAAAAACCAGATGCAGGATACGAAGTCTTACGGCCTGTATCTGAACAACCAGAATAAGAAGGCTTTCTGCATACGTTTCAGGGGAATGTGCTCAAACGGCCAGTATGACATCTCTGAAAAGAATACCATTATGGAATCGGAATGCTTCTCGAGGGTCGGCGACACATATAAGGCGAACGGCTCGGCCGGCAGCCATGACGATACTATAATGGCCCTTGTCGATTCATCTGCTTTCATTGATACCACGGACTTCGTACAGTTCATGGACGAACTGCTTGAAATCAACGGCAAGTTTGAAGACTATGAGGCGAACCTCGATACCGTGTCGGATTCAGACAGCGGATTTTCAGGCTCGATTCAAGTCGGGCAGAGCCGAAGGTATTCCGGAATGATGACTGAAAATATCTTTGGAAACAGCTGGTAAAAGTTGTTTTTTATATACATTATGATACACATTTGCATTTTAACAAAACCGAGATTCCTTTCGGACCTTGACAACCTCCTCGAGTGGTATGTCTTGAACAGAGAGGCATTATCTATACGGAAGATAACAGTGTTCTGTAATTTTCCGTGGTATTACACATTTCAGGCAGACTTTATAGAATTCGTGAAAGTACAGCCGTATGAAGGATTCCATAAGCAGAAAGAGCTTTATACCGAATACATGAAGCATTGCGATATTCCTGAAGGCGATTATGTCATATTCCTTGACGACGACGAATACCTGTACTATGATGACAAGGTATATGGAAAAAATCTGTCTCAACTGTTCGAAGAATATTTAAGGGTGTCTTATAAGGTGCCTGAAATTCTTATGTCGACAAAAGTCCTTGCAGCGGACAGAGGATTTGCGAATATGCCTGACTTCTGCTGTATGCGCCGTGATGACAAGTCATCACAGGTAAAGACATTCGTATACTTTACGAAGTCATATACTTACGATTATGTCACCAAGATTTCAGAAGAACATCTGCCGCTGCATACGCCGCTTATAAACGGAAAGCTGACGACATCCATATTGTATGACGACGAAAAAGACGGTTCGCTGCAGGTATATGATGACAGTTCCTCGTATGCGGAAACTGATTATGAATTCCCTCTGAGGATTTATCATTATCACATAAAATCATACCAGGACTGGCGGTATAAGCTCAGAAGAGGCAGTGCGGCGTCTGACAAGCCTTGGTACCAGGAATCGATATATGACAATATATTTTTCGGCGGCTATGATACAGAGGACACGACTATAAGAGATGCTTTTTATAAATTAAGGAACGAATTGAAATGATACTTACAAAAGAAGAAAAGCAGACATGCCTTAACATCATAGAGGCTTACGGGCAGCTTTCAGACAAGCTTGCGAAGCTGAAGAAATCGCTTATAGAAATCAAGTCAAACCTTACATCTGACAGGATACAGGAATACCTGGACCTGAAAAAAGAATCTGACGAAACCCTTGAGAAGCTGAATACCATAATGCAGGCGGACAAGGATATGGAAGATTTTCTCATGAAGAAATATCCTGAGCTCAATGCGAACAACCTCAGGCTTGAACTATACGAGCATCTGAGCTATTAAGACCAGTAGGGCAGTTAAAAAAGGAAAGTCATTGGATTCAGGTTCAATGGCTTTTCTTATTATCATCCGTGAACGGACTTTTCGTAGTGACTGTCCCGTCAGCGAGCTCGTAATAGATTTTACCGTCGACCGAATATACAAGAGGAATTCCTTTAAGGCGGTTTTCGTCCTGTACCCTCCGTATGGCGGCATTACCGATGTCCTTAATCTCGGCGAGCTTAAGAAACATCATAAAATTGTCAATATCTTGATTCTGGGACATTTTCTTGTAGAAACTAATCGTTTTACTTTCGGTTAGAGATAAAGTCCCTAAATGGACTTATTTTACGTCTGCAAGCTTGATACTTCCAGTCGTAAAGATTTTACCATTCTTCAAGCCTATTACGGCTGACGCATACAAAGGTCCTGCAGACATCTTGTCTATGTATTCGGGTTTGAGGCACATCCAGAACCCTCCAACACTCTGCGAATTATTTCTGTATATGAATACAGGTGAATCTTCGTCAGCTCCTTCAACATACAGAGTGAATCCGTTTTCGGCAGTCGTGAATTCAAGTTCTTCAAGAGCGTCTATCTTCCCGAAACTGTTCGCGTCGACCACTATGTTATTGCTGCCTTCAGGTACTTCTATCGTGTATTTCTTTGCATTATCAGTATAATGGTACAGCATTCCGCCCTTTATGCCTGCCTCAGAATCCGGGGCAAGCATCCTCATATCTTCGGAATCTTCGTTTTCGTAAGGGAAAAGTTCGATATGTTCCTCTGATTCTTCTATGCCGTATAAAGCATGGAACGGATACTCGCAGTAATTATTCATAAACGTTAGCCGAATCATTGAGATGTCATCAACCGACAGCAGATTTCCGTTGTTATCTGAGAAGAAAATGTTAAAACAGACCTCAAGGCCGGAATCCCTCAAGGCTGTCTTAACTTCGTCTGTAGTTATGTTATAACTTACGCTCTCTACTTTTTCATCACAGTTTAAGTTCATAAGCTTACAGTTTTATTGATTTAGAGTTAATTGTCTGTCTTGCGTCTGAAATCGCGCTTGAAATATCGACAGTAAGCGACGACCTCGACGAAGCATCTCTGATATATTTCGAATAGATAATGATGTCATACTGCCTCAATACTGAATTTGTAAGCCAGATGTCGATACCTATGATATTCGCGTATATCGTATTGATTGTCTCAGCGGAATAATTAGTAAGGCCAGGGTCTCCGAATATGTATCCTCTGTATTTCTTACTTTCCTCATTGTCGCTCCAATATTCCTTAGGTGCGACAATATCAACATTACCTTGACTTCTTGCCTCTTCATCTGTAGGATATGTAGTCATTCTTGACTGATATATGACCGGTATGATGATTTTGCTCTCGTAATCGGTTATCTCTTTATAAGAGCTTAAAGAATCGCCATCAACCTGAATGTCGGTATGAGTCGTTGGAGACAAGAACAGATACGAGCCACACGTATTGAAACATGTGTCTTTCGAATTAAGCGCGTTACCAAGGAACTGGTCTTCAGTAGTATATCCGATTTTATGTGTCGTCATATACTGCTCCCTCATTTCAGAGCTTTCAGAGCCTTCAGATGCCTCTGAACCTTCTACTTCTTTGAAGAAATTGCCGAATCCGTATGTTGTCTGGATTCTTGGAATTATGGTAGTCTCATTACCAGTGCTCCTCTTCGATACCCTCTTAAGATACTGGTCACGCCCCTTCATAGCCATTGTGATATTGCTAACACGTGCTTTCACAAGGCTGTTGTTTGAAAGCCCGCTGATATTCGAAGATTTATACTTATAAGTTCTCGGTATTCTGTAAAGGATACTAAGGTATGATTCTGTGAAATAATTCATATCGCTTAATTCCTGAGCGTCATCGTGATGCTCGGTATGATTCCAATGAACAGGTCCTGCCAAGCTGGAGCCGGTAAGGTCGTTATATCTTTCATACTCCTCTTTTTCAGCATTTACTGAAGAAAGGGCAGGATTGTAAGTGAACTTGTAAAGTGAATTTTTCTTTACAGTAGCAAGTAAATCAGGGCTTATGCCGGAACGAGCATCTGCACTGTTCGCAAGACATCCTTGTCCTATTCCATTTATAGTAAAGTAATACATGCCACTCTTTGAAGAATAGTCAATAGGAACGGCTTGCGACGCAGTAACCCATCTTTCTGCTCCGAACAGTTCACTTCGCTGCATATTGTCATTACCTTTGTTGCTAAGTATTCCGTAACCGTCTTCTAACGACCAGTATCCGTCGTCATTAAATTTATCGCTGTCGGAGCCGTTCGCATACATATTGAAAGAGTTCGTTATATCACGGAACCTCGAGTATATGAACTGGCCTCTTTGCTGAGACGACTGATACATGTTAGGAGAAGCAGTCTGGAAATCGCAGTAGTCGGAAGCCCTCAAGTTTATAGGCACGAGGTCATACCGTCCTTTCGTGTTATAATAATTGTCATTGACAACGTCATCACGGACGATATTGTCATACCAGTCATACCTGTAGCTGTATTTCTTCTTAAGATATTCTGGGTTTTCAGCAAGCTCGAAAGCGTTTCCGATACTGTTAGGTACCATTGACGTCCTTGAACCATTGAGTTTCGAGTACAGCTTAAGCCTTAGGTTTGACTTGATGCCGACGCGCAAATAGTATTCCTTCTGCATAATGGCACCAGCCTTAGGATATATTACCGTGTTCGTCGAAAGCATTATGCTGTTCTCAGATATGTTCGCGTCAACCCATTCTTTATAATATCCAGCAAAGATGTATGTCCTCGCGTTCTCGTTAAGCTTGACGATGTCGCCTTCAGGCGTAACCATATCGACGATAATCTCGTCTTCCGTATTCGAAATCCTTGAAATTATCGCGTCTATGTCGTTTGAAATCGAAAGCAGCTTGTCATAAAGCGTGATAGGAGTCTGTTCCTGGGTAAGGAATCCAGAACTTATCTGGTCCGCAGTATGCGCCACATATCTGTTGTCTACAGAAAACGCAGTCTGCATGTGCTTGTCGATGTTAAGGCTGTCGAGTATGGAATTTACCTGGGCAGATACGAGGTCCATCTTATTCTGCTCGATATAGTTCGCGTTTATCGCCGTCACAGCGTCTTCTGGATAATCTATGATGACAGACTTTGAATAAGGCGATGTAAGAGGGTTGGCCGGATAGCCTGCCTCTGATACGGACGCAACCTGTATTTCGACTTTCTCACCAGATGTTATCGCAATATCTATCTGGTTTATGTCTATGCTTTCGGCGTCAAGGTTGTCGATTTCATCCCAATAGTACATGCCGGTAGCAGTATCAAGGCTTCTTTTCCTCAGCTTCGTCTCACCTTCGTTCCAGCTTGAATAAACTGCTTTCACGATATTGCCGTTGCCGTCCGTATATTCGTATTCGTCGTTAGGATTGCTTTTACCGTCAAGCGATACATATCTGTACCTGTATTTGAACTTGATAATCTTTTGCGTGCCGTTAGGCGTCTTCTGTTCTTCAGGAATGCGCCAGAAGCCTCTGATGTGGTATTTCGCCTCATCAAGGTATGTCGAGCTGTTCGCAAGAGCTGCTATCTCGTTTATGACAGTATTATATGTCGCCTGCTGGGTGTTCCTTTTCTCTATGGTCTCTGCAAGGCTTTGTTCGTCAGACGTCCTTGATGACATATTATCATATATCGTCGTCTGAATTTTCTTGTTCAAACTCCTTATTTCATCGTCAAGGGAAGAAATGCCGCTCTGCAGCTGAATCTTCTCTGCTATAAGGCTCTGCATCTTTTCAGTTGACGAAGTCGAGTTTTTCTGCTTGTTAATCTGCACAACCCTGAAATTCGATACGTCGAGTTCAGGAGTGTTCGGTATGATACCGTCGGCGATTGTCGGATAGCTGTCTTTCGCCATCGATATAAGCATACGCCCTATATCAACAACATATTTCGAATAGAATTGCTGCAATGACTCGACTGACCCAGATGGATTGGTGTATACGAGGTCTGACGTATAGAATCCGGTACCAGGCGAAAATTCAGTTGCAGCTATATTCGAATCAGGGTCTATCGGTTTTACGAATACTACCGTGTATTCGTCATATCCTATAGGAACTTCTACCTTTATGATATTATCCTTTGCTCCCGACATCCTAAGCACGTTCTCGCCGGCACGAATATCCTCATAGCCTTCTACAAGCCTTAGGCGTACGGCAAGACGGGAATTGTCTACCGCCGTTATCTCATACCTTGTCGTTATGGTGTCTCCGATAACTTCAAGCATATCGCCCTGGGACAGCTTCATAGAATTTTCGTATCCGCTTCCGTTGTCGGTGTATTCAAACGTATCGAGTATGTATTCCTTATCCATAACGGTATACTCGGTGCCGTTGATTGTCCTCGTGACCTGTATCTCGTTAATGTCTGTAACGGAGAAATTACCGGTATAGCGTTTCTTACGCATTGGCAGGTCGCGTTCCTCGCTGTCGAGTATATATGTGATATTATTCTGGATAAGCTGGTAAAGGAACGACTTGTAGTCTATGTCTGTCTTGCCACGGAATGCAGCGTTAAAGTATTCCTTCTGGGTGTCGTTAGCTACCTTTATGATATATCTCTCTGTATAGACTCTTTCCGTATCGACAGGAACCTGGCCTGTCAAATCGATTTCGGCATACAGCTTAGGGTTAATCAAGTCTTCGAAAAACCAGTTATTCTTAAACTTGAATTCTGTTACGGAGTTGACTGTCTTTACTGTCGGAGCCTCTGAAGGAATCTTCGCGAGCATAAGCTTTCTGTACGTGCCGTCTGAAAGCCTTACGGAACTGCCGCCGCCGTTGACATTCTGCAAAGTCTTCATGGTCGTGTCAAGCCTGTCGACAGCTGAGAGAAGGTATCCGAAAGACGGAACCTTTATGGTTAACGTACTGTCTGGATTATCAGGGTCTTCTATTTCTATAGAAACCTCTTGGTCTTTAGATGATACGGCGTCAGACATACCTTTGTAAATTCTAAGGGCGTTGTTTGACTGAGCAAGTATCTTCTGAAAAAGTTCAGTAATCGAATTTGAATTCATGCCAAATTATTTTTTCTTTCCTTATATTTATGGAAAATGTCCCACCGGCCAAACGATGAGACATCATAATCATTATGTTTTATTTTCTGTTTCTTCTTGACTGCCTTCTCTGCCTATTCTTCTTACGCCTTTCCTCCTGATAGAAACTATGAGGCTTCTGCATTTTCAGCCTGCCTCCCTTCGTAGGTTTGCTGTCGGTGTAGCAGTATGTCATCGCAGGCATTTTTAGCATCATCTCGCTAACAGGCTTGTTCATCTTCGGGACTTTATTCTTGCTTATGATAACAGTTCCTTCCGGATTTTTGTCAAGCTTTCTGTCTGCAATTTCATCGATAGCAAACATAAGGGCTTCTTCAAGGCATTCTTCTTCAGAATTCTGATTTTTGGATTCACGCACATAAGACAGGTTTTCTTTTATGTCGTCTATGACATAATAATACTTTGAAGAATTGCCGTTGCCCGCGCTTTTCGACGTAATCGTGACATCAAGGTATTTTTTATTACGCAGCCATGACTTTACCTGTGCGAGGAGCGGTGCCTTGTATTCCGACTCGACCAACATTATATTACCGTCGGCGTCATACCAGAAATCGACGTCATATCCGTAATTATGCTCCTTTAATAGTTTTGCAAGCTCGAAGCTGCATTTCTTATAAGTGATATTATTTGTTTCCATCTATAGTAATTGATTAAGTACGACACAGAAACTTGATGTCATAAACACCACGATGAACGTCAAGACTGCAAGCAAGATACTCAGGAAAATATTTGATTTGCTCACTGCTATTCTGTAGAACTCACGTATGACTAAAAGCCCTATAACTACGGCGTAAACCATAGCGCCTATCTTGTAGAATAATGTCGTATCCAGTATCATATCTAAAATAAGTTAAAAAGAGCCTTGCAGCAGTTAAATGTCGTGAATGCCGTCGATAGTATCAAAAACAGGCATAGAGCTTTTACCAGCTTATTTTTCGAGGTTTCGATAATACCGCAAATCTCTATAGCCATATAAAGGCTCCATGCCACGACGCATAGCAGAATATAGATAAGATAAAAAGCATCAATCTCCATAGCAGTTTAGAAAATTAAGTACGATGCGAGCAACGCTACAATTGTCATGCCTACGCCTATAACATATCCTGTTATGAAGGATTTCTTTGCTTTCTCCTTCTTTTCCTTATCGGTAATACCGGCGACCTTCATAATTTCTGAATTACGGATGTCGTCATAGTTCACCTTCTGCAGGTACCAGCAGGCACACTTCACAGGTTCGTCGTAAGACCAGTATGTCTGATGTCCTCTCTCCTCAAACCCTTTGCGACATGTTTCGCAGTAATGTCCAGGTGAGCAATGATGTTCGCCGTCGGCATCCTGATGGCCGCATGAGAACATATTAAGGTAATAGATTTCATTGACTTTCGAAATCTTCCAAGTCGCAGGGTCGTGGTGATTCCGCTTCAAGGCCTCCGGCTGAAGGCTGTTATACCACGAAAGACAGGTATTATCGTGAGGCTTTCCTTCAATGAAGGCGTACTCGATATATCTCTTGCCATTCTCATCCTCGCGCAGCCATACGTATTTCGAAAGAGCAAACCTCAAGCTTGCGTAGCGTTTCAACATTGCCACATTCTCAGGCGTGGAGTAAATCGTTTCTTTTGTTTCAGGTTTCATTGTTCTGTTTTGATGATTGTTTTTGATTAGCGGACGCTTATATCCTCCATTGTATCGTCCTCTTCTTTGCTTGTTTCTGTTCTCCATCTTATTTTTTTATTTTAAAATATCTTTTCAAATACTCTTCAAGCAGGGCGAGCTCGCACAGCTCTTTTATTTTTTCGCCGCTGACAATCGCTTTCTCGAAAGCAGACTTAACGCCTGCTGCATGGCGTACGGACTGAACGACACCGGTATATTCTATCTCGTCATTGACTATGTTGGCCCTTACTGTCAGGATGTCGTGAAATTTGTCCCAGATATAGTCTTTGACGAATTCAACCGATGGAGCGTATAATGCGCCTTCTGTGTTTACATCTATGAGCACCTTGCCAGGTATTTTCTTACCGTCAAGGCTCACCGTTTTTGTCGTATAGTAGAAAACTTTACCATCTGATTCCTTAAAAAAAGAATCGTCGCAAAAGTCAAGCTTCTGTATAAGCTTGCTGATGTTATATGTCACTATCGTTTTCATCTTCAGATTTTATATATAAAAAACAACGTTTACTTCAGTAAATTGAGGTTATCCTTCAGAACCTTGAATTTCTCCTGGAATTTCTTCACCTTGCCAAGAAAGTCAAGGTAACAGTTCATAAGGTATTCCGCGTAATACGCCATTGATTCGTCCTCATCCGATATACCGTGCTCGATATACTTGAATGTGAATACCTCGTTATGTATTATCTCGTGCATGACGACTGGCATTGAGAACATATCCTCCTCCTGAATTATAATGAGGACGGATTTCTTAATGTTTGGCGACGTATATATGAACTCTGACTTTTTCTTAGCGTTCACTTTTACGGAACAGTTCATAGCGATGACATCGTCGACATTCACGTCATCATATTCGAAGAATTCCTTATATTCTTCCGCTGTAATGCCTGTGCCTATGAAAATTCGCACAGGAAAGATGTTTTGGTATTCTCTTATCATTTCTTTATGATTTTATATCTGCTTATAAGCATCGTAAACAAATAATTCCATATTTCCTTATAAAGTGCAAGCCTTTTGTCAAAAGCGGCCTTATACGCGTCCAAAAAGCCCGTAGCGAGCTTCTTTGCATCCAACTTTGACACTCTCAGCAATTCCTTAACGGCATCGTCCTTCGTCTTGAACGAATTGGACGACGACATCAGCATTCCGTCGGTCGTGACATTCGGCCATCCGAATTTCTCGGCACGCTTCAGAACTATTCTTTTCCTGCCTTCATATTCCTCTATAACGTAGACATCAGAAAGCTTGTCTTCGTTAAAGCAGTCTTCTGTGTCTATGAGTTCCTTCACAATCGCTCTTCCGTCTCGACCCATTTTATTGAGATAGTCTTGTAATACGTTGTTACAGAAAGTATTGGCCTTTACTATTTTCCCGTCTGAACATCTGATGACAATTAAGTCATACATACTTGTGGTACCTATGACGATAAATCTGTCACCGTCAAGGCCGTCGATATGTGTCTTGACTTGGACGAGATGCCGTATACCGTAATGTTCTTTTAGAGTTTTCCAGCCCATCGACCTATACCGTAATTTTTCCGTGCTTAAGAATTGAGTCTATCATCCATTCGTAGTTCATAAAGCCTTTCGCTTTCTTCTCAACCTCCTTTGCTTTTGACGGCGTAACGAACTCGACATTGATGTTTGCGAGCCAGCCGCCGCCGAAATCATAGGAATAGTTTCCAGGTCTTAAATCAGGATACAGCTGTTTGCCTCTTTCTACTATCTTCTTTGTAACTGCATAAAATTCTCCGGCGCCGGTCCATTTTCCGTTCCATGAGCCGACGGCTGGCATTGTCAGCATAAAGACTGCATAAGTTTCCTTTTCAGGCTTTTTCTCCTTTACAGGCACGAGCTTATATTTCTTACCTTCGATTTCAATGATATTAGCCATTACTTGACTTTGTTTTAGATATATTTTTCAAGAACTGCCTTAATTGCATTGCTGAGCGAAGCCTCATAACTCTTATAGATTCCGCCTTCTTCTATAACGGCATACGCGCTGTCATTGAATTTGATGATAGACGTCTGCCATACTATGCCGTTACTTATTTTGATTTCAGGCATGAGATGGATGTTATAGACTTCTCTAAGCCATTTTATAACCCTTTGGTGCGAAGGAGCGTCAAGAGTCTTTATATTCATTGCAAGAGCTTTCTCTATGGTCGTGATAGTTCTGTTGTTATTATCCTCGTCCCTGAAATAAAATATGGCAGATGTCCCTTGCGGGAATCCTTTCTTTTCCAGGAGCAGCGCGAGCTTGAAATCAACTATTTCATCTTTTATCGTTTTCATCTTTCCTATTTTTTATCAATGTATTTATTTGACATTACGGAAGCTCGTTTTCGTGTCAAAGCCGTTAGACATTATTTTTTCGTCGTTTGTCCTGCTGTCCTTTATATCCTTCTCGTTTCTTGCACTTATATATGAGTATATCGCAAGATATATTTCTTCAGGATTCAGGAACTTCGTAATCTTTGAATTCATAAGTACAGGATTCTCGACTGTCTTTATAGGATTATTGCAGGCAAGATGGTAGGCGTCCCTGCCCGCAAATCTTTTCATACTTCCGTTATGGCTGTACAGCTCGACATAGACAGGCGCGTCGCTTACCCTCTTGAAGTCGCCCTTGTAGTCGAGAAGCCATACATTCGAGGTAACGTCATCGCTATTATATTTCTGGTAACGTTGGACGGCGAAGATGTATCTGTTATCTCCAACCCATAAAACGACGACATAATTAAAGTCACAGCTTACCCAATGTCCTATACGTTTACCCCATACACTATTCTGAATGATATTTCCGTCGCTGCCCTCTTTCAATAATGCCTCTTTCCCGACATACCTCGCATCATTATCGCCTTCGACATAAATCCGGAATTCATCGACACTTGACAGTCTCTGCCCGTTACGGACATATACGACCTTCTCGTCAAGCCCCCATTTCTGGACTTGGAAATCATAAAAATCCTTAATCTTGCTGACTATCTTCATTTTCCTGGCTTATAAGGTAATCGAATACAAACATTATAGCTTTCTCTGTAGCTGACTCGTATGTCGGCGCGCCTATCTTTTCTTTGTTCATGACCTCAAGCGTGTCAAGGTTGGTGATGACCGCGCAATACCTGAAGCTGTTGTCAGTCACCTTGTCAAGCTGGATTGAAATCATGATGTGTTTGTCTCGACGCAGCCATGCAAGAACAGTCTGGTGAGTCGGTGCCGGATAATCATATTCGGGATTATATAAGGATGAAGACAGGAATTCCTGGCCATACTTATATCCCCAGTAATGCTTATGCCAATCGCCGTTAAACTTAACTCTCCAAAGCTTTCTGGCAATCTCAACGCTTACGTATATTTCTTTTGCTCCTTCCATCTTAGAATACCGTTATTATTAAAACTCATCGACACAAGGCGCGTTTGCAAAAAGTTGTGAGAATGCCGCCTGTTCCATGTAGTTGACATTTTGCACCTTGACATTAAAGATTTCGTCACAGATTTCTTTCTTGACAGCCGCAATCCGGCCTGTACGGTAAGGATTTTCATGTGACTCTCCGTCACGAACTTCTATAAAGAATCGCTTACCGCTCTTAATAACATCCGAGCAGCTGTCGCAAAGTTTGTCTGTCATAATTTTGAAAGGAGCTTTTGCAGGCTTGCCGTTTTCCTTATAAGATGTTCCGAGGAGAAGAATGCCGTATTCTTTTCCGCAACACGGACAGACAGCCACAGCTGGATTAAGTCCGCTCTTTTTATCTACTTTGATTCCCATAGTTTTGTTATTTTTGTTTTATATAAAAAACAACATTTTATGAGAATCTGTTAGAAATATCTTTAATGTATTATAATTCAAGCTGTTATAACAAACCTTCTATAGCTGAAACGCATTCGGCGCAACATCTTACGTCTTTTTCGCAATACTCACGAATCAAGCCATATTCCTGCTTATTATAATATGCGTCGTGAACCTCTGACCCGTCAAGCTTGTCTTTCGGCGAATCGACGTGAAGCATATACGCGAACTCATCGAATGTCGTCGCCATAAGTGTCGAATTGCTTTTCCATAAGTCCATAAGGTCAAGACAGTTTACTTCCCAAGGTTTCTTATTAAAGAAATTTACGTTTTCAGGCGGCGTTATTCCGTAATGAAGGAATTTCTTAAACAGAAACGGTATGTCGAAATTCTTGATATTGAATCCGCATAGGATAAGGTTTCTCTTTATTGCTGACAGAAACAAGTTTTTTGCGCCGGTCAGCAAGACTTCTTCGTTCAGGTCATTGAATGAATTTATATGAAGCTCTCCGTCCGCTGTATAGTAGGCGTATGAAACACATGCGACTTTCGCGTATTCCGGATACAATCCACACTTTTTAAGGAACACCTCTTCAACCGGTCCTTCCCAAGAAGGGTCTTTCTCCTTAAACCTTTTGCATTTCTTCTCAAACAACTCGCTCTGCCTTAAATCAGAGCAAACCATAGTATCATAGTCTTTATATTTTCCGACAGTCTCTATGTCGAAATACACATACCGTTTTTTATCCATAATTCCTAAAATTTATATTTAGTTTATCACTTATCTACAATCCTTATATTTTTTACAACATATAATTTTACAACGTTTTGATTCTTTCTTGAAGCCAGCCTTCGTCGAATTATATATTTTGATTTCTTCGCCAGTGGCGAACCGCAATCCTGCACAGCTGATATATTCCACCGGATGTCCGTCACAAAAGTATGATGACCATTTTGTCAAGCGGCTATATAATACGACATCCTCCACTATGACATTCGCCTTCTCCGTTATTGCATAAAATGAGAATATATGCGTGAAACCGTTATCAATGGCAACTAAATCACCTTTCTTGTAAATACCGCTTGGATGCTCATACTCCCAAGTTTTCCATTTTTCAGCTTTATTCTTGCTCATGTCCTGAATTTTATTTTATAGCAACAAGTCATTAAAACACATCACTGCTATCCAATCTGTCACCCATAATCAGAGGCTTCTTGCATTGTCCTGCTGCGAGAGCTATTTTGGCGGCCTCCTCTCTGTCTACCCATCTTCCATAAGAAGTGTAGAAACCATCAGAAAGCTCATCAACCTCATCTCCAAATATATGCAGGATTTCTGCATGATGACGGCCTATCCTGCAGTGGTAAATGTCATCCCTTTCCTTCGTGCCTGTCTTATATACGCCTCCATCATTACAGACATATTCTGACTTCACCTTATATGCGGCAGCTATAATGATTTCGCAGCCTTTAAGGTCAAGAACAAGTTCTCTTACCAAGTTCGTAAGATGAACGGCCATTATCTGTAGAAAGCCTGAAAATTCTTCCATCTCTTTTTGAGTCTTGCATTTTTTAGTATGCAACTCTACAAAACTGTCATATATCTCAGTAATACATTTTTCTATTTGAACTTTCTTGTCATTCATAACTTATAACCGTAAAATTTTATATAAAAAACAACGTTTCAGTTATCTTTTAGTACATGCTTTCTGGAGCTTCCAGCGCGAGGCCTTTCTCAATCAAGCCTCTGAAGTCAAAGTTATGTCTTATATACCAATCAGACCTGTCAGGCGAATAAGGGCAATCCTTTGAAAAAGACATCTTATCCTCCATTGCATATAAATCCTTCCTCTCTTCTTCCGTCATACTTGATACTGAACGGAGATAAGGCCTTATCTCTTCAGCTTTATGAGCTATTCCGTAATAAGAAGTTATAAACATGTATTCTCCATTTTCGTATTCGGCATACCATCCGCCACGAAGCAATGTGACTGGCCTTTTATGGATAGTTCCATCAAAATCAACAACTGCTACCTTAATTTGATACGGTAGCCTTGCGCATAAATCTTTAAGTAATAATTCTTTTTCTTCTGCTGCCATAATATCTTAATTTAATACGTTTACATCAACAAATCCTTGCTCATCAATAAAAACATCAATATGTATTGATAAACCTTTTAACTCATCACAATCACCGTCTAATACATTTTGTATTGCCGATTGAATTGCTTCTTGTAGTTCTTTCATAGCCAACTATTTTAGATACATATCTTCTGGTGCTTCCAATGCTAAGCCCTTCTGAATCAGCCCTCTGTAATCCAAGTGATGTTCATCACAATAATCAGCAGCATAATGAGTTATGACTTTTCCTCTCATACTGCCGTCTCCATTGATTGCTTCGACATAAAGTTTTTCGTCTTTAAGATGTTCCTGCCTTAGTGATTCCATTTCCTTTTCTGTCATACTTGACAGAGGACGCAAGTATAGCTTAACCAGTCTTATTGGATAGTTTATTCCTCTCTCCGTAGAGACTCTGTCATCATATACTCCTGTAAGGACGCTATCGGCAACTCCATCAATATGGACCTTCAAACCATACGGCAGCCTCGCGCAGAGGTCTTCCAATAAAAGTTGTTTTTCTTCTGTTGTCATATTCTTATTATTTAAAATTATACATTCCTTCCGGAGCTTCCAGCGCGAGACCTTTTTCAATAAGCTTATGATAGTCAAAATGATTTTCATTAAGCCAGTCCATGACTACCCAAGCTGCATTGAACATGACCAGTCTGTCATAAATGTCTTTCTCATCCTCTGTCATTGAAGATAGTGGACGTAGGTAAGGCTTGCATTGGCTATCTTCTAAAGATAAATTGAATAATCCTCTATTCTTTATATCAAGGACAACAGCATTCTGAATTATTCCAACCATTGGAAAATAGTCACTTGTTACTGTTGAATTATAACTACCTGTCTGATATTGAAACATTACGCCATACGGCTGTCTCGCGCTTAAATCTTTAAGCAATAATTCTTTTTCTTCTGCTGTCATAATTTTATTTTTTTGAATTTGCTTCGTTAATAATATCTTCAATCATATACAGGAAAACATCGGTTTGACTTCCTGTGTTAAGAATAGGCTCTTTTCCATATCTAACTTGATACAATCTACCAAGGGCCTTATATATCATATCTAAATGAGCTTTATCTATTTGGTATTGCTCATCTTTCCATTGCATAGCTTTTGTTAATAATTCTTGCAATCGACTTTTCTTTATCAATCCTTGCTGTAAAAAGCCTTTGGTCATATTCTTTGCTTTTTCATCGTTTTTCATATAATTGGTGGCAAGGAAACCCCGAAATCTTTAGTTTCGGGGAGGAATCGCCACAAGCCTTTTTTAGTTTAACTTATTTTACTATTGAACATATATAGGTTCTTTTTGGTTCTAACAACCTTAATTTCTTGTATGAAACACCATCCTTAACCAACTTGTTGTTTATGTCAACCAACTTGAACGCTCCGCTTGACCTCCTTCCTCCTATAAAGCAGTCTTGACCTTCCCAAGAAACCTTGTCAAACAACCTAAATCCAAACACCTTATAGGGAGTTTGATTAAGTTTTCTTACCCCTCCTCGCAAAATGGAATACTTGTGGATTTGTCTGTTATGTTTCCTCAACTGCCTAAACTTATACATATAACCAAGTTGTATTGCAGCAAAGTTACAAGCGATACAATAAGCATCTACATTGTGTGATTTCGGCAATCCGTATTGTATTCGATTACATTTTGTTATGTAGCCAAAGGTCATACCAACATTACTGAACTCTTGTTTCACAAGTTCGTACAACCGCCACTTGAATATACCCATAACCGCAGCGTCATGGAGTGACTTTCCCCTCTTTGGTTGGAATTTAGGTAACAATCCTTTATGGTATTTGCCGTGGCAAGTCTCGCACAATGTAATCAAATTGTTTGGTGAGTCTCCACCAATCTTTCTGCTTTCAATGTGGTGAACATTCAGCACTTGGTCTTTGGACTTTCCTTTGCAATATTGGCAGGTATGCTTGTCTCTTGCAAGAACATATTCCCTTACATTCCAAAATCCATATTGTACACCTTGCTGATAACCTACACCTTGAATTGTATCGTCTTGCATCTTTTGTGTATCAAAACTACCTACTTCAAGATTTATCCTCGTTATCGGCAAGATTTGGTGAAGTTTGCGTATAATCGACAAGTGGGAGTTGATTTTATTCTCCACGCTTGGTGCTAACCATCCTTTTCTTTTTCGTGAAATTCTGTTGTCAAACCTTGCCTTGCGATGTCTTAGTCTCGCTCTACGAGTTCTTCTTGTTTCCCTCCGAGTTGATAGTAGTTCAACAATGTCTGTTCTTAAAATGATTTCTGCTGATAGCAGTTCTTTTTTGTCGGTTGTTGCGGATAAACCTATGTGTTTCGTACCGCAGTCAACACCGAGGGTGATGCCTTGTTTAAAATTAGCTGTCTCATAGTCTAATTGGATTGTGAATAGTGTATTCTTGACTATATGACATAACCCTTGTTCCAACATCTTACGAACCTTTCGGTTTCGTGATGTCGGCATCAAAGGATTGCCATTTATGTCAAGTATATATACTACCATTTGTTAGTTTATTAAATAGTTAAAAAATAGACTTTTAGTTGCTGTAAGCCGAGAGTCTTAACTCGTAAAAACATCCATAGACAATGTTATCGTGGAGTTTTGATGCTGACATCACTGCTCCTACCCAACGGAGTTGTTTAAACATCAGCCACAGAGCAAGGGACTTGGATGAACATCCCTTGGTGTCTATATATTTCCACATAACGTAGTGCAACCATCGCTGAAACTCGTCAGCTGCCGGTCTTACTCAGTCTAATCAACCTTGGGTTCAGCGTTTCCGCCAAACCCACGAATCTTTAGTTCGTGGGTGGTTGATAATAGTAATCGTTTATTAAAATTATCTTCAGGCATCTTTATTTTGTAAATCTTCAAAATTCTTTAATATCTTATCATCTGGACATATACAGTCAACGTAACAACTATCAAAATCATATCTTGTAAGCTTGTTATACTTACACCTACTACATACAATACTACCTACCCTCAATACAAAATCTGCGTGTGGACATTGTTTAAGACAAGCTTGATTCTTCATTTTACTTTCTATTATCATTTGCTTGATTATTTAAAAAATTGTACATATCTTCAGGAGCTTTTAATGCGAGGCCTTTCTTAATTAAACCTCTGAAGTCGAAGTGATGTGAGTTGAGCCAATCAATTCCTCGCCAGTTTTCTAATGGCGAAGTTCTTGTCTTTTGGAAAATTACTTGATAATGTTCTGGGTCACGTACTAATGAACAATGAATATTTATGAAACCCTTTCCTGTACAACGGAAGCCAACTATCTTATAAATATCGTCATAAGCAAAGTCATATTTAGCATAGGAAATTAAATCCTCATCAGTCATACTTTCTAATGGGCGCAAATATGGTCTAATTGTACTTAGTTTACATTTTTGTGTAAGACCAAGTGTACAATAATCATATCCAATGTTTGTCAATGGACCGACGGCTTCCCTGTCTATAATATACTTATCTTTGTCTATATCAAAGTACCTGTTTATTCCTTTGCATATTACGCCGTACGACAGTCTCGCCGAAAGGTCTCTTAATAATTCATTTTCTTCTGTTGTCATAATTTTCAATCTTAATAAACAGTTCTTACTTATTCAATAATTTGAAAAATTGTTTGTCTTTATGGTATATGTTTTTCTCATCAAGAAGTCCTTCCTTCCATAACGATTCATCAACGCTTGTATAACAGTCCTTATAAATACTCTCAAGAATTCTGAATAGTGAAAACCTTATAAGTTTCCTATCTCTTTCACTCCCATCAAAATTTGAATTAGCCAATGTCCTACAAATGTGTTTATTATAATCAGAAAATTCAATCTGATTAAAAGTATTCTTCCTGAAATAAACAAACAATGTTGCAACTGTACAATGTCCTGTGTAATCTTTTCCTTCTACTAATTTACCCAACGCATACTTAAATACAAACATCGCCTTGCCACAAAATTGTTCGGAAGTATCAAGCGTATAGCTAATCTTTCCTCCGAGATTCTTAATCTCCTCCTCAACGAGATTCATATAAGCTTCCATAATCCTATTCTTTTTGTGATACTTGTTCATATCGCTTTAATATTATTCTCTCATTTATCTCATCAGACCTCTTGCATGAAGGAGTTTAATAAGATTATCATGGATTTTCTTTTTTCTCTTTTCAAACTCTTCATCTTTCCACTTTGCCATCTCCATAGCCGCCCTTTGTAGGTCGCTATGATTATAACATCTAACATTTGTATTATAAACGTTCGTATGATAGATATTTGACTGTACGCCTATCATTATACCGTTAGCTATCAGCTCTGCTTTCTCCTTGTTTTTCATAATTATTTTTTTTATTATTATACATATCGTCAGGAGCTTTTAATGCGAGTCCTTTCGCAATCAACCCTCTGTAATCAAAGTAACGTCCATTAAGAAAATCATATAGCATCTCGATATTGTTAGGTACAGGGCTGAACACTCCTTTAACAAGCTCACGATACTTATTAAATTCTTCTTCGGTCATTGATTGCATCGGACGAAGATATGGCCTGCAGCTGCTTATAAGAGGATGATACATGTCAGTATAAATAATCAGACTGTTATCAAGTCCGTCTCTTTTTTCCTTTACGAATATGCCATAAGGTAATCTTGCGAACAAGTCCTTACGCAGCAACTCAGACTCTTCACTTGACAACTCATCTTTTTCAACGGTGCCTTCAGATTTCGCATACATTCCTTCAGGAGCTTCCAGAGCGAGACCCTTTTCAATTAAATGATTATAATCGAAATGATTTTCATTAAGCCACGTAATGACTTTGGAACACCATTCAGGATTTATTTTGCTTATATCATCCGTAAATGTCAAAGCCTCATAAATGCTTTTCTCCATGTCCGTCATACTTGACATCGGACGAAGAAACAACTTGACATGGTCTTGCGTGAACCTGAACGCGCCGCTGTCCACTTTCGCAATAAGAGGCTTGTCGTTATTTTCAGGCTCGATACCTATTAGTTCGCAAGTGTAATGACTTTTAGTCGCCTTAGCATAGAAATCTAATTTTACGCCGTATGGAAGCCTTGCTATCAGGTCTCTCATCAGCAATGTTTCATTTTCTGCAGTCATAATTATTCTTTTAAGTTATATTTTATACATATCTTTCGGGGCTTCAAGAGCAAGCCCCTTAGGAATAAGTTCTCTATAATCTATGTAGATAGAGTCCAGGTAGTCGCATATTTTGCCGATGGTATCAGCATACCTGCCTGTTAAGAAATGGAATCTGATACCTTTCACATCATTTATCGAAATCCAGTCTTCATCGGTGCCATCCGGATTAACCTTCGCAATTTCGAAAAGCTTATCCATTTCATTCTCCGTTATTGAGGATACCGGGCGGAGATATGGCTTGCATGCTTCTATGTCAAAAATATCGGTGTCTGTTCCGTTATAATTCCAAATGACACATTCGTCGTCATTTATATTAACAGATTCAAGTTTTCCGATATTGTCCCCGTAATCACCTTCGTGGTATAATTTTACACCATACGGCAACCTCGCGCAAAGGTCTTTTAATAGCAACTGTTTTTCTTCTGTTGTCATAATTTTATGCAGTTATAGTATTATTTTTTAAGAATGGGCAATTATCCAATACACCTGTTTCATAATTACGATAGTCTCGATGTTCGTTCTCAAACAACCACTGCTCTATATATTCATTTGTTCGTTCGCACTCGGTATGTGTTGGCGAATAATCATCATCAACAAACTTTTTAAGTGGGCAATTGTCGCAGTTGTCAAATTCTATTATGTATCTGAACTTATTTGTATGTTTAGTATTATTTTCCATATCTGTATTATTTTTTATTTTCAAGTGTATAGTTCATTTGTTATATCAAATTTCTTTTTTTAAGCTTAGCTATCATTTCTACACAAGCATCAACAGCATCGAGGTGCCTGTTCGAATATACATCAAAATAACGTGCTTCATAAGATGCTATATAATAATATGTTTTTATACCATCAGTCTGTTTATTAAGTGAAACTTCTAATGGTAAAATATTAAGCAATGCCGAAAGACTCCAAGCAGGAACCAATTTTACATTAAATGTTGTTTTTAACGAATCCTGTGTTCTTTTAATAGATGCTATTGCTTCTTTAGTTGTAAGCATAGCCAATCTATATTCCTCACCAGATATAGACTCCCAGTGCATGTCTGCTGTGTTTGGGTCTATTCTCAGCTCAGTAGTTAGTTTGATACTTTGCTCCAATGATGTCGCTATCTTTGTTTCCATAGTTTTATTCTTTTAGTAGTTTTTGTAAGTCTTCGTATAGAGAGGAAAGCACTCCGGTATCTTGTCTCCATGTTGTGCCTCCAAAAGTTAAGAAGTTGTTAAGAGTCTGCATTTGCTCTTCACTGGGTTTCCATTGAGGTTTGAATGATTTCAGTAATGATTTTAGTTTGGTTATAAATGTAATAAATCCTTTTTGAGTCGCTTTCCCCGTATTACTGTTTTCAATAAGATAAACCAAATTATTGAACAGATTTTCATCCTCCTCACTCCAATAAGACTTCTGTCCACCTTGCTTTTCAAGTTTCTTTCGCATATAACGGTACACTTTCTCCCAATTCGAATCAAGTATTGATTTTTCCAAATCTTCGCATTCCATGTTTGACATATTCATAGCTCCTGCGTATCTGTTATCGTCAAGATATTTAGTGAGTGAAGATGCAATGCCTCTGCAAATGGATTTATTCATTTCTTCTGGAGAAATTGAATTGCTATTACCTTCTTTTTCAAGGGATTCTAAGTCAGATAAATGAAGCCAATATAAGACATCGGTATCTTTTACTTTACCGGACCATCTGTATTGACACCATTCTTCGCCAAGCCATTCTCCTTCTGCTACGCCATGAGTTGTAAGCATAAGAACGGAATGCTTTATTTGTGGCTTATTATCTGGGCGATTTTCTCTCCATCCAGTAACATAAGGATAGTCTAATCGTTTTTGTTCTCCTTGCTTTTCAAGCCAAGTAATTGCCTTATCTACAAAATCAACACTATCTTCATCTAAGTTATGATGCTTAATCTTGATTTCGTTAATAATCCATTTTCTTATCTCCTCATCCTCGCTCTCATTGAGTTCGGATGTTGAATTATCTTTAAGTATCCTCACATCTTGTTTTTCAATCTTTACAACTCTATTTCTTTTTAATGATTTAAGCCAATTTTCAGCAAACCAAAGATTACCCATATCATTTTCATCTTTAGCAACAAGTCTTGCTTTTCCTATTGCAAATAGTACGTCATTATATCCAATCTCATCCTCCTCACTCCAAGAAGGCTTCTGTTCTCCTTGTTTTTCAAGCCAGGAAATTGCGGATTCTTTATCTATTTGAGAATAATGACTATCACCATATTGTAGGACAAACTTAATAAGGTCTTTCCTCATCTTTTCATCTTTGCTCTCTTTTAGCTCCGGAATTAAGGTTTCCAGAGCCTCACGTAACATTGTGTAACCACTGTGAGGCCAATTCTTTTTTATAACTTCTATTGCTTCTTGTCTTTCCATATCCTTTATATTTTAATTTTCTTCTTTGTAATTTTTACACTTTCAACAGCTATTCTCCACTGCTTAATCCTATTGTAGATGGCTGCTCAATCAAACCTTTATTTTTTAATTCTTGTTCCATTTCAAATGGGTCGGTATCTGTTGCTTCAGCCATAAGCATTGTGAATAGCAAATCAATTTGTCCGTCTGCTAAATTTTCCATATATCAATTTTTAATTGTACATATTGTATCATTTTTAATAAATTATATAAAATTTATAAAGAATGTTTATGAGTTATTTCTAACATCAATTGCGAAACAACATCACCTCTATCACGTAAGAGCAATATTTGCTCATCTGTGACTACTTTTACTTTTTTAAGTCTCTATGATTCTATTCTTTCGAACAGTCTTGAGAATTCATGTATTGGTCATTCCGAATCCTTGATGATTTTACACTACTAAGGAAATGTTTTAGTAGCAACCTTATATCATTTCAATATACTAACTAAAAAATTTTATATAAAACTAAACTATAAAGTTCTAATAAAATTTATTATATTTATTTAGTTTATCAACTTAAATACATTCTTTGATGTTGTTAATGTTTTGTTATTACCGAACATATAAGCGGATGTTTTGACACGTCAAGCAAATAATCCTTCTCTGTCCTCGCATTGTCAATTTGAATTTCAGTTCCAAATCCAACATTTAATACACGGTTAATGAAACTTAAAAGTCCTATGTTTACATAAAAGCATTTATCATTTATTGGTGAATAGGATATATCCGCAGTTATTTCAAGCAATCTTGAAATTCTAAGACATAAGTTATGGTCAATAGTTATTGGTTCCTTTAATTCTCCAATACCTATCAAATTTCCAGGTGCGCTCAATATCGCACCGATAAATTTTGTCACATCAGTATTCACATAGAATCCATATTCACACATTCCTGTCATTTTTTGCATATCTTCCATATATCTCCTATTTTAATTACATATTAAATAACTGTTTATATCGTAGTATATTCAACCATTTTACCTCTTTGCCATTTCAATCCTTTTCTTTTCAAGAAGTACTTTATATCCTGCAAAGTCCAATTGTGCCATATACCGACAGAATCCGCACCACCTAAGTCACCATCCATGATTTGCACCATATCGTTCTCGCCGGCGACTGACAGTTTGTAACGCCACTTCTTTTCAAGAGTTTCAGCATCTGGCCTTTTGCCGCATCTTTGAGTTATCGATAACGTTAGTAAGTACTGATATGCTTCTTTACCAATCCATATTGAACTTCTCTTTGCCATATCCTTTGCTTATTTTATTTTTATCAATTCATTTTTATCCTTATCCCACTTATATCCGTAGTCTCCTAAAACATAATCCACAATATTATATCTTGCTGGTATCGGGGTATATGACAGAACTTTTTCTGGATTGAGTTTAAAATGCTTTACATAAAGCTTGTTAGCCCTACTTAAATCACCATATATAACCAAGCAAAATACATTGAATGAATCTTCAAATAATTCATCAAATACAACTGCCGTATAGTTTTCACTATCCCATAGAAAATCACCTCTTTTTGCATCGTTGATATTCCATAATCTAAAATTATTGAGTAATTCGTTTGGTATTAAGTACCCATAGACAAATTTAGTTGACGTTTCATATTCACAGTGCACACAATCCGTATCAATCTTTCGAACTAACATAGTACGTACTTTTGGTACAATGTCAGAACCGTCAATTCTTACAATCCAATCTCCTTCTTTGAATATTGTTTCCATATCCTTTGTATTTAATTTTCTTTTTCTTGGGAATCTTCTTCATAACACCAAGCTGAAAGGACACTATCATTAAAATATTCTATATACCAGCATAGCCACCCAAGTCTCACGTAAGCGTTGCCTTTGCGCATGATGTTCATGATATTGGTGACTGAAAAGAATGGTATAATATAACATTCATCTGTTTGCCAGATACTTACATAATCTCTTTGAGATGAGTTTGGTTTTAAGTAATGACGTTTTAATAGTTTAGGTATCATAATTATTTCTCCTCATTTAATTTTTCTACAATGATGAAATGTCTGTTTATGTTGCCGTCTTTTCTTTTACACGGTAAAAGTGGCTTTGTCTTCTCACAAATTTTGAGCAATGCACAAGATAAGCAGTCTGATTCAGAACGGTTATCCTCAACCTCTTCATAAATATTTCCAAACAATTCAAATGCCATAGTTATAAATTTAATTGTTATTTACAAATAAGCTGAACAATTGGGACGGGGTTATGTGAAATTTTCGATTGAGAATATTGTCACTCCTTCCAACGTATGTGTCAGCGCCTATGTATTCAAGCCAATAAGTGTTTCCTTCTTTAAACTCATTGAAGGATTTTTGGCACGTAAGGAATTTTCCGCTGACAAAATCATTTTTTCTTTTTTCTTCTTGTGAAATCATAACATTTACTTTTTGTTTGTGTCATTACTTATAGTTTATTTCCTTTACCATCTCTTTCTTTTTGGCATCCCATTCGTAGCCGGCTTCTTTCATCTTATGAAATAGCAGGTCACGCTCTTCTTTGGTGGCAGGGCAGACCTCAATGCCATCTTCAATAGCATGAAACTTACCGCAATCCATTCCATTGGTAAGCCTAAATGCTCCAGTTGCATGGGCAAAACAATGGCTGATATAAACAGTCGGTGATGTAGGAAAACTTTTAAATATTGCTCCTTTAAATAGGAAATACGTATTTCCGATTGCAAGTACATCACCTTCTTTTGCATCTTCGATAGTCCAGAGATGACAGATTTTATCTATAAAATCAATAGGCTGAGTTCCTTTGGTACCATTGTCAGTAAATTCAATTTCATACTTATCACCGTCAATGTTTACTATAAACATGGGATGAAATCCTTCATGAAAAATCCACTGCCCTTTCTGAAACTTTGGACCAACCTTGTCAACAGGTTCCTGATTACATTGTTTTCTTAATTCTTTATTTTTAGCATTCCATTCGTAGCCTGCTTCTTTCATCTTTTGAAAGAATAGGTCACGTTGTTCTTTAGTGGCAGGATGAGCTCCTTCTATGTCATGGAAACCTTCTCTATTTTCGAAAGATTGAGTACAGTGCCCTACAAGTCCGTAACTGCAAAAATCCTCTTTATTGTAAATACTTTTGAATAAAGCAAGACACATACTACCATCCCATGCAAGTACATCTCCTTCTTTTGCATCTTCGATAGTCCAAAGACGACAGTTATTTTCATTATCAAAACCAATGGAATACTGTTTTCCTGTTTCGCCATTATACGAGATTACCTCATACCAAGACTCGCAAACCTCTATAATTTTGTATACGCTTACATCATTATGCACAATCCAGTCACCTACCTTGAACTTTGGGTAAGCCCTAACGATAGATTCCTGATTACATTGTTTTCTCAATTCCTTATTTTTAGCATCCCATTCGTAACCGGCGTCTTCAATCTTTTGAAGTAGTAAGTCACGTTGTTCGTTGGTAGCAGGACGGAAAGCTGTCTTATTTTGTAAAGTTTCTACATGAAAACTTGGATTGTACCCCATATAATGATATGTACAGTGACATCTAATATTCAATCCGGCAATGTTTTTGAATAGTACATAACATTCGTGACCTGCAAGTACATCACCATCCTTTGCATCTTCGATAGTCCAAAGATTGAAGTCGCTGTCTATACAATCAATGCCGGAAAAACGTTTGGTGCCGTCAATGAATTCAAATTCATACCTATTATTTTTGATGTCCGTTATAAGTATAGGGTTAAATCCTTCACCTATAACCCAGTCCCCTACTTTGAATTTTGGTCCAACTTTATTAGATTCTGGATTACTTCGTTTTCTCAATTCCTTATTTTTAGCGTCCCATTCGTAGCCTGCCTCCTTCATTTTTGAGAATAGTAGGTCACGTTGTTCCTTGGTTGCTGGTGTTAGAACATTATCACTAAAATTTGAGAAAAGCCACTTATTATTATGTGCATGGAATTTTTCATTTTTATCTAAATAACATAAACAAGATTTATTGTCATTAGCGATAAGAATACACCTGGCGGTATTTGCAAGTACATCGCCATTCTTTGCATCTTGAATAGTCCAAAGCCGACAGTCATTTTCCTTATCAAAACCAATAGAATATTGTATTACAATTCCGTCATTATTATACGAGATTACTTCATACCAAGACTCACAAACCTCGACAATCTTGTATACGCCTACACCATTATGTACAATCCAATCACCAACCTTAAACTTTGACTTAAGGTTATTAAGTTCCTTATTACATTGTTTTCCTAATGATTTATTTTTAGGGTCCCATTCGTAACCGGCTTCTGCCATCTTTGCAAATAAAATGTCACGTTGTTCTTTGATTGCTGGTATTAAATCATCTGCATCAATCATATTTCCATTTTCAAAGTCTGCATAAAAGAATCCGTTAACATAACGACAATGCAAGAAACAGTAGGAAGGGTCATTATGACTGCCACCATCTGGGTCGTGTCCTATGCTTTGAAATATACCAATAGTCCCATTAGATTTGTCAACAACCACATCACCATCTTTTGCATCTTCTATGGTCCAATGATGGAACAACCTGTCTATATAGACAATATGTGGGAACCCTTTGTCACCATCAATAAATTCAACTTCATATTTATCATCATCAATGTTCACTATAAGTGCAGTTTTAAGCCCATCGCAGACAACCCAATCACCAACTTTGAACTTTGCCTCAACCTTATCAATAGATTCCTGATTACATTGTTTTCTCAATTCCTTATTTTCAGAATCCCATTCGTAGCCTGCCTTTTTCATTTTAGCGAAAAAGAAGTCTCGCTGCTCTTTAGTTGCTGGTTTTATGTCATCCTTATATAGCCAACAATCTGTTTTGTGTTCATTTATACAAAACTCATATTGAACTGAAAGATAACAATAAGAATCCAATGTTGCTTTTCCCCCTCTATTACCATCGTTTATAAATATGACACCATACTTATTAGCCAATACATCACCATCCTTCACATCTTCGATAGTCCAATGATGAAATTCACTATCCAATGGTAAGCAAGGATAATGAGTGATACCATCAACGCCCTCTAATGACAAATATCCGCAACTAATATTCTTTATAAAAAATACTTCTTTCTTATCATTATGAACAATCCAATCGCCCTTATGAAATTTAAAGAAATCTCGTCCTTCTTTGGTTGCTTTAGATACTGAATCACGAAATTTGAATAAATCTCGTTCTTTGATTTCTTCTTGTGCTGAATTGCCTTTCTTATCAGGCTGATAAACATCATGAACTCTATCATGGAGGCTTTGCAGTTGCTCATGGAGTTCTTCTTCTTTTTCAGTCATTTTCATACAACATTCCAAGGCAAGAACATCATCGAATGTAAACTTAGGAAATATTACTTTACCATCTTTATTTTTGTTTTCAAGTAAAGCTTTATTGTATTCTATGACATCTTTGCATTTGTCCTTGAAAGATTTAAGCCAAGTGGCAATTCTGCCTGAAGAGACATTATCTCCATTAAATACAGTTATGTTATTAGTCGTGAAAAGTTCGTTTGGGTGCATATTAGTGAATATAGCTAAGAGTAAATCCACAAACCCATTATCTTCTTCACTCCAAACAAGTTTCTGCTCACCTCGTTTTTCAGACAAAGTCTTACCATATTCCATGGCATCCTTGCATTTGACCTTGATATTGTCATAGAAATCCTTCAAATCGCCATTATCTGCATACCTTTCAACCATGGCAGCAATTGACTCAATCGTTGCCTTATATGGATTGTAGTCGGCTTGCTCAACTCGTTTTTCAAGCAAAGCCTTATCATCTTTTATAGAGCATTTGTCTTTAAAAGATTTGAGCCAATCTATCTGGTCGGAATCAAGTAAACCAGTCCCGTCTATACATTCAATGATTGATTCCAGCATTTTTCCGTCTTGTCCTTTCAATTCAGGACTATGGTCGAAACAAAGTTCAACCTTATCGATTTCCTTCTTGTCTTGCTTTTCAATCCAAGCAACCCATTCTTTGGTCGGATAACCGTGTTCATAAAGGTCTTTGAAATAATCAAGTATTTCTTTCCTTATCTTCTCATCCAAGCTCTCTACAAGTTCTGGAAAGATGGATTCCAACCTTCTTTTTTCTGCACCTGTCACACTCTTTGAGTATGCCTCTCTCGCTTTCTCTAATAGTTTGTTGTAATTTTCCATATTGTTATTGTCTTACTAATTTTGTACACTTTTTAAATGTCCTGCATGGTGTCCCCTTTGATGCCGTAGGTTCGTACCATACTACCCGGCGATATGGCAGATTGTTTACCGAGATTGATAACCAGCAGCGTTCCTTGCCTGTTGGTGAACAGCAAGCGAAATCTACGCAACACTCGTCTCTCAATGGGTTATGTATGGCAATGCCAAACCATTGCAATATACTCTGCAATCTGCTGCTAACTGCAATATTTTTTCGAAATGCGGTTTTTAAATAATATTTATCAAATGCTTTCATAATTTTTTAATCAAATTTAGATTCTTCTGTAGAATTGAACATAGTATTTTGTTATTGAAAATCTGTAATCTTTTCTACTTTGATATATAAATTATATCCATCGGTTTTCACAAATTTGTGTCTTTCTTGTGTTATATCCTCTATTTTTCTAAAAGGATTATGTCTATCGCTACGTCGTAAGATTCGTTATTGTGCTTTGTCACAATCATGTCAATATCTTTCAACCAGTCTTTCATAATTCAAAAACGTTCTTTAAGTACAATATGATTTTTTCCAATTTTCTTTTATCATAATTCTGTTTTTTAGTATTTTTACTGTTCAGCTATTTTTCGTTTCCGTACGACCTCATCACAAATAGGACATTTTATAATTTTGTAAATGTTTTTATGATAGTATCCTACTGACGAAAATTCCTGTACAGTATCTACGCTTTCCGGTGTAACCTTAAATTTACAATTACAGAAATCGCATGTTAACGTATTGTCAACAATACCATTTTCAACTATTTCATAATTCTTGCCTGTTTCCATTATCATAAGATATTGACATAGCTATTTGTTTAAGTGTTCCTTATATGCTTTAATAATTTCTTCAACAGGTACGTCAACCGTTCCAAGAGAACTTGTACAATGCACGATATTTGGATTTTCTAAATTAACATTCGTTCTGCATCCGACTTCAGAACCATAATAGCTAAGAGCGTTATTTAATAAAAGTTGGTATGCTGTTGATTCTATTTTATTTTCAACAAGTATAACTCTTCCGCCATTATATCTTGCTGAAATTACCGGATATTCGCTTTCTATGATTTTATGTATATGGCTATGCTGTTTTTCAATATCTCCATAAGAATCATCCTCTATAATAAGGTAATTTACATTCATTCCTATAAAATCTCTTGAATCATAGTTTGCAAAGATTATCTTAAATTCTTCAGTTTCAACAAGATTAGAACCTCTTTTTGTTGTTGTACCTTTAAATACTTCTTCCAAGAACGTATATATTCTCTGATAAAAATAATGCGTTTTATGGCATACAATATAAATCGTTTGCTGTTCTCTATCTGCATAGTAATGGTCTAAAGCCGATTTTATCACATAAATCAGGACATTTAAAATATCAGCGTCTTTTAGCGCAAGCATTTCGGTAGAATTCTCCACCATATTCTGACCTGATTCCATTTTTTCTAAAATCTTGTTGATGTCATCTTTTGTAACACTCTCAATTTTATCACAAGAATTTTCAAATACCAATTTTTTTACCGAACTCTTAAAAGATGTCGTCAGTAAGTAGGAAATAGAGTGGTTTATAAATTTTGATTGTTCCATAATATTTTTATTTTTTATAGTTTATCATTACTTATATAAAAAACAACATTATTTGGATAAATGGAAAATAAAATTTTAATGGTAGCTATTATTTAATTACTACCTTGTGATTTCAGAATTTCGTCGTTCTTCCTCACGCCTTTGATATTGTCTCTCGAATTTGACCATATCCTCATAAAATTTTACTGTTTGCTGGTTCGAATAGCAAGGGTCCTCTTCATATTTCTTATATGCGAAGTATAATAAGTCCTGATACCTTTCCTCTGCTGTTTGCTCGGTACAGAATCTCTCGACAAAATCATCATATTCTTTCTTATTCAAAAACAGTGGGAATAAGATTCTTTTATACCATGGTAATTTCCGTTTGTATGATAAAAATTGAATATAAGTCGCCATGTTTAAGATTTTTATTTTTAGATGTCATATCGTTCCGCTTCTTCCTTAGTTCTGAAAAAATGTATACCTTCTCCGCATTCAACATTATATTTTGTATTGAAATTTTTAATCTCCAATACATCACCCTTTCTATACTCGAAACTATAGAATAATATCGAGTGCTGGATGCCCTTGCATTTCTTTACGATTGCCTTATTGGTACGGCATTTGTCCTTGTTTATTGAAAACACTGTCGCTCCTTCCGGTATCTCCAATTCTATTACGTTTCCTTCGAACGTCTTCTTGTATCCTTTCATCGGTTCTTTTAAAACCATACCGAGCCTGCATTTTTCGGAATCGTCAAATTTGGCTCCATTCAGATTAGCTCCGCTAAAAGTAGTCTTACCTAAAATGGCTCCTCTCAAGTCTGCGCCGTCTAAATCAGCACGACTCAAATCTGCGCCGGTCAAACCGGCATTACTCAAATTAGCTCCTCTTAAATTGGCTTCATAAAAACTGGCTTCATTCAAATAAGCGCCAGCTAAATAGGCGTCACTCAAATTGGCTCCTGTTAAATTGGCTTCAAATAAATTGGCTCCAGCTAAATTAGCATTCCTCAAATGAGCTAATCTTAAATCGGCGCCATCTAAATCGACTCCTTCTAAATTGGCACCAATCATACAGGCTTTCCTCAAATCGGCACCTGTCAAAGTGACATTACTCAAATCACCTCTCAAGCTGGCACGCATAAGTTCCCATCCGTCACAGTCCTTGTTTAACCAATGCTGATGTTGTTCTATTATGTCGTTTAACTCTTTTTGTGTCATAGCTTTAATTATTTAAATTGTACATACCCTCAGGAGCATCTAATGCAAGACCTCTGTCAATAAGTCCAAGAAAATCAAAATGATGTTCAATGAGCCATTCAATAGTAAACGCTATATTATATTCAAATGTTAATCCAACTCTTCTAACTAATATTTGATGGTGACGATAAACTGCTTTCTCTACTTTTGTCATTGAACTCATTGGACGAAGATACGGCTTAACATCTTCTATGTCAGCAAAAAGTGTGTCACCATCTGGTAATAAAGTACCGCATTCATTTTTCAAAAGTAGTTTCGAGTCAGAACATAAGGAATCAATCGTACCAATTTCATTTTGGTATAGGACTTTGACTCCATACGGCAATCTTGCCGAAATGTCCTTAAATAAAATTTGTTTTTCCTCTTGTGTCATAGCTTTAATTATTTAAATTGTACATTCCCTCTGGAGCCTCCAATGCCAAATCTTTCTCAATTAAGTTGTGACAGTCAAAATGATGTTCTGTGAGCCAATCAATAGCATCTACAATGGAATAAAGAGGATATTCGTCAAGCCATAAGTCTATGAAAGCGTAATTTGAATTATCTCTCTTCATCAATTCAACAGTATCAAATTCAAAGAATTCAATTCTAAACTCATCCAATTCTTTTTTTGTCATTGACGATAGTGGACGAAGGTATGGCTTATATCGTAATTTATCCTTGTGTATAAGTTTATCTTCTCCAGCGAATTCCAAATTACTTTCTTTCCTTTTCGAAAAAGAATACTTTATACTTAATGAATTTACATCCACATAATTTAATGTATATATTTCATCAGGTTTATATAAGCATTTGATTTTTACGTCGTGAGGCTGTCTTGCGCATAAATCCTTAATCAATAATTCTTTTTTCTTTTGTTCCATGGCCTAATCTATTTTACATTCCTTCCGGACGTTTCGAAATCTTTTGTAATTATAATTCGTTATTTTTCTTTGCTTCATCCAAAGCATCCCAAAAACTTATTGATGAATCACATCGCAGTTCCCAAAAACCGCATGATGTAGAGTCTTCAATATTTGTAATAGGGTGATTTGTAGCAGTATGACCTCCCATGTTAATCATAATGAAACCGTCATCAGGAACTTGTTCTAATTCCTTCAATAAGTCTTTTTTACGAAATTTATAATATCCCATAGTATTTTAGTATTAGTCATACATACCATCTGGAGCCTGCAATGCCAAACCCATTGGAATCAAACCACGGTAGTCGAAGTGATTCTCATTGAGCCAGTCAATTTCTTCAATATAGGAACCTCGTCCTACATACACAGTTGAAACAACTTCTTTGTCATTTTCATCTTTGTAGGCAATTTGTACGCACCAGCAATTATCAAGGAAGAGTTCAGTTTCCTTTATCCTCAAATCTTTCCTACATCTTTTATCTCTTGCAAGATAAAGGGTAACCAATTCCAGTTTTTCCTTATCCGTCATTGAAGACAATGGACGGAGATATGGCTTTACTGGTGGCTCTATATAATCACCGTTTCCATAGAATAAATCTATAATGTATGAGTCGCCTATATGTAACTCATACATTCTTCCCATATCATCAAGCACCTTGACCTTATATGGTAGTCTCGTACAAAGTTCTTTTAACAGTAATTGCTTTTCTTCTGCTGTCATAACTATTCCTCCAATTTCTTTCTTAAACGGTGAATTAACTCGGTGCAATCAGCAAATGAAACATTGTTTCTACATATTTCTTTCCTCATTTCGTATGCTTCATCAAGAATCTTAGCAAACTGCTCATCTTTCCACTTAGCCATCTCCATAGCACACGCAAAGCCTGCACTCTCAGTATCTGGTGAAGCGATTCCTAATTGACCTCTTCTGAAATAATCTCTTGCAAGGTCTCTTGCTTTTTCTCTTACTTTTGCATCCATACTATTTAATATTTAGTTATATACTTTAGTTCTTTTGTTTATGTCACAGGCGTAGTCATAACTATTCCTCCTCAAGAATTAAGGGTTTTTGACCATTACAATAGACCCAATCAAGAGCATCTTTAACTCCTTCTTCATAACTACGAAAAGAATCAGTATTTCCTTCGTTTATACACTTTGAACATTCATCCATAAGTTGCATTGCTTGTTCTTTTTTATCTTCTGTTATCATAATCCCATAAATTATAAGTCATAGTCAAATCCGTACATTTTACAATACACATCCACAATAATACCAAGCTCGTCTAAGAGCGTCTTATGACGAAGCTCCGCAGACTTAAAATCTGTAGGTTTGTTGTCATGGCATTCCCAAAGCCAGCTATGTAATCTGTTTATGGAATCTGTATTCTTACAGAAGGAATCCATATCAAATTCGCAGGCAGCTTGCTTTTTAGTAGTGTATTTAATGATATTTCCTATATTGGACGTGACATGAATCTCGGTGCAATAACCATCTTCATGCTGCTCCAGGTTACATTCTATTTCGAATATATCTATATCCGACGTCTCGTTATCATATATTATTTTATATGTACTCGTGCGTTTTATCTTCATAGCTTTGTTTTTTTAATCTGTTGTTATTTGAAATCCATATTTTTTACTCCGTTAATTCTTGCGCCTTGCTAATAATCATTTCATCAGGAATGATGCTAAGTAATTCGTCGAATAGCTTTCTTGACTGAATTTCGTTTATTAAGGCTTCGTCAGATGCGTTCACACAGAACTAATTGCCTATTGCTTCATCCTACTGCCTGCTTGTATGTTCAAGTAGGTTGTCAGTGTTTATCGTAACCGTAATTTCCATAATTTATACTTTATATGATAACTTATATCTTATTTAGTTCTTTCTTTTCTGAATCCCATTCATACCCTGTTTTTTTCATCCTTCGAAACAAGCGGTCTCGTTGTTCTTTTGTTGCAGGATGAGCATTACCATTCATTTTAGCATCAATAGAATGCTCCTCATAACCTGTATGAAACTCTCCATCTGCAGTTATGAAACAATGTGAACTATACCATATTCCATGAATGTACTTAAAAATACAAGTCCATCCACTATCGTAAAATATTACATCTCCATCCTTCGCATCCTCTATGGTCCAAAGGTGTATTTCTTCTTCAAAAGAAGAACCAATCCATCCACCATAAGTTGTCTTATATCCGTCTTTTGTAACCTCTGCAATTTGTCTTGGTTCATTCTCTGTTGCTCTGCCTATAATCCAATCACCAACTTTGAACTTTGGCTTAAAGTTATTAGTTTTCAGCTTATTGTCAGTGCTTATTGTAGTCGTTGTTTCCATAATTTATATTTTTTGTATATGAATTGATTTAAGCCTTTTAATAGTATCTTCAGACAGATTAGCGGAACTGCCATCATTCCGCTTTATCCTAAGATATTTCTTTGCGAAATAAGCTATGTCAGAGCGACATTTCTCTGTCTCAATCTTAATTTTGTCAGTTGTAATGTTATTCTTCATTTTATTGTTTTTATATAAAAAACAACAAAATTCTAACAATTGCCTGAAATTATCTTGCTTAATCTTGTGAAGCTTACTTATACATGTCTTCAGACGCTCTCATGGCGAGACCTTTCTCAATTAGGCCTCTGTAATCGAAATGATTTTTATTAAGCCAGTCTGTAGCTTCCGTTTCATTCCATACACCTACGATGTCATTGGTTTCTTTATGCCTAAGTACGACGAGGCCTCCTTTAAGGTTCGCAACAAATTTCTTCTCGTCGTCAGTCATACTTGACATCGGTCTGAGTAGAGGCGTTACGAATTCTATCTCGACGAAACCGTCTGATTCCTTCCAGTCAAGCTCCTTGAAATATGCGGTGTCATCATCTTTTATACCTGAAAGAATATGGGTGTTCTGAATGTCTCCATAGACAAAACATTTGACTCCATATATCAGTCTTGCTGATAAATCTTTGAGTAATAGCTCTTTACGTTTTATATCCATAGTCATAACACCTATTTAAGATTCTTTAACACCAGCATTTCACATTATTTTCAGTTCTCACATTTTTTAAGAATGTTTTCAGCATCAATATCATAGCATTCCAGGACCTCATCAAGGTTTTCGATAAACGTACTGCCGTCATAGCATAATGTCGTTTCACATAGCACTCTGTCGTCAAATGCACTGTATCCTAACAAATCACAGAAATCCTTCAACAAATAAGCTGGTACCCATAAGTTCAGCTTCTTTACGTACTTTCCGTTTTCGTAGAAGTCCTGCCATCTGCATTCAAGCTCGTTTTCATGTATGAACTTGTAAATCTGTAATTCAGTCATCTTGTTATAAATTTAAGTCTATATTCATTTTTACACGAATCCTTCTATCGGCTTCAGTCCGTTATTGAGAGCCCTCGTAACTTTCTCCATAGTATTCTCATAAGGTTTTTCTCCCAATATCGGATGCTTTGTATTGTATGTCTTGTATATAAGCTCGGTCGTCTCTTGTCCGCAATATCCAGCATAGTAGCCTATATTGCTTTTCGCGATTTTCTCTGCCTCCTCATACGTACAGTTATTCTCGACGGATATATACTTTATATATGCCTCGAAGAATTCCTGGGTTTTCGGACTTTTTTGTTCAGCAAGTCTGAGACATTCTAAAAATATCTCGTCAAACGTCGAATATGTCTTACCTTCAAATTCCATGGCTTCAATCTTCTTCTGGTCTGCATAAAAAATCAATGAAATTAGGCACCTTGCCTTTCTTAAGCTCTCTTTCTATAAAGCGTCTTACGCGGCGCGATAAACTGTCCCATTCTTCTTCTATCAGAACTGGCTTACCTTCTCCGTCATATTTGAACGGTAATTTCTTATATTCTTCAATAGTCATAGTAAGTATTTTTAAATGTTATCAATTAAATGTTGTGAAGGCATCTGTTGAGGGAAATATATCTTATGCAGCTTGTTGCCGCATGTCGTATAAAGTCTCTTGCATACAGAACACCTGTAATTACGCCAGACTTCTCCGCCGTTTGTCGTACCTGTCTCAGGAAACCTGCTGCCCTCGATATATACCAGTTTTCCGTTACAGTTATGAAATATCCTCTCAAGAATCTTCATAGCTCAAATCTCTTTTTGTCCTCAAGATATTTCTGATACTCTTCAGGATTGTTCTTGATGTTGTCATCAATCTCCTTCTTGCGTTTTTCTCTTTCAATTTCTCGGATATACTCCTTATACTCATCCATGCTTTCTATGTTTGCTTTCTGTTCTGGAGTAATGTCTTCGCATTCGAGATAATGCCTTACACAGTATTCTTTACCCTTAGTCAAGCCAAGATAGCTGTTACCTTCTTGAGCGTATCGCTTCCAAATTTCGGAGCATTTGTCCATCAATTCTTTGTATGTCATGTTAATTAAGTTTTATTCTTCTTATTATTAAAGTTATATATTTCGGCGATAGGGACTCCACTGCTCCATTCTCGGCTGTCTAATACAAGTGCGTTTAAACAAAATTTCACAATTAGGACAGCAGTGTGTCTCATAGTCAATTCCGAATTCCGTATGATGACACGGATATATTGCATTTGGGTATTTTTTGCTTGGATGATAATCTTTACCACTTGGTGGATACCATCCGCAGTTTGGACAATTGTCTGATTCTATAGCCATATCTTAGTTAAGTTTATTATTTCATATTAAAGTTACTACATTCTAAAGTGATTTAGTTTTTCACTTTGCTTTACTTATCGGTATCGGTGAGGAACTCTTCGCTTTCAGTTTCTCCTTCGACTATATTGACTGAGACGACGCTTACGGACACGACACTCTTGACTTCATCCTTGTATCTGTAATTACGTGTATCGTCATCCATCATCAACTTGAATGTATGAATCTTGTCTTTCATTACGTTTACAGCGGTTCCTTTCAATTTATAGAAAGTTGCATGATTAAAGTCTTCAGTACCGAGAAGCGTGTCCTGCGACCACTGTCTCTTGTTTGTATAATAGACGACTTTCCCGTCCTTCTTAACGAATTTCACTACATATAGTCTCATAACTTAATTCTTTACGTTTCCTGTTTTTACCTTGAACATTTTCCTAACCTTTTCTATTCTCTTTACAAGAGAGCTATTATGCTTCCTTCTTGCAGCGATGAAATCTTCTTCGGAATCCAATCATGTCACACCAAGAATCGTGTTATAACAGAGTCTTAGAACGTCATCAGCCTCTTCTATTATCGTCTTGCCAATTTTTACTTCCATAGCTCAATGTTTTTGTAAGTAGTATTTCCATTCGCCTTCGACAAAATACATATTGACGTATGATTTGCCGTATGGCTTAAACTGCTTATAATGTTCAGGGTCTTTTGTGAACAACCTCTTCTTCATATTGTCGCAGTACTCGTCTGTTATGAAGTCAGGCATTATTTTCATAATGTCGATACTCCTTTCCCGCAAATCGAAAGACGAAACCTGACTGTATCCTTCCGCTTTATACATCTTCAGTATTTCAGTATAGCAGTGTAAGAAATATAAGTGGTCCTTATACATCCTAACGATAGGATGATTTTTCCAGGCGTCCGATACACCGTTTATCGCATTCGCTATCTGCTCGCATTCAATAATCTGCTTGTTCAGACGTCTTTTGTCAAGGCATCTCGCTGTTTCGAGGGGTGACTTATATGGAAGAAATACGTTCATTTTACAATTTTTACCTAAAGATTTTTACCAAAAGTAGTTGTAAACCATTTGTTTATTTTTTTGATTTCTTTCCTGTAATCGTCTTCAGATTTTATCTCAACCTCAAATGTGTCGTAACTATCACACATGTCAACATGATGTATGCCTATAAAATAAATTCCATTTTCTTTATAGTCATAGCCAATAAGTTTTTTAAAGGCGTTTGTATAATCTTCTGAATCTATATTAGACACAGCACGCAAGCCTCTGTCAGGACTACAGATATTCCATACTGCAAGCATTGCTGTCATCATTTTTTGAAACAGTTCTTGATTGCCTGACTTATATGTGAAAGAATTAAAACTGTAAGCTCTATAATCGTAGACGCGCTCCAGGCCATATTCTTTCTTGGCTTGCTCAATATCTAAGAAATGTTCATGACATATACAGTCATCAACTCTTTCGAATACTTTGCCGTCAACTGCAACATAAACATTCTTTGTAGTCGTTATGACATTTTGCATAGATACGCTTTTTACTTCCATAGCTATTTGATTTTATATAAAAAACAACGATTCCTATCATTCCGTGCTTTCAAGCGGCAGAACTCCCTGCACACCGTTCTTTTTCACTTTTATTTCTTCAGCTATCTTCTTATCAAAAGCGCTCCAATACCTTAGTGACAGAAGTCTTGCTATCGTAACCCGCTCTTCAATGAACAGTTTCCTTCCGAATCCGGTATAAGCATAACTGCAGTCTTTGTCTACGTCTATAATTCCGTTATCGTCATAGGTAAGAATTGCAGGCATCCTGAAAGTTCCGTAGAACTCGGAAAGCTTCTCCCTCTGTGTCAGCATGTATTCCTTTACCTTGCCTACTATCGACAACGGCACGCAATAATAGAACTTATAAACTTTTTCGTCACGGTGGAAAACTTCTTTCTGGAAATCAGCCTTGAAGTCAGCGAACGACCTTTTAATTTCGACTTCCGTCAGATAGCCTGTCTTGTTAATGACCACAAAGTCAGCTTCATGGTTCAAAAGTCCCCATGACAGGTTGGCTATAAACGTATCGCTCCTCTGATTCCATAGATAGCTTATATGGAGATAATACAGTATCTCTTGTATACTCAGCTTAGTGTCTGCCTTCATTGTACTAACGTCATTTGAACATACCTATGATAGATATTATTTTCGTCAAGCATGCCGTCGCACCATAGATGTTCATCTCTGCGGTTGCGACACATATAAAGCTCATCAAGAAATTTCATAAGGGATATTCTGATAAGGTATCTGTCGTTTTCGTCACCATTGAAATTATTAAAATTCAATGTCATCTGATTATACCTGTCATAATCTGAAAATATGATTCTGTTGTCAGCTTTCCTGATATAGACATAGATAGTGGCCACTGAATGACTGTTAGTATAATCTTTCCCGTCAATAAGTTCTCCTATGGCGAACCTATATTCGAACATTCCCCTATCACACACATTGCCGTCGGCATCGAAAGCAAAAGTAAATTTGCCTCCGAGTCGTTCAGCCTCTTGTCTTACCTCAGACAGATAAATTTCCATATCAGCTACTTATTACGTTTCTTTATATAGTCTTTAATGAAAGACAACTCGCCGACAGGCTTCATTTTATTCTTGTCTTTATTAAACTGGAACATTTTACCAATTGACGGTTTCTTTCTTGTCAAGTTCACAGCAAACAGATTTCCCTGCCTGTTGTCATCCAATTCTTCGTCCTGAGACTCCATTACACGGAATTTGTCTATGTCAGCGACTTTATAGGGGTCAGGCACGGTTCCGTCATAAGCTCCTTCTGTCTTGACTTCAGGTTTAGCTTCTGGCTTTGCTTCAGGTTTAGCTTCAGGTTTAGCTTCAGGCTCATTTGCAATGTCCTCTTGCTCTTCGTCTATTTCAGGCCCTGACGGATTACTGCCGTTCGCGTTAATGACTTCATGAGCTTTTGCGATGTCTACCTTAAGAGTTTCATTGCCGGTTGAATCACATTTTCCGATATTACCCTTCTCATAAGTTAATGTACCGGAATCCCTTACTTGCCTGCATGCCCTTACGATTTCGTTAAGGATGAGGTCAGACACGTCATTAAACCCTATGAACTGATTGTATTTCGCCTTCTCACTTTCGCTTAGCTCATTGAATCTGTTCATAGCATGCTCCCACCATTCATGGGATGTCATCAAGGCGTATTCTTTAATTTCATCGTCTGACAGGTTGTGAACGTATTTCGTATTCCTCCCGTCTTCGAAAGCTCTGATAATCTTCATATCTTCGCTGTTAGTCTGGTCAGCCTCACTGCCGAAAGTGGCATAAAACCACTGCAAAACATAATCTTCCATAATTTATTTATTTTAAGAGTTTATAAATCAATACTTTAGAATCTATCTTTAAACGTTACTTTGTTATAATTATTACGGATATGTTCAGATAACTTTCTGAATATCCCGTTATTGAAATTCTCGACAACAATTATATAATCGTCATCCCTTAGATATGAGCAGACCTTTTCTGTAAGTTCCTTAAAGGCATAGCTGCTTATGTCTATCTTATCTATTACTGTCATTATCTGGCGAATTGGCTTCATATATCCGGAAGCAGAACTCGGAGAATCCTTCATAAGAACCTCGACAAACTCTGTTCCAAAAATATCTTTGCAATAATTCAGATAAATCTCTCTCATCTCTTCAGCTTTGTATCCATAAAATTCTTACAGGTCTTACTTTCGCTATCATAAGGCGATTCTATGAAGAGGCTTATATTTCCTCTTATCTTGTTATCAACGATGTCCCTGTACGCTATATACCTATAGCATTTCTGTCTTTTCTTCTCCGGACAAGTTTCGCCTTTGCAGTGTGTGATGTCATGTATAATAAAACTCATTGCTGTTTGAATTTAAATTGTTTCAAATAAGTTTCTACCTGGTGCTCTATGTCGCATTGCAGGTCTTCAGCCATAAATCCCCTTCTGTTAAGGTATTTCATAAAGTCAACAAGAAGAGCTTTCTCATTCTGGTTGATACTATGCACATCGTCGAAGTCGTCGCAGTGTATTCTGACAATATCAGAATAGGTGCCGTAAAGCCAGAGTTTGAATGCCTGCCAGAGTTCTTTCAATTTGAGTGTCATCTCAGACGAATTGTCATCGATATATATTTCGTCAGGCTGTCCTATCATTCCTCTCACATTTTTGAGGAAATCCCCGATATTGATGTTATCCCCGTCGAGCAAGCTGCAATATTGAACCGTCGCGCATCTACCATCGGAAACTATGACAGTGAAATCACTGCTGTGCGTGTTAACTCCTATTGTAATTACTCTTTTCTTTTCCATTTCTTATTCCTCCTTTTCGTCAACAACTTGTAGCTTGGCGACACAAGTCAGATAATATCCCTTGCCGTCCTCTGTCTCTGCATAATAGTAGTTATCTTCATGCGTCATCTCGACTCCTTTAAGAATTCCGATAATTCCATACGATATGACAACTTTCTTATATCTGTTCTTAATGAAGTTGTCTATTATACTTTCGAGTGTTTTATCTTTTTTCTTTACGGCATACGTCTTTGCCTCGATGATTTTCGTATCGGTATCTATGAGATAGCTGATATTTATACCGGCATAAGCATCCTCACCTCTTTCAAGCATCTTTTCATTACATAATGCTTCATACTCATATATATCATTTGCTCTCAATGTCTTATCAAAGCAGATAGTCCTCATATCGTCATTACATCTTGGCGACAGCTTATAGGTATTCCTCATTACGCCGTTCCTAATTTCAAGATGTTGACTGATTATCCTTCCGAACCTTATGCCAGCCGGCAGCAAGTTATAATAATAGCCTTTATCGTTAAGCATCTCTATTACTTCATTCCGCTTCTTACCCTTTATAGCCTTATGTCCAAGGACGTGCTCACCGACGCTGTTGACGGCATTGCGGACACAGTCATTCATTCTATACCTCAGCCATGCGTTGGCCTCATCCTCATTTGGAACGCTCCATACCTTGCAATCGAACTCATACTCATTCTTGTCACCAAGTTCCCATAGGATATGGTTGAATTTGGCAGTCGCAATACCGGCGCAGATGGACTGTAGCTTGCACAGCCTGCCGTTGAAATCAAGTCCTGATGCTGACTCGTCTTTGCAGAAGAGATTTATCTCATCGCTTTGTATAAACGCATATTTTATATTCTGAAGCTTCTTGCATAGGTGAAGAGCTGTTTCGTCCATAGCAGAGACGAAAACATCGTCAAACGGCCTCTTATAACGTTTTTTGATGCTCTTTGAAAACGAATGGCCGTCAAGCATAATGATATACCAGCTGTTCGGCGTGATTTTATAGTCGAACAGGTCACGGTAATAATTTGTCCTATCTTTTAGCGTCTTGAATATCATTGTACAAGTTTTTCTTAAATTCCTTTCTCTTCTACAGACTTGTTGCCAGAGTATGTAGACTTTATATAATCTATAAGCTTTTTGAAAGCGTCTCCGTCATTCAGGTATCTTACGATAGTTATTTCATCAGCTGCCTGCAGTATCGGGTCCAGTATCTTGATAATTTCGTCATAAGGTGTCTTCGTATAATTCAGAAAACCTCCTTCATACATCTTATCAGTTTCAGCGCATGTATACGCTATGTCTATATACAAATCGCCTTCTTTCTCAATTCCAGCGTAATAACAGGCAAGCTCGACAATGTAACTGTCACTGTCTTCAGTTGTCTGATTACTTTCTTTCCAGCTTTTATAAGTCTTACACATAGTTTATAATTTAGATGGTCCGACAAGTTTCAACATTTTGTTAATGCCTCCTTTTATCTTGTCAAGATAACCGTCGGTCATTTCTATGAAATTTACAGAATCCACTTTTGACAGCGCTGCTATCAATAACGGATTATGAAGAACCATGATAATCTGTGTCTGCTCCTTATGGAATTTGAACATTTTATAAATGTCTTCCACGTTGTCTATATCCAATGACGAGTCTGGCTCATCGATAATGAATGTGAACTCATCACCTTCAACCCTGTTTCTCTTGATATATTCAAGATATTTCGTCGCCTCATGTATTTTCGCGATTTTATCGTAATTGAATACAAGCTCTTCCGGCTTCGCTGAGAACGCCTTGCTGAACATCAGCTGCATGGCGAACTTCGTGCCCTCACCCTGCGACATCGACTGAGAATCCATTTTCGCGACAATGTCGGCGAGGTTGTTCATACTGACTTTTGCGGATACTTCCGTCAGACGTTTGAACCTGAAGGTATTCCTGTACCAGTCTGATTTCACGTCTGCCCCGTCAAGGAACGTACTGTAATCAAGATAATTCTTGTGCAGTCTGTGCATATTCATATTGAAGTCGTCAAGCCCGCAATTATAGTCGTCAACCATAAGATAAGACGTAATCAGGGAAAGCAAAGTTGTCTTGCCGCATCCGTTCTCACCTATAATGACATTCACACCTGGTTTGAATTCAAATTTCGTACCGTTCTTGAATGCAGGTAATTTATGAAGATACTCGACAGGAGTATTCTTGTTGTTCTTTATTTCTACGGAATAAATCATATCATTTATACTAATGTGTTTGTTTCTAATTTCTTAACTATATTTTCAGTATTGCAAGCGGCCAGTATCCTGTTATAATAATCAAGAGCCGTCTTATACCGCTCTTCTATTTCACCAACTGATTCTTCTACATTGATGGTATCATATTCTGGATGATAGCCGTCACCTTCATAACTGCAAATAGTTATGACAGTACCTTCAGGTTCAGCATGCACTTCTACGAAATCTTTTACATCGATTTCAATTTCTTCGTCAATCCTGGCGTTATGAACCTTGAAAGCAACGAATGCCTCTGCGACTACCCTTACGTTATATACATCATTTAACTGCATGGTCTATTACTGTTTTATTTTGTTATAGCTAATTTTATTTTTATCTTCTCGCAGAATTCCTTACTGTAATAATTGTCTACCTTCAATCTCTTTAAGGAAAACAACATCTTACTATGACTGATAAGGTGGAATTCTGATAAAAGACGGTCTATCGTTTCCTTATCATTATACTCGAAAATCGCGTTAATAATCTTTATCCTGAAATCTCGTACATTCATCACTCTGATTGCATAAATGTACGACAATGCAGCTATTACGGCATAAAGAACCATAATATGGGCATTCGTCTTAAAAATTATAAACATCATATTCATCCTATCAAGTATAAAATAACGTAATTATCCCAATCCATAGTCTTGTATATGTACAAAGACTCATATAAACAGTCAAACCATGTATCAGTGCTTGTCAACAAAGTATCTTTGTCTTCACTAATCTTCAGATAGATGCCTGACTCAAAAATTCTCTTATGCTCATTAGCGCATAACTCATTTTCGCGGATGGAGTCAAGCAAGCGTGACACTCTTTTGCGGCAGTATCCTATGAATACCTCGAAAAGCTCTTTGTCAAGTATGCCTTGGAAAATGTCGCATTCCCATGACGCCTTTATAAGAGAAAACCTTTTTATTTTTCCGTCAGTGGCCATATCGCGAAACAAATCCGTCGTGAAGTCTGTATGTAGGATTTCGCATATATTGTCACAGTCTCTCAAGAAATTTTCCACTTTCTCATTATCGTCAGTATTAAGATAGTCTTCCCAGATTTCTTTTCTGACCTTATATATGGTAGCTCGCATTCCCATCCTTGCACTTTTTAAGCTCTATATTAAATTCATCTTCAGTAATCCATTCAACTTTCGAAGCCTTGCTTATGGCAAGAATCCTATTTTCACCGAAAACAAGTCTCTCGTAGCGAATTATTCCATTGTCTATAATCTTGCTCACTGCAAGCACGGCATGAGGTACGTAATCATTTGCGTCGTTACCTTGTCGTATAAGAAATGCAAGGTTGTCTGTTTGCGTGATAATCTTTGCATAAATTGTTTTGTCCTTGTCTTCGAATCTTGCATACTTCACTGTCCAACTCATAACAACTGAATTTATCAATTTTGATTTTGTAGCCTCGCCGGGAATCGAACCCGAATCTAAAGTTTAGGAAACTTCTATTCTATCCATTGAACTACAGGGCCAGAAAGGACGGTGTTCTGTTCTAATTTGAACTATCACGCCATCTAATGACGCTTGTCTCCGCCAGACGGATTAAAATTTAAATTTCTTCATAACTTTTCAAATTTTGATTTAACGTTATAACATATATAAAAAACAACGTTTGACTATAGATTTACACCGGAATATGATATTCCTCCATAGAAACATTTTTCTTTGTCTGCATCCTGGCCTGCATCTTATACGCTATAATCTGAGCTTCTTTACATGTCTCCATATATTTTTCGGTGTTAAGCTCGAGTGCATATTCCTTTGCAAGCTTCATCAACTCGTTATACTTTACGCGTAATGCCTTATATTCCATCATTGCTGGCGTGTTCTGCTCCGGCTGGCTTTTCTTCTCAGACCGTCTTTTCAGGCATTCGTTGCACGTCTTATACGCAGAGAACTTGAAAGCAGTCAAAGGCAGTTCCTGCCCGCAAACCTGGCATACCTTTGTCTCGTTCGCCCTACTTTCAGCAAGCTGCTTTTGCCGTACGGTATTGAATCCCACAGACCTTTTGATTTTATCATATTCGTTACGGAACTCATCATTGGTTTTCTTGATTTCCTGAAACGCGTGTGTCGTAATTCCAGACTCTTTAAGTGATGTCATGAAGTTCTTGCCTGACTTATATGCTTCGAGGAAAACCTTCATTTGCTTCTCGCGTTTGCCTTCAGGAACCTTGCTCTTCTTATAGTTCTCTATGGTAGTACGCTTGCAGGCTGCGTCAAACTCGTCGTCTACCTTGCGTATCTTCTGTACTTTCTCTTGTGAAATATGAAGGTAGTTACAGGTATCTTTAAGATTCCCGAACTCCTTATACATTTTTATGAACAGCTCTTTATCCATCTCAGTGGTTGTTATTTGCTTTGAGTTCTTCTATTTTCTTATCTATCATTTCAAACAAATGCTGGGTAGTAGTCATTAGTTTCAGGCTCGTAAGAAACTTTATGAATTCTTCGTTCTTCGTAACGGCCATTTTCTTCACAGCAGCCTTAAGCTCATCTTCCACGAATACAAGCTCTGTGTCGTTGTCTGTAATGTCGTCGACAATTCTTTGAATAAGTTCGTCATCAATGTCTTCTCTAATTTTTCTTTCCATGTTTGCGCCATTTTTGTTTGAACCACATCTTTATCCTTGTCGTGAAGTCAGGCTCGAAGTCCTTGCAATATTCGTTTATAACACTTTTCTCAAGAACCTTGTAGCAGTATTGAAAGCTTCTTTGGCCATAAATCCTTGAATATAATGGAGCCTTCTTGCAACAGCATGTCCCTATTCCTGCCAGGTTAGTCTCAGATATGATGCAGTGCTTGCAGTTAACGCAGCAGATGTCATAATTGAGTTCAGTATTTTCCATCCTAAAGAACCTTTCTTATTACCAACAACTTTCTTACCTCTTCCCAGTCAACGAACACATTACCTCTTCCGTCAGCGATAAGCGGCACGCCGAGAGCGCAGTCGTCTATATACATGTTCGCATATATCTTCTTGCTTTCCGTCCAGGCCTTCTGTGAAGGATTCTCGTTAACGCCGTATAATTCTATACCGTTCTCATTGAACCAGTCGACAGCATCCTGTAATGTATCCTTTTCAGTTGCTATATATCCTTTCTCAGAGGCGTGCTTTGTCTTTTCAGACGGATGAGACCTCATTGTACACAATATCAACTTGTGTCCTGCCTCTACAAGTTCTTTCAATACAGGCACTGCTCCTATGTCTTCTCCTACTTCTGGAAACTGATGCTTTACGCATGTTCCGTCAAAATCTACTGCTATATACATTTCTTTCTATTTTTATAATTAGATATTCATTTCTGAAAGCTGCTTGAAATAACTTTCTATCTCCTGGAATTCAACAGGTTTGTAATCGTGGAATTCACAGTTGACGTTATAGTATTTATCGCTTCCGGCCGGCAGCGTCATATCGTAGTCATGTTCGCTGTCAGGTACGTGGATATGTCCGTGAATGTTTCCACGGCATTCTTTCAGAAACAGAGGATGAATAGGTATATGCGTACATAGAAAACCTTTGTACTTCAGCACTCCCATAACAGGTATGTTCATACCAGTAATCGCCTTGCAGCATTTCTGTATGTCATGATTCCCGCCTACAACGGTTATATCGCCTCTAAGCTGTTTCAGCAAACAAAGATTCGAGTGTTTCTCCATAGTCAGGTCACCGAGGACATATACCTTGTCGTGTTTAGTAACGATGCTGTTCCAGTTCTCGATAATAAGCTCGTCTGACTCCTTTGCTGACATTTTCCTCAAAGCTTGCGTAAGAAGCTCATGACCGAAATGCAGGTCTGATGTAAAAAATACTTTTCCCATAAGATTTTTCAGTATCAATTATTTAGATTATGCTGCTTCAAGATAGCTTCTTTTTCAATGGCGGCATTACTGTCAAGAATATCACGGAAAAGCTCCATACGTTTCAAGTAGTTTTCAAAAGCCAGCCTGTAATCAGAATGTATGTTTGTACTGTATTTATTAAGGCGTTCCGCGATAATATCCTTTGTTTCTTGAGATGACAAGTCAAATACCAGCATATCATCAAAACTAATCCATTTACTGTCTTTGTATTTGAATGTATGATATACCTTTTTACACTCGTTATCATAAGTATAAACTCTTACCTCTTCAGAGTTTGCTGAATAAATTACAGCTTTGTTGATTCTTCCACTATGTCTTATGACCCATGCGTCATGAAACATATCTTTTGGTAAATTTTGAATATCAGTCATAGCAATTTATTTTTAAGTTATACGTAAAGCTTTGGAGAAATCCCTTGCATAAGCGCGCTGCCTGCTATCATCATATTCCCAAACAGCCTACGCATTTTCTCGTTGTGCTTTTTAATAAGTTCCGCATTAGTTTCATCGCTGACAAACTCGTCGTACTCTTTCTTCGAATCTTCGAAATTGCCAAGTACAATAGGCTGGCATTTAAACCATTCGATATTGCTGTCGCACTGACGTACATACTGTCCTATCGAATTCATAGACGTTGTGCTTATTGCAGCCTTGCCTGAAAGACTCTCGCAGTCCTGAATATCGGTAAACAGGGATGACAATGTGTAATATGCCCTGATATAGTCTTCACGGAATCTTCTTAACCCTGTATTATGTATGTCGTCTTCAGTCGTTCTCAGCTGAAACTTATATTCGTCGCAAATCTTATAGAGAACATGGTCGCCGCCATATTTCTCTATAAGAGCCTGAATAATTTTTAATGCTTTTGATTTTGTCATTTTGTTTTATGCCTTTATTATTTTTCTACAAGCTTCTTCACTACTTCACCAAGCTTCTTCTCAATCTGTTCGTTAACACGGTGTTCGAAATCATAGTTTGCAAGGAATTCTTCGGCATGTGTTTGGAACATATTGATATGCTTGTTGATTTTGTCTTGAATGCCTTGGATATTTTCTTGAACTGACTTTTCTATCAATTCTGACACAGCTGCATCAAAAATCTCTTTGTAGTCTTTCGTAAACGATGACCGTAGGAATGTCTTTTCAAACATTGCCTTGAGAACATCCTCTCGAAGCTGCTTGCTGACATTGCAGTCATTATCGAAAGCACCCTTGGCCACTCTTTTCGCTACACCGTCAATGATGGCGTCCTTGATTTTAATTTGAACTTCTGGGTCTTTCGCGACTTCCAAGATAGTTTCTTTATCCTGCAAAGCCAAAATAATTTTATTGTTCATGTCTGTAAATGTTTTTGTTTAATATAAAAAACAACGTTTTAATATGATTTGCCGTGCTTATGCTCTCTCTGCTCGTTATACTTGAGCTTAGCGTCTATATATTTCTGGATGTCGAGACCGAGGTATCCGCAGAGGTCAAACATCCTTATAAAAACGTCGGCTAACTCATCTTCGAAGCTATCCTTTATGAATCCCTTGAAAACTACAGGGTCTGAAATGTCGTGGCTTGCCGCAACCTCCTCTATGTCGCAATGTCTGCCGTTCCTATCTGCCTCAAGAGCTTCTGAGAGTTCTGAAACAATAAGCATCAGCATTGTGCCGAGTTCACGGCTTTTATCATAGAAACCCTTCTCGACATTTTTTTCATGGATTTTCTTAGACATCCATTTAAGGTGGGTGTCGTCTGCCCATTTCAATATGTTTCCTTCGGTCTGAGTCGGCTTCTTGTAATCCGTGTGGATGTCGCCGTCATTCGCAGCAAGTGTGTAATCTCTGCCAATCTGGTATGATTGGGCGTCTTCAAAAGTCAAATTGTAATTTCCCATATTTTTAAATCATTAAATATTGTTTAACTAATTCTGGATATTCTTTAAGGAACAACGTAGCATACTTCTTATTCTTGAATATAAGAAGCTGGTATATGGATGCTGGACTTATCTCAGGTCCGTTACTGCCCCTCACGATTATTGCGTTAGCCTTGTCCCATTCCTCAGGACTTATGACGCCGCCAAACCTTTTGTCATGCAGAAGTATCTGCGAAATCTGAGACATAGACTTCGAGCACAAAGCCTGCTTCTCCGTCGCGAATACGTTATACGTGTCCTCTGTAAACAGTAGCGGACTATTCTGTTTGATAATCATTGCAGATTCATCAATATAATATCCGGTGACTTCACGTACTGTTTTCGCACGCTCTGCCCAGCTTACGTCTTTTCTAAACACAATTCTTGAAAAAGAAGATTTCTCTTCATCTATGACGTATCCTTTCGGAACTTTCACGTCATAAAATTTTTCTTCTTGTTCCTCTCCTTGTTTTTCTTTAGATTTCTCTCCTGATTTTTTCTTATCGCACCACATAATTTCTTATTTTTTATTCTTAATAACTTCTATAGCTGAATTGATTACGCTGTCAATAGGATTCTGACTCCCTTCCCCGTTATTATTCCAGTTGACTATCTTTGTATGCGTATCGTCAAACCTATATGAAGATTCTTCAGGAATTCCTAAATCCTTTACAGGGTCAAGTATCGCAATTTCCATAAGCTCAGTCATCATGGAATTTAGGTCGGCATGTCTTTCTCCTGCCTCCGGATAGCCGTCAAAAATATAGAACATTACGCCTGAGCGGATATACGTCACCTTTATCTTGCACCAATATATGACAGTGCCGTCGGTTATTCGTAATCCACCGAAGTTATACCAATATTCCTCGCCTGCCTTGATATGTTCGGAATACTCGCTGCCGAAAAGGTCTCCAAGCTTCGTAGAAAAAGTTGATTCCATATTATTTTCCCTCGTATTTCGCTTTAAGGCGTTCGTATTCTGAACGCTCGTACTTTTCTATATCCTGCTGTAATTGCTCGTCTTTGTCGTCAATTTCCTGCAGTACACTGTCAAAATATTTTTCAAGGGCTTCATCAGAATAAAACGCGTCTATAGGGATTTCTTCTGAATAATCATACCAGGATTCACCTCTTGAGCTGTAGTATTCAGCTATTACGAAATCATCATCATACAACGAGACGTCATCACATTTCGATATGTTAAGCTCTACGCCTCTTTCTTCAGCCTTCTCGATAATTTCTGCTCCTCTCTCAAGAATAAGTGTCCTACACTCATCTTCAAGACGCTTGAATTCGTCTATCTTTTCTTTTGTCAATCCTTCTATCATAATATCTAATTTTATATAGTTTCTTCATCTTCATAGTTCTGGAGAACCTTTATGGGGATACATTCACGTCTAACGCTTTCTCCATTGCAAAGGTAACTGAATTTGACATAAGGCAACCGCATCGGCGAATGCGCGTCAGGGTTAAGGTTTACTTCTTCCACCTGGCAAAGCGCGTCTCTGTTTATGTCTTTATTCTTGTCAAACCATTTTCTTACCGCTTTGCCAAACACTTCGGTAATGACCTTTTTCTCATTCTCGATAATTTTTTCCTTATCTATTCTAATAGTTCGCAGAACCATTACTGCTTCTTCTATTGTAGCATCCATAATTTTCCAACTTATTAAACGTTAATCACATTTTATTTCATAAGTCATTTCGAATCCTTTCAAAGTATTCAATGACAAGTATCCCTCAGTTTTTTCGTTATTACTATTGGTATAATAGAAATGAACAAAAGGTTCCTGTATCGCACAGTTCTTTAAAGGCTTTGTATAAACATTTTCAATACGTTCAAACTTTTCGCCATCATAACGGTATTCTTTAAACCATGCCTTCAAGACATCAGTCAGCTCAGTCTCTACGAGATTATCAAATCTCTTCATTAGCTTGTCATATTCTTCAGAAATTTCGTCAAGCTTGTCGAAGACAGACTTTTTCTGGCAGGCTGCGGTATCCAAAGGTTCCTTATAGAATTCATCAATCAGGCCTTCTATTGTGAATATCTTGCCTAAATATGGGTCATCAAGTCCATGTCCGCCTTTTAAGGTCGTGACTTCATAACCTTGAAGACAGTTCTCATGGATATACGGCACGATGACGTATTGTTTGGGAATCGACAGATATTCATCGAAGTGAACGAAAAGAGGATTATCCGCGAAATCAGACAAAGCACGCTTGTCTTCATTTACGCATATTTCTTGCGCGAATAGCACTTCTTCATTGTGGAGTATACGAATTATTTCCTTTTTACTTTTCATACTTGGTTTATTTAAACAGAATTACAAAAGAACTTTATGGATGACGTCAAACATCACTTTCTCGTCTTTATTTCCGGCTTCAAGCTTTTCCTTTTCACGGAGAGCGTCTCTTAATGACCTGTAAACTCCAATGACTGCTGTCGGCGCCTTAAACCATTCGACACCGTCTATGATTTCAGTCTTTACAAGAACTGATACTTGTATATCATTAAACTTTCCCATAGGCTACTTACATTTTACTTTTTTCGGCATATCGTCAGAAATTACATATCTGCAACCGAATATCGAATTAAGTCATTCCACTCGCTTTTGAATATCTTCAAGGTAGTTGTCCACATCAATGACATTCAATGAAATTGAATCCGGCTCGCTGCTACCAAACATCCGCTCTCGCTCAATGACATATTTCTTTTGATGCTTGAACTTATATGAATCAAGAAAATGAGAAATGATGTACATATTAGAAACCTTTACGATGTTTGCAATCTTGTAATCTTCATCTATAACTGTATTGATAAAAAGCAGTAACATCTTCCGGAATAAGTCTGGATGTTCCTTAGCGGCAATTTCATTATATGTGAACATCATACGGCGCTTGTTACCATCATAAGACAATACTCGCTTGATTTCAAACATATCCTTGCAGCTGTCTATGACATACTGAGCTTCGTGCATCTCGCAATCATACTTGTCGACAAATTCCTTTCCGTCAATAGAAACAAAGACTTCCGACATTACTTCTTTCTTAACCTGTTTTACTTGCATTTTTACCTCCTTGCTATTTTGTTTCTTATAAAAAACAACATTTTAACAAAAGTAGTTTGAAGATTCTATAAATTATTTTTATTATACTGATAACCAATATATTATAAGTTCATAACTAATCCTCAGACTCTTCCTGAATTTCATTGTCCATAAGAACTGAAATATCCTTGTAGATATTTCCGATGACATCAAAATGCTGGGCGTCAGCTATGCCTGTAATGCCGTAATGGTTGCATCTCTTGTCAGATTTGTTCAGATTGCCATCTTCATCGACATACCCGGAATCCTGCATATAGCGCAGCTTGACGTAACATCCTTCCCGCTCGCAGATATAGACTCCTGCTTTTTCCTTTACCTTATACAATGAAAACATGTGGTCGTGCAAGTCGTGGTGCACAAAAATAATGTCACCCTCGAATATCTTTATCTTCTTTCTGTCCCTGCTGTCGGTTTCGATTTCTTCACAGAATTTAGAATGGCCTACATACTTGATGTCAGTACGGTTTCTCAGGATGTCTGCAAGGGCGAGAATATCAGATGATTCTGAAAGGTTCACATCAACCTCCTCCATTTCGCCTTCTTGCCCTTCGACCTTCTTTTCGAAATAGTACCTTCTGATGTCAGCAGGCTCTTCGTAACTTCTTCTATGCAGAGTGACTGAGTTATGTATGTTGTCATACGCAACCTTCGCTATATTCAGAGCTTCTGGGAAGTATTTCGCAAACTTACCGTTAAGTTCGCTTTCGATAAGTCTCAGATTCTTGAAATATCCAGCAGAGAAAATACTGTACAGCTTCTCGGCATTCGAGTCATCATACCCGTTTGCTTTCGCTTGCTTGACAAAACGCTCAATAGAGACGTACTGCCGTAATTCGTCATACATGTCTTTCCATTTCGAAAGCTCCTGCATTTTTTCGAAGGTTAAATTTTCATTGTTCTTTTCCATAACTTTTATCATTTAAGTTTTTTTGAAATCGTTGACAAGCTCCTTGACTGATAACGTTATCGAACAAGGTCCTGACGCAATCACGCCTACATAGTTCAATGAATTCTTTTCAAGTCATTTGAGAAGCTCGTCAAACATAAATTTTCTTTCTTCGTCAAACTTTTCGTCTTTCAGTTTAGCGATTTCACTGCATGCGACTTCAACATCAAGCTCGCCTATGTCTTTACCGGCATATTCTGAAGCTATTCGTTTCGAAAGTTCAGAATTGATACAGCTCCTAACTATATTTCTCCGATATTGTCGTTTCATTTCCTTATTGTTTATGTAACTGACTCTCTTCATTTACAGTAGAAATATAATGCTGAACTGCCACAAGAGCGGAGTCATATCCAAACTGGTGCAGTATTGAGAAAATCTGTTGCTCTTTCGCCTTCGCACACTTCTCCATTTCCACCTTATGACATTCATCTTTCCATTGCGCCATTTCGAGCAAGTCTTCCCTTAGAGCTTCACGTAAGGCGTCGAAATCAACCACGTCGTACACCTGGTACGCGTTAGACATCTGTACTATCTCTTCTATTTTTTCCTTATCTGTAATCATAAGTTATTTTTCCATAGCTTTCTTGAAGTCTTCAAGCATACTTTCAATATCATAGGTATCGCCTTGCCCTGCAAGACCGACCTTTATGTAATTATAGGAATAGGCATTCTCTTCAAGCCATTCGCACGCTTTCTCAATAAGCTTAGACTTCTTACAGTCGTAATTTTTTACCTTGCTGGTTTCTCTAAACCACACCTGCTTTGCCTCGTCAACGAGAGCGTTTACCTCTTCGACGGATTCCTTGACATATAGGTCTCTCGAGTCTCGTGCTCCGGACGTAAGGTGTATCTTCGTCATGGTATCCATTCTAACTGCTCCGCGGAAATCATCCTTATGGACATAGACAAATTCATCTACGGCATTGGTGACACGGAAGCTGACGCTTACGTTTACTGTTCTTGTCACTAAAAATTTTTTATCATCCATAACCGCGGAAATTAAGAATTAACTTGGATTTTCTTTGTACAGACAGTAGCAGCGGCATAAATCACGTTGCCTTTGTACAAAAGGCGTTCAAGATGGAAGCCGTCAAGCTTGTCAGAAAAGTTTATCTGATATTTAATGTCATTGCTGTTATATTCTTTGTCGATGTCATCTTCTTCGTACCATGACATATCCATATTGTCTGGATTCAGAAACTCACGTATGCAAACTTTCTCTTTCATCAGTCTGTGGTCGGGGGTATCTGTCCATTCATAGCTGGTTCCTCCGTATAGATGGGCGAGACAAACCGATTTCTGATACCACCTGCCGGATTTCGGCTCATAACATTTTGTCCTATAGACAATACTTTCCATTTCCATAATTGAAACTATTTTAGGTCATACATATTTTCTGGGGCCTCGATAGCAAGACCCTTTCTTATAAGATTCCGGTAATCGATGTGATGACTGTTCAGCCAGTCGAAAAATTTGACGACATCTTTCAAGCTGACGCTCGTCATACCCTCGCCATACGTCCATCTCTCGAATTCATATTTGTCGTTAATGCCGAAAGTAGCTCTGAGGCTTGCCTTTTCGTCTTTCGTTATTTTCGACATCGAGCGCAAATACGGCTTCACGTCGTCTATATTGCAATAGAACGGACTTTCCTTGATTTGTATCCGGTAGCCGGCTGATATTAGCGTACATTCATAATGCACGCCTGATTTCCTGTCGCAATAATCAAGCTTGACGCCGTAAGGAACTCGACTTGCGAGGTCCATAGACAGAATGCCTGCATCCGGTAACCTATCCTGATTCTGCGTTATTTTAACATTTTCTTCCATTTTGCTTGTTTTAAGATGTTATTTTTGTTTTTTCTTGTATTGTTGCTTAATTCTTAGTGAAAGTGTCCCAGAATCGATGTTTCACGCCTAATTTCTCGTTTTCCTCAATTCCACGGCGTCATCAAACTCCTGCTTTCTTATATCAAGTATTATTTCTTCCCTCATCTCCTTGACGTCTTGCCGCGAACAGTCATAGCAATGAGCCTTGATTTCCTTGTTAGTCGGAATGAGGTAATCACTTCTAACGGTAAGTTTCTGGCAATATGACTGCATAGGCAGTATCAGGACAGAAATAATAACGGATATTTTTACGAATCTCTTCATAGTTATATCTTCTCGAATTCTTCTTCAAGATTCTTAATTTTCTTCAAGTTCTCGCTCTGAATGAAATTGACAATACTTTTGCATCGTTCGGAATCTCTGATTACGACATCGCTTTCATGTATTCCTGTAGTCAGAGTTATCGGAACTCTGTCCTTAAAATTCTCAAGCTTGCGATTTTCTGTCTTGAGCAGCTGTATCTTGTTATAAAGCGAATCAGCCGCCTTAAAGTCTTCCATTATCATATCTCTTATATTTTTATATAAAAAACAACGTTTGTGAAATCATTCAGCCTAACCACTGACTAAAAATTTTTTATGTTATTATTCTGTCTGTCAAGAAGGAATTCGTAGAGCTTCTTGAGCTTTTCATCATTCTCATCGCATTCAGCGGCTGAGCGGCAGTCTGCCGTAAGATGTCCTATCATAGCGCTGCATTGAAATGTATTCAACAACGATACATCAAGTTCAGAATACTTGCCGTTAAGCAATTTTAACAGAAATGTCTGTTGTTTCTCGCTCGACTGTTTCAAAGGCGTGTCAAGCAATCCTCTCAAGATATTAGCCTTCCGATTTTTTGAATAGTTCAAAGAATACACCTTACAGGACGTCAGATAGCTGCCGATATATTCTTCGGAAGGAAAGCCACGATATGCGACAACCTTGTCAATCGCATCCTGCCAGTTCTTCTCAATCTCTTTCGTCACTTTCTGCTTTCCGCCTATATTAGAGGTTTTGAACTTGTCAGGGGTAACGGTGCCTATTAGGAAACGTTGCTGTCCTGTACCCTTTTTGTACTCATCCAGATAAACATAGCAAGAGACAGATTTAACCTCAGCGCATTCCATCTCAAATGTATTCATATCCCGGTCTGAAACAACCGACCACATAATCTTCTTCTTGTAATTCAGCGTTGCAACAAGATAGTTCTCACGAACTACAAAATGTTGGTACATCTTATATTTCTTGCCGTCGAGGTATTCGGTCTCGACAAGAACACCGATTTCACTTATGACGTAATTGCCGTCACAAAGGACGCCTTTAAGGTTTTCGCTTTTGATGAACTTGTTCACCTCATCATAAGACACTTCGGCAAACTTGCCGTCGCAAGTATCAAACTTTATAACTGCGTCCAGACACTTTGTCAGGCTCTTCGTATTTTTTCTAACTTCGAATTCCATAATTGTTTTGTTTTGAATTATTTCTGCTTTGTTAGTTGTTCCAGTGTGCATACATAGATTTCCGCAAGACTGAATATACGTTGCTTATCATCTTATCCTGAATTTTACCGGTATCGTCGCCATAGCCGCATTCATGTCTAAGCCTTGATACCTTGTCCATAAGAAGAGACACATATTGGACAGCTGCGTCGTAATGTTCGTATGTCTTGCAGGATTCTATGACTCTGACTGCCTTGTCACAGTCTGCCTTTATAATATCGATTGCTTTCATAACTCTTGATTATTTAATGATACCTTCAATGCGCGACGAACTTTCTTAGTGAAAGTTCTCTTGATTCTCTTGAATGAGTTCTTGTGGGTAGCGCTCTTCTGTGCTGAACATCCTTTCCAGGCGCGCAACTCATCAAATTCAGTTGCGTCTGTATATTCGTGATACAATCTCTTTCCTGATACTTTTATTATTTCCATCTCTTTGTTTATTTTAAGTTTTGTTTCCACAAATATAGTATGAAAAATCTTATTTCTAACAAAAACTGTTAAAAATTTTTATAACATATATGTAACTAACTGATTTTCAGTAAGAAAAATTTTCATTATAAATAAGAAAGCCTATCGCTTTTATAAACGATAGGTCTAATTTCAAAAGAATTATTTGACAGACTTTATTCGATTTTGTGGAAATGGTCTTCACCGTAAATCAACGCGCAACCTCCCCATGAGCCGTGAATCTGACCGATGTCGTCAATATATTCAACTTCTCCTGTCTTGCCACTGTATTGAGGCTCGCCAACCATAAAATCGATTTTAATCTTATCTCCAGGCTTAAACAATGACTTCACCATTTCTACACTGTGCTGCGACTCGCCTATAACTTTACTAAACGTTTTCAATTTTCCCATAATGATATAGTTTATAGATTCATTTTATTTATCAATTTTGGAATTCTTCGTTTTCTTCGCAAGAATTATCTTGCTTACGTTCGGCGGTTGCAAGCTTTCTCATCAAAAAATTATAGAATATCACTCCAAGGTAGCCAGACAGATAGGCAGCTGTCTCCATGTCGTGTATGCTGCAGAATTCAAGTATCCTGTCTTCAAGATGGCGTTTCTCGTGCATATATATTTTTATCATATCCTTCTCGTTAGTCATATTATAGAAAACTATAAGAAACCTTTTCTCATTGAAATTCCAATAGAGTTCTCCACCGTCATGAAAACCTCTGGACAGCTTACCTTCAATATCCTTCAAATCTTCTTCAAGAAGACCTGCGAATGCACATGACTCAACAATTTCTTTATAGTTATCATTTGTTTCTGATTGTATCAACCTTACATCGACATCAAAAAGAGGTATGCCAAAATTAAATATTTTCATAATTATATGATTTATAGGTTATTAGCAATCTCATTAAGCCTTTCCTTGTAAGACTTGCCTTTTAAGTATTCATTTCTTTCAATAAGCTTCCAGCAGTCCCAATGTTTTATAGGCATATCAGAAGCCTCAGAATAAAAACATTTGGCATCATTATCCCATTCGGCGACAATGTAGAAACAGTTCTTCGGGAATTCTTCTGTCATCAGCAGGACATAGCAATCTGTATCAGGTTCTTCCTTCTTCCAACCATCAAGTTCTACTATAGGCCGGTTGTCTTTGAAATCTGCCTTCACCCTCCTCATCTTATCCTCCATCTCATTTATCAGCTTCTGATTCCAGATAAAGTTCTCCTTCACAAAATTAGTCGCGATTCGCATAAGCTGGCGTTCTTCTTCCCGGTATATCTCGTCACACGCCTTGTTTACAGCTTCTTCGATAGTGATGTTATTCTCACGGTTCTTATAGCTTTCAACCCATTTTGCAGCGATTATCGCTGCTGCCTTATTATCTTTCATAATTTGGGTAATAGGCATACAGGTAACATTATCCATATCAATATTGCCTTTATGGATAATGACATTCTTATACATTTCGGACAATTTCTTTTTCATGTCTCAACTCTTATATGATTATCTTTTTCTGGAATTCAAACAACCTGCTTCCGAAATACACATACGGACAGTCATCATAATCTATCACCCATCCATCTTCAGGCGCCGTATATACTGTATCAGTCCTTCCTGGAAACGATAATGTAAGAATCGTGTCTCCTTTCTTATAGAATCCTTGAATATCCTCGCTTATAAAAACTTTCTCACCATAATTATGGTATGTAAAGTCATTGCACTTGACATCAGCAAGCTGAGACGTAAAATCGATGAGGTTCTGCACCACATAAAAATCGATGTCGCTCTTACAGAAAGCTTCTATGAGTTTGTTCAGAAATCTGACGTTATTGTCATATACCTCCCTGCTTGTAATACCCATACCGTTAAGTTCCACTGTAAACGCAGCGGTATGTGCTCCTGACATTACATGCAGGCTTGTATTCCTGATAACAGCATTCTTTATCGTATCATTCGCGTCAACCAAGGCATACGGTATGTCATTCTCATTACAGAACTTTATATAGTTGGCTGCGTACCTGTTGTTGTCTATGACTACGCAGTTAAGTAGATTCGGAGAACAATGCACGTCCATGACGACATCGTAGTCGGAAACATTCTTCAAATCAATTTCAGATGCGTGGCGGTTCCAGTCGTAGCCGTTAACGCACCTCACATTCTTTTTACGCGCCTCCTCGCTTTCAGGCAGGACAAATAGTTTCCAAGGGTTTTCTTTAACGACATCATGACAAACCTTTATTGCATTCTGTTCGTCTCCGTGGACACCCGCTATCAATAAAATATTCTTATTTTTCATAACTATAAAACTTCTATGTCATAATAAATTTCTCTCAGCGCCTCACAGAATCCCTCATTATCATTTGATGAATCTGCCGCATCAAGGTGAGCCTTCAAAGTACTCATAACTTTTTCAAACGATTTGTCTTTCTGCTCAGCCATTGTCATAGCAGCATTATAAGCAGTCTTGTAATCATTCCAATGTTTTTCAGCTATGTGTGTAGCTTCGTCGGAATTGTGTCTTTCAATAACATAGTTTTCTATCATAACTCTAAAATTTTTCGGATGTTCGTAATATCTTTTTGTTTATATCTTTCTTTCAGACCAGCTAAAAACTTTGAGCTTTCAGGAGATTCACTATTACATCTCCATATAATAATATCATTATCCATAAGCTCGATGTCGAGAAACTGCTGTATTCCATTCATATCCGTGAAATCTTTATAAGACGCCCTCAGAACATCACATGGCGGCTGTCTGACAATATCTTCATTTTTGCACAAATCCTTATATAATGAGTACTTGCAACGGAACTGCTTCTGAGTTACCGTAAATCCAGACTCATATAAATCTACGATTGCTACTAATCTATCTCCTAAAATCATTTTAACTATGTTTAAAGCAAATTTGTCAGGCAATACCTTAAAGCGGCATCTGCAGCCATTTCATAATTTTTCTGAAATTTCTTATCTACATCATTGCCTTTGACAACCTCCATCCCATTATCATTAGCGACAAGCCAAGTGTATTTGCCTGTACAGTAAGCATTTATTGTACTGTCATAATCATAGATTAGACAGATTTCCTTAGGCAAGATTGTAATGTACAGCTTATGTCTTTCCCTCAGCCATCTGATGGCTGTTGCAAGAGTAGGCGCATAAATTCCTTCTTCATAATCGAACTTACTTGTCGGATAAAAGCATCGCGTACGGCATACCCAGTCAAAACCTTTGCCATTCAAAAGTTTCGCGGTTTTCTTTGATACATATTCTTCAGATTCGCTCATAATTATACAAGATTTATTAACGTGTATTTCAATGCAGCTTCCACCGCCTCTTCGTAAGTCGTGAAATCCTTATCGCTCTCATGCAATATCGAATGAGGCGACTTACGATGTATCGTGTAGCCATATCCGCAGAAACGAGTCACACTGCCCTCTATTTCTTTCGCTTGCCCGACGTCGCTTGCGTCCATCATATCAGCTGTCATGTCATAGTTGACATTCACTTCTATAATGATTCCCTTGATGTCTCGAAGCCACTTCATAGCGAGGGCCTGAGTTATCTTTGGATAAACCGCTCGATTCGTACTATACGGATTAAGAACGTATGTATCCGTATATTCCCAGCCGTACTGTTTGTCGTACAGGAATTTAGCTGTTGCTTCGTCTATATATACGTCTGTCATAACTACTTATTTATCAACATTATATGAGCACCACGTCGTATAACCGCATTTATTGCATGTATATCCTCTGCTGCCGTCAGAAGCAATATCGAACTGCCGAAGCTTCTCGCCGCATTTTGGACAGATGCTGTTATTATAGTTCTTCTTTTCAGAATGCCTTGTAAGAATGCAGCCGAGCATAAAGAATGATACGACTGCTAAAATCAATAAAATAAATCCTATGCACATAATCTTATAACCTTAAAATTTTACTTTCAAAACAATTATCTACAGGGAAATCATGAATATCGGTACAAAGCTCACAAAATTTGTCAGAGTATGTGTTATAAGCCCAATCACCTGTAGCGACATACACAACAGCAGGTATGACAAACATCGATATAATCATGCCTATGATAAAGAATGGCAGAAATATAGCAAACCATATAACGTAGTATGCTATACAGAATATCAGGTACAGTAAAGCCATTAAAAGTTTTGCGATACGTACTGAATAGACAGCAATCCTTAATTGCTTCATCTTGCTTGTAATTGTCGATAATCTTAAGTTTGTCATAATCGTTTATATTATATTTGTTAATGCGTATTTCAATGCAGCCTCGACTGCCTCTTCATAAGTTTTGTAGTCATAATCTACATTTGCCCCACTTTTATGATTTAACGAAGAATCAGCAAGGCATATAGTGTACTTATATTGATAGCAAATGTAACTATACTCAATAGAGATAAAGACATTCTTAACCTCTCTCAGCCACTTCATTGCCATCTGTGGAGTCGGTGCAGATACTAAATCAGTCCATTTGTTATGGTTTGATGTCCCGAAATTAGTATAGTACTTATTGATTTCGCAGGATTTAGGCCTGTCCAAATCATATATTACGGAGCACATCCAATCGAATCCCTTTTCTTTAAGGAGCTTCGCGATTTCAAAACTAACATAATCTTCTCTCATAGCCAATCATAAAATTTAATCAATAAACGTCCAATGTAAAATATTGCAACAGCAACTAATGTCATCGGGAAAAATATACCTATTAAATATCCGATTATAATTAGAGCTATCATATCTATTTCTCCTCCCATTCTATTTTAGACGTAGAAACATATCCTCGTCCGGCGATACCTGCCTCTATAGCTTGTTCTTTAGTATCATATATGGTATTACCGGCATAAATTCCTTTCTCAGACCTGTAAATGTTTATCCATTTTTCATGCTTTACTGGAGCCATCATGAGGTCTGCCTTATTGTCACCACTTGAACTTGAATATTCACCTTTTATAGTGTAGTGAACCGGATATTCATAATCGTTCTCATCTATTAACGCTATAATAGGATATTTTTTGTCTTTACAGTCATAACATATTATTCTGGCCTTATGTCCATCTCTTGTGCAGATTGGACAACCTTTCTTAGCATCCTCTAAATTAAACGGTTTCATTTTCTTTATTTTTAGTCGATAACTGTTGTAACAATGCGTCAGCGCAAGCTACCGCGAATTTTGCGACTCCAACAGGAATCGAATGTATTTCACCTTCTTCATAAGCTTCTACTATTGTATGACGGAACTGGTCGTAATTGGCAAGAATGCCGTTCATTGCGGATATTGCAACCTGTGTTCTCTTATCAAGAGCATAATCAGACATAAACCCTTTGAACTTGTTCGCGTCCATTGTCATAACCTCTGGCTCATTGTTATCATTGATAACCTGCCACTTATCGACAGGCGTCATATCAAATTTAAGCAGACCAGTACTGTCAATATATGATACAGTCCCATACTCTCTTGAATAACCGAAGTTATCGACAATCTCTCCTGTTTGTAAATTCTTTGCTTTCATATCATAAACCATTCAAATCCCTTTATAAAATCACCAAGGCTTGGAGTAATTATATATTCAGTACCATCCTTTCGTTCTATGATTCTGTAATAGCTGCCTTTGATTTCCTCAATTTTCTGCGACGCATCCGGGAACTTCTCACATGCCTCCACTATCCATGGATGGGAACGATACTTATATTCGTGCCAAACAGAACTGTGCAAATAGTAATTATCCAATTGTACAAAGGCCAAATTTTTATCTCCAAAACTGGAAATAATATCACTAATGAGAAGAGATATGACTGATTGTATCATCGCATTATTGAATAACCATTCAGCCTGTTCCTTGGTAAAATGGAATACTCCTATCTTATTGTTTATTACAACTTTCATAAAATCATTTTATATAAAAAACAACATTTAACATTAAACCTTGCTCATTCTTCCGCTTTCAACCTTGAATGCCTTCATGACGAATTCCAGCAATATAGGCATAGTCCTATTTCATTACCATTCTTGTATCAACAAACAGATTTTTACTGTGAAGATATTCGCAGAATGGAATGGCCTGATTCCAGCTATAGAATTCTTTTGACCTCAGAACAGACTGATATTCATCATGATATATTACTACTATAACCATAGGCCTATAAAAGTTTCGTTAAGCAATACTTGATGGCATCCATAGCAGCCTCTTCATAGGTATTGTATAACGTATTTAATACAAGACGCTTTACCTCCTCAAATTCTTTTTGTTTTATGAATTTTATTGCAATACCATATTGGTATTTTTCGTTTTCATCTTCCTGATTAACGTTACTATAGAGTTCATAGTCTATTTCAATGAATAATTTATGTACTTCTCTCAGCCACTTCATTGCTATTTGAAGCGTCGGCGCCGCATAGACATTAGTATCGATATATTTCGGAATTTCATTATTGTTACTAAAAAGAGACGGAACCTCTGTATCCTTTGTTGAATAGAAGAAATCAATCACCTTTTTTTTATTTTTCGTAAATGCCGTACGTAATGACGAAGGCAGTTCCTCATAAAAAACTTGCCAGACACTTTCGTTAAATCCCCTTTCTTTAAGAAGCTTCGCAATTTCGAAGCTTATGTAATCTGCTTTCATATCCTTAAATTAAATTTGTTACACAATCTTTAATTGCTGCTTCACAAGCTGCTTCATAGGTATCATAAACAGCATGACCGATTTTAAAAAATTCTGATGGATTACTTTGTTTTTGAATAGCATAAGAATATCCAGCTGCTTTTTTATTATTCGATAACTCATACTCGTCATAGTCCATTGTAATAATGATGTTTTTAACTTCTCTCAGCCACTTCATTGACACTTGAAGTGTTGGTGCTGAGCATAATTCATCTATACCGTCAAGGTCTTTTTCAAAAGAATCAGCATAGTAATATAAATTCCCTTTCGTCGAATACCAATCTAAGCATTTCCAATCAAATCCATTTTCTTTTAGCAGCTTCGCAATTTCGAAGCTTACGTAATCTTCTTTCATATCTTATTCCTCATTTTTTTATTCTCAATTGCATTCACTTTATAATGTTCTTCCCAGAAGTAGTCGATGAACTCCTTCGGCACATGATAGAACTCTCCGAACTTGTCTAAGCACCACTTCATTGCAACTTGAATCTCAGGCGCTGAGAACAGCTCCGTTCCGCCTCCGTTGTAGTCGTCCGTCTTGATTTCCTCGCAGTTGAGGTAGTGGCTTTCCGCGTCACCTATCCATAATGCGGACACGGGCTCGCAGAACCCATTCGCCTTCAGCCACACGGCCGTCTCGTATCCAACATATTTTCTGTCGTCTCCCATAATTATAAAAGTTTGGTTAAGCAAATTTTGATGGCTTCCATAGCAGCCTCCTTATAAGTTTCATAAAAGACAGCTTCTACGAAATCAGAGAGCATGCTCTCATAGTCAGAATCTGTTTTTTGTAAGACGACATAATACCCTGAATGTCCTCCACAAGCAAAAGAATCAAGCATTATCTGTATGTAGATATGCTTTTCTTCCCTCAACCACTTCATTGCCATTTGAAGCGTCGGGCATTTTATTCTGTCTTGCGAATTCTTGACGGGTGTGCCTTTATATTCAAAAGGCCATCCTCGATACAAAGTCACACCTGACTCGAAATATTCGTAGCAAGCATAGCAAGTTCCGTCAAATCCTTTTTCTTTAAGCAGGTTAGCGACCTTAAATGATACATAATCTTCTTCAACCATAACTACAATCTTTATTTGTTATAAATCACCTCTATCATCGTCCCAGTCGGAATATATGTCGTATGCCGCTCCGACTAAAAATCCGATTAACAATATTATTAAACACATAATAACTAATCAATCATAAAGTAATCTTTAACCAAATCTTCGTTTTCTTCGAGGAACAAATTACATTGTTCAAGCGTACGAAATGCAAGGAAATAATAGCGAGTCCAATACTTAAACACTTCTATTTTATTATTTGAGCGTACAATCACGTATTTATCAACATCATCGTCTTCCCACTCCTTATCAGTAATAACACCTCCAAACCTATTGTCATTTGCCATTATCTGACTGATTTGAGCCATTGCAAGTGCTGACTTTGCTATCTTCTCCGTAGCGAATATACCATGTCCACCACATCCCTTCGTGCTGACAGCGCCAGTAGCCTCTATTCCTCCGAAGCCGCATATGGTGAATCCATTTAACTTACTTACGGTATCTCTCCACCTGTTTCTAATCCGTTTGAGCTTAATACATTCAAACGTGCTATTCTCTCTATCTATTTCGTATCCTTCAGGAATATCGGTTTTCAACTCGATAGTTTCTTGTAAATTCTTTGTGTTTTCCATAATCATAAAAGTTTAGTTAAACAATACTTGAAAGCGACCTCATAGGCATCACATTTATCCTCATAGAATTCGAAGCTATATGGCTTTCCGCTTTTCACTATAATATTCGGTTGGTAGGCGTTGACATCACGCATCTTCTCATGGACAGTGTTCATAAAAACAAAGATTTTATGCTTTATAAACAACCAGATACCTACTTCAAGATAAGTGGGTGCGGAATAAAAGTTTTCATTATTGCCGTTCCAGTCGCATAATTCGATGTCTTCTGCCTTTAATTCATTATAGTTGTTGTTCCAATGTATGTAATAAGCGTTTTCTTTTTCGTGGAAAAACTTTATTTTCAGAAGGCGAGCAAGCTCGAAGCTGACTCTCTTTGTGTTATCTTCACCTGCATTCGCTCTTAATATCGCCTGCAATGTCTTTTCGTTCATCATAGGCAATAACGACCTTTCAAGAACTTGATTCTCGACATAATCTTTTTCAAAAATTTCAGACATTTTATTTTTGTCTGTATTTTTGATGTTCTTTTCTTCAGCTGTTCTAATAGACATTGTCATATCTCATCAATTTTTTCCATCAAATCATTAAGAGCGATTCTTATCTCAGTATATTTCTTAAGATTCCTGCTTGCGTCAGGCGTACCGCCTATGCAGTCATCAGGAATATCAAGATTTGCCAACGACGTAATTTCCTTAACCTTCTTTATAAGCAGAGATGTCGAATTAGGCTGCTTGTCGCACTGTAGTGAATCAGAAAGTTGATGTATCAGTTTTCCAGAAACTTCATCAGAACTTATGTCCTCTAAATCTTCGGAATCATCATATCCTTCTAATTTTGCGTCAGCAGCTTCTCTGTCTATTTCGTCAAGTCTTGACTCTATATCTTGTATGCCGTAGTCGACCTCAACCCTTTTATTATACGTCGTTACAATTGTCAGTGCCTTTTGGAAAACATCACTACCTTTGATATTATATGTCGAAAAGGCACAGAGGCATTCATTTATCGATGTCCAAGCACAAAAGCTCTCATTCATGTCTTTTTTGTCAACACGATAGCAAGAACCTTCTGTATCCTGAATACGTAACCATATATTGTATTTTTCTCTTACAGCATCAATTTTATCAATAATGACTGCTCTCTTTTTCTTTATTTGCCATCCGTAAGTATCTCTTTCGAATACCCAATGGTATAGGATGTCATTCTTGACAAGCTTCTTAAACGTTTTCTCTGTCTTCTTTGTTTTCATGCCTAAATTATTTTTATGAATTAAGCCATAATATCAGTTAAGTTCTACTCTTTGATATGTCGCCTCTGACTCATTATGAATATTCCAGTCATCACAAAATCTGACAGCATCTATCTCTGACATGAATGCCGCCTCTACATGGACTTCCGGGAAATATGTCCGTTGATATTTGCCGAAAGTTGTCACTAACACTACAAAAACAAAATCTCTTTTCATAATTCTTATCTTTTATTTCCTGCTTTGAATTCCGGTTTCTTCTTGAACTTCCACCATTCTCTTCCGTCATAGTCATCTCTTTCAAACCATGTACCGTCATTCATAACGATATAACCTTGTACATATTGCTTCCCGTAATCGTTATCATACTCGAAATTGACGTTTTTTAAGAACTCCTCATATTCTGCATAGCTATAATTCGGTATAAGGGAAATATAGCGTTCTTCGTCTTCATCAGAAGTATATGTCTCCCATATCTCCGCATAGGCAATGTCAGTCGGAAGCTTGCCATTTCTTGAAAGTGTCAACAGAATTTCATCTTTCAGATTCATAAGTTCGTCATCTTCACAGAACATATCTTTTGTAATTTATGTTAACAACTTAGGTCACAAGGTCTTGCACCGCACTCATCACATGCAACAGGTGAATAGTTACATCCGCAGACGCAGCTGCCACCAGATGTTGCACGGCCGCATTCCGGACAAATTCCGTCCATTTCTCCGAAAGAATCTTTCCAAGGGTCACAGCATCCGTAAATATCTTCAAGAGTCTCGTCATAGACTTTACGGCGTTCTTCCACCGTCATTTCTTCAAATTTCTTTTCCATAAGCTTATTATTTTAGTTATTGTATCCTTACAGCGTGGAATCCGAAGATATACCCTTGAAAGTCTTTAGGAAACACACAGTCGTCGAAGTATTCACAGCCTTCTATGATTTTCTTATACTTACCGATATACTCGCCATTCTTATGAGGCCTGAATCCTCCCCACTGTCCAGCATTCTCCGGATGATGGAAAATCGGATACATCCAGATGACGAATACCTTGGACTTGTGGTTAATAAATTTCTTCAGGTATTTCTTCGCCTGCTCGACGTTGTCACAAAGGCCGTAAGCTGTACCAAGGTATTCCTCATTCTTTTTCATGCCGGCATGAGGATTGTCTTTCGTAGGCCTTTCGAAATATTCCATTTCTTTAAAGCTCCACCAGAAACCTTGTTCAAGGTCCCTTGTCTGGTCAAACGCATAACTTGGAAAATTCCCGTCATATCCAATGTACACGCCTTCACATGGATGGAACTCGTTGAATTCGCTCTGCTCCAACACCCAAGGCATATCGAGTTTCCTCACATCATAATCTGGGAAACCGGAATCTTTCCTGATTTTTTCTTCCGTATCAAGGAGGCTCTTCATAAGCTCCTCGCTTGTTGTTAATGTTCCTAACATAGTCTTATGTTTTTCTGAATTACTTATTACGATACAACTATCTTTAATCAATGTTCTTTCTCTTCTTGAACATGAGCTTTTATATTCGTATCTTCAATTTTAACTTCTTCCCAATGTAGTGCGATACGATAACCCATAAGGTCAAGATGAAAAGTTTGGTGAACGACACCGCAAACAACGTAAAATATATTATGCGGATTTTCGTAGTTATATTTTGAAGGAACAATATCTGCACCTCTTTTTACGAGTTCTTCTTTAATTAACTCTCCGCATTTCTTCTTGCCTCAGATGTACCAATTATGACTTGTTTCCATTTTAACATTTTATTTTAATAGTTTAACACAATCTTATTTTTATATAAAAAACAACGTTTATTCCACAGCCTTTATGTTTATCTTTGATTTCACGACATATAAGATGTCACATGTTTCAGTGATGAGGTCCTTTATCTCCTGAGTATCCTTATAAGCCTGAGGCGACTCGTCAAGAGTTCCTTCGCATACTGTCGTCGAATAGACTCCCTTCATAGATTCCTTGAAATCAGACATAGAAACCTCTCTTTTCGCTTGCGACCTCGACATCCTACGTCCTGCTCCGTGCGAGCAGGAATTCAGCCATTCGCCGTTTTCCTTTCCGACACATACCGCAACACCGTCCCTCATATTAAAGGGTACAAGAATCTTTATGCCTTTATAAGCAGATATTGCAGACTTCCTGAGGACATGGTCATTAAGGTCTATATAATTATGGGTTGTCTTGACAACTTCAGTCACCTTGATTCCATATTTGTTCAATATGCCGGCAATTATGTCTCCCGTAATCTTATGGTTGTATGCAGCGTACATCTGTGCGAAACACATATCCATAAGATAGCCTTTAAGATTCTCTCCAGTAAGGTATCCTGTTATGTGATTCTTCATAATGGATTCCTGATATTCCGAAAGGACGTTCTTAAATTCAGACATATCTTTATGGCTTGACTTGTATTCATCTTTGAATTTATTCACAAGCTCCTTCATTTTCTGCTTAGGATACGGCGTAATCGTTTTCGACATCCAGTATTTGCATACCTTTACGCCGAAATTCCTTGAACCGAAATGAAGCGTCACCCCGGAATGTTTCTTATCCTCCGTCTCGCCATATTCGATAAAGTGGTTTCCACCTCCGACAGTCCCTATCGAATGATAGAAAACAGCTGGGTCCATATTAAGGCGTTTAAGTTGTTCGATAACCCATTTCTCGCTGACGACCTCAGGTAATCCAGAAAGCATTTCAGGCCAGCGGTTCTTATAAACGCAAAAAGCCTTTGTAAGATATTTGTAGAAATCTTTCTCATCGAAGATTGTCTTGTTGTGGATATTCATACCGAACGGTATCTGGGTCTTAACCTTATGTTCGAAATCAGCATACTTGTCATCAGGCAGACACTTGTCAAGCACAAGCATAGAAATGCTGCAACCTATGTCGACGCCTATATGTTCTGGGCATACATAGTCTCCGATAGTCGCCACAAGCCCACAAGGACCAGATGCGCCGACATGTACGTCAGGCATACAGGCAACTTTCTGCCCAGCAAACGCTCTACAGTTGATAATATCATAAACCTGCTGGTATACTCCTTCTTCTACGGTTTCAGCGAAGATTTTCGCAGTAGCATATTTTCCTTTAAGTTCTATCATCACTAATAAATTTAAGATAATAAGTAATTATTTTCCTGTATTTAGAAGACTTTCAATGTATTCAAAACCGAGACAAGCTCCTATTAGATAATAAGCTCTGTCAAGGTTTAAGCCTGTTTTATAAATATATTCAAGCAAGTCTTCACTTTCGAAGTGTCTTCTTTTCCATGCTTTATCTTCAATAAAAAGCATCACTGTTTCTTGTTGTTCCTTTGTAAGAATTTTATTCAGTGTCACAAGTTTCGATGTTCCCATAATTTTACTTAAGTTTAAGTTTTGAATTGTTTTGACTCAACAAATATAATACAGGAATTTACATTTTTAACAAAAAATGTTAAATATTTTTGATTATTTTTTGAATTGTATTGATTATCAGCTATTTAAAATTTTAATAATCAATTCAACTTTAAACAATTTCAAAAGATGTTGAAGCTCGTGGACATATTCGCATTTGAACCACGCGTACTTGGTTTTGAGTGTGTCCCCAATAATGCTTACTTCAAGATAATGGCTATACGGCGACCATTGCAATACGAAATGTTCCGTAGGCAATAGTAAGTATCTGCCCATATTCTGGAATCCGTTAATTTCAAGAATGTTTCCAGTCAGCGGCAAAAATAAAAAATCCATTGTCAGAACTCCATCAAGTTCTTGATACATCGTAATCTGATGAGGTCGTCCAGAGTTTTTCATCTGAACCCAGTCTCCTATCATCAATAATTTCGGGCTCATAACTTATATTTTTATATTGTCAGCTTCTTGGATAAATCCAACGTCTCGAAGAATATGCTGGAATTCGTGAACATAATTTATTGTAATGTCGGCGCAGCCTATCGATGTCGTCAGCTTGCCGTCAGACAAGGTTCCAAGTACCTTCCCGTTAACTATCACGTCGCAGAAAAGCATAAACCTGTCTATCTGACAGTTGTCTCTTACGAACTTTTCCGTTATAGGAAAGTACTCGATGTCATCATCATCTGAATCATTGAGGTGCACCGCGGAATCCCTCTTCACTCTTTCCCATTTCTTTTCATCGCGGTTATAGGCTACACTGTGTCTGAACTCTATTTTGTCATCGCTTACACCCTTCACCTGTATAGGTATGTTTCCGCAGCTCTTGCCGCTGCTTACATAATCATTCGGCTGTAAATTCTGTAGTAAATTCTTCATGTCCTTAAATTTTCTAATTATTCGAATCTTTGTCAATAATGTCTACAAGCTTACCATATAATTTCGCAATAAGCCAGCCGCTTGCTATAAGTCCTGCCATATAAAGCAATAGCGACACCGGAGCTACAAACTTTACAAGCATCCCTCCTAAAAATAATGCAAGTCCTAATACCATAATCAATAATCCTGTTTTCATTGTCTATCTTTTTTATCTGTTTTACCTTTCTTAACTTCTTTCAGAAATCCTTTCAGCTGCTGAATCCTTTCTGAGTGTTGTTTCTTTTCTTTCATAAATTCTATGAACTTATCGAGTATCTCATCGGAATATAAGGCACCAATCGGAAAACCAATACTTTCTATTCTTCCAGAAATTATCGAGAATATATGCTCATAGAGCTTGATTTCGTCACAACTGGAGACTCTTATATCAATTCCTGCAGATTTTGTTTTCTTAATTATTTCGAGGCCTCTGGTGCAAAATTTCGCATTCAGCTTACTCCTTTCTTCCAGGAATGCCTCGACACGTTCCTTTGTCAATCCTTTTACATCCATAACTTACTTATTTTCACTTTTACCATATTTTGCCTTTAGCCGTTCGTACTGAGCTCTTTCCCTTTTCTCCTGTGTAGCCTTACGCTTCTCTTCTATAGCTTTCTTGCGGCATTCCTCCTCTTCTTTTTCTTTTACAAGCCTGCTATAGTATTCGTCAAGTGCTTCATCAGAATATAGTGCATCTATCGGAAAGGGGATACTGTATCTCGTTTCGCTTTCTCCTCGGAAAGTAGTCTCTTCTTCTATGTGGAATGTACGGTTCCCGTTTATGGAAGCCTCATCAATGAATTCAACACAAATAATGCCGTTCGGCTTTACTTTGACATCGATTCCTTCAGGTGCCTTTCTGATAATCTCTTTACATCTTTTAATAATAAGCTCTTCAACACGGTCTTTCTCCTTTATGAGAGCAAGATGTCTTTCCTTCGTCAGCTTTCCTTCAGAAGTTCGTTCTTTTGTATTCTGAATTGCAGAATTCCATGTTTCCACAAGCACGTCAGGCGTGTCGTAGAGACGGTTTCCCATAGGTATGCAATCTGCGTCGTCCTCGCTGTCAAATGAAATCGGACACTCTTTTACGACATCATGCCTTATACCGAATGCTATGCCAGACCACGTATCATTAAGATAGTCGGTATTTCTCGGATTACCTTCGTCGTCAGTTATGATGATTTTCGGAACAGTACCGCAGAAAGGGCATGGATGCAATTTCTTCATTGCATTGATTATGTCTTGTTTTGTATAAGTTTTCATATCAGTATTATATTAAAATTTTACCAGGTAATTTCCCATTCATCGTATGATGAAGCATGAAATTCAAAACCATCCTCTTCAAGTCTATCCTTCGTTTCATCAAGGCATACCCAATCTGGCTTGAAATCTGTGGCAAAAGACTCCTTGCCGACATAAATTCTATGTGCTCCTTTTTGCATTGCTTCCTTTATACGATTTTTGAATAACATCATAATTATTTTTTACATATTGCTGTAACATCTCTCCTTTTGTCATGATTATCTTCTTTTTATTATGGTTTATTATTTTTATGATACACTAACCAATATCATCTCCTTTTCCCAGTTCGTTATCTTGTACATATAGTACAGCTCAAACAAGTCTTCTATGGAAGTCCAAGAACAACTCAATAGCGGGTTAGGATTGTCAGATGGTGAAGATGCAAGAAGCATTGTCTTCATATATTCTCTACGGTCCTTGTCAAGCAGGTAGTCAGACTCAAACACCTCTTTGATGAGCTCCTTGTGACATTCTATAACTTTTTCAAAGTTTTCTTTGTCAAAGACATAGTATGACGTATCTGTACGTTCTGCTGGCGGTATGTCTAAGAACAATTTCTTTGCATATCCCTTTTTGTCTGCTTCAAACACTGCTCCTATTGCAACTTCTGAATTAAGCTTCGTCAAATGAAGATTCTTTTCTATAAAATCTCCAACATACTCATACTCCTCCTGTATCTTGGAATAACTTGTTTCAAGACATTTCTCCCATTCCTGTTTCAGAATGTTGTAAAAGTAATTTCTTGTACTCATAACTATTCATCCTTAATTCTCACGCCAATTTGTTATATAAATACCGACCCTACCCTCCATGACCATGAACTTATCAATTGGGATAGCAACTAATATCACCAATGCTATCTTCAATAGCTATAAATACCTCCTTGTCGGTATCCATTGCCTTTATTTCCTCAATAAACTTTTCCAATAATATTACGCATTCATCCTTTGCCATAACTATTTTCCTTCAAATTTTGTCTTTAGTCTTTCGTACTCTTCTCTTTCTTTTGCTTCTTTTGCGGCTTCAGCTGCTTCTTTTGCTTTTTTCTCCTCTGCAACAGCTGCTTCTTTCTCTTCTACGAGCTTTTTGAAGAACTTTTCAAGAGCCGTATCGGAATACAATGTGTCAATAGGAAACTTGATACTGACTTTCCTGTCGTCTGCATAACGACAAGGGATGCGCTCACTGATGTAGAATTTGCAATACTTCTCCCTATCTTCTTTAGAATCCTCTTTAGAATATTCAAACATATCTTCGAAAGAAACATAATAGTCGTCGGCATAGACTTGGTCACATTTCTTAACTCCGATGTCAATACCTTCTGGGACTTTTGACACTATCTCTTTCCCTCTTTCAATAATAAGCTTTTTGACTGTCTTAGCTTCTTCTATAGAAGCTATGTGTCTTTCTTTTGAAAATCCTTCTACCATAATTATATTCTATTTGTCTTATAATTCAATTTAGTTACCACACCTTCAAAAATTTCGTAGTACGTCTTCTTGGTTCAGTAATATAGTCATAAAAAGGAGTCCAGTCACTCCAGTACCAGGCCAAAAAACTTTTGTTAGGCTTCCCATGGATTCTCTCGTCTACAACCGTATATACATTGTCTTTCAATGTGACACTTATCACCTTCTGCCCGAACAGAAACCCACGGCTGCCGTTCGACATAAGAAAGTCATTTATGTATGGAAACAGGTTATAGAAATTGTTCCACACCTTTTTGTTTCTCTTCAATGACGGGACCCTTACTGTTATGCCAATGGTGTCATTCCACTTATGTCCTTGGTTGACATAGTGCTTGTTGTCCCTATGGACAATTCTTGGCATTCGATGATATTCTATACCTCTCATAATTTTTTCTTCTTTAAAATTGCTAACTCGCTTTCAAGTCTCGCTATCTTATCTAATCTATCCTTCTCATCTTTCATTATTTCTTTTTTTCTTACGACAGCTCCTTTCACGACCTTGCGCAATCTTAAATATATGTCGTCTTTATCTTCAATGGAATCGTATTCATAGACAAAATAATTATCTTCATAACCGCTCCATTTTTCTTCAACCGTGCCTTTGCCATATTTCGCCTCAAGCGATTTTAAGTAAGTACAGGTATCAGCAACGGATTTTCCAAACAACATGTCTCGAGAAATATCTGCTTCTTTCTTTATGCTTTTGGCTTTGTAATCGTCATCGGATAATGTTTTATCTATTACAGAGGCGGCAATTTCTTTTGTAATGCCGAAATCCTCGTAAGTTTCAAACATATCGTCGATAAGCTCTTTTCTAATCAAATTCTCCATGGCTCTACTTAATATTTGTATTGTTTTGTTATAATTACCATACTTTCAGATATTTAGTCGTTCTGTTCCTTGTTCCAGGACCGCATTTCCACAACATATCGTTTCCGTGTGACCTTACATCAACAACAGTATAGATATTTCCAATCAAACCCCCTTTCTTGTAGCAATCTTGCTACTTTGTAAGAAACATAATCTTCTGTTATCATAATTTTATAGTTTTATTTGTTTTTAACATTCTTTCCCAGTAAGAACAATTACTTTATCTGAATGTCCTATGTCACCCAATTCAATATTATCAAATCGAGATAAGTAAGGATAGAATCCACCTTCACTTTCTCCGTTTGTAATATTTTCCCATGCTATAAATTCAACATCAAAATCAGGGTGTTTTAATAATTCTTCTGCAAGTTCTTTTGCCTTCATAATTTTACCAAGTTTTTAAATATTTAGTCGTTCTGTTCCTTGTCCCAGGACCTTGTCCAAACCAAGGGCCGTGACTTCTTTCATCAACTACTGTATAGACATTGTCTTTCAAAGTGACAGTACCTCCTTCAAGATTCCGAAACATCTTTCAGCTTCAGCACATTTCATAGCAGACTCCTTTAAGTCCTCTGATGTAAGCATCTCATCTTCTGATTCGCTTTTTGTCACTTTATCCTTAATAATCCTAAAATCATTTACTATTATAAAATAAGAAACGCTGTTAAGAAATGTTCGTGTCATAACAATATAATCCGTCACTTCGATATTCTTATTCCTTACAACAACGCCCTTTCCGTTACGGCATGGCAGAATGCTGTAAAGTGTTTCCTTATACTCCTCAAACACAAGTGTAACATTCGTATACTCAATGTTAATATCATTTATCCTATCAAGGACAAGTTTGCAGCTGTCAGATAACGGATAGCCGTCATTATTGTATCTTACTCGGTCTGATGACGAGCAAGTGAACGGTAAAGATTTTTCAAGCGCCTTGTTGATATTAAAAGCTTCATCTTCACGGGTTTTGTCACGCTGAGCAAACTTTGTATATTCTTCTTCAGTCATCATTCTACCATCATAAAACTTATATCCACGGCTTTCCAAAACCTGTCTAAGACAATCGCAACTACCTCCATTGTTATACCACCACAACATATAGCTGTCATCGTGACAATCTTCAAATTTCGTACCTTTATACATACCTCCTTCGAAGCAGTCATTCTCAAGGGGGTCTTCTATTTTTCTTGTAAAGCTGTGGCTGCCTTTAAGACTCATATCGATGTCTGCTTTAGGATAAAGTCTTTTAGCCTTCTCTTCGTCAGTCGATATGTTTTTAACATAGTCGTAATGAACATACCCGTCTTTTTTGTATACATACCATAACGTGTAATATGTACCTCCGAATCCTATTGTTTCCATAATGCTTAAGTTTTGTTTATCAATTTTGTTTTGACAAATATAAGCTGATATTTTTCATTTTTAACATTTTTTGTTAAAAATTTTCAAATTATTTTCAGTTGATATTGATAATCAATAAGTTACAGACGTTAATTTCTTATGTTTATGAATGTATTTGTTCTGTTAAAAGTATCAATCTGGCTGTTAGTGTCTGTTTTTTGAACTATGATGTCATGCCATTCTTTAAGGTCGACCTTGTTCTTAAGCAGATTATTGACGTCAGCGCAGAAATCTTCAGTTATCTTCTGTATGGCCCGACTTGATTCATTGTACATATTGTAGTCGTAAGCTTCATCTATATTCGATATGTACATAGATGTACTGAAGCTGTTAAATATGTTGTAATTCTTTACAAATTCAGAGGCATAGCACCAGATGCAAATAACCTTGCTTGCTTTGATAAGGTATTTGTTATTTTCGTGCAGGAGATACTGGTTACTTGCAAAGTTAGGGTGCAGCAACCCGTATGGCGTTCCATGCCCGGCGAAGATTAGGGTTCCCTTCTCTTCCATAATCGCTTTATCGACGATACTTTCGTAATTTTCGGAATTCTTCGTAATTTCTATAACGTTGACATTCTTCAAATCCTTCCAGATTCCTTTAAGCAGTTCGGTGTCGGTGTCATCCGCATTCGCATATATGACAGTTATAGAATCAGACCCATAAATTTTGTCATGGCTGCTGACATAATTCGTAAGTCTATACTTCTTATACTCCAATGCCTTGATATATTTTTTAAGTCTCTCTATTTTTTCAGAAGTTTCAGTAAGCTTGCCTAATAAATCGTGTTTAAACGCGTTTTTATCTCGTTTAAAGACTTTTTCTATATGAATGTACTTGTTATCATACATGTGGAAAAACAAATGATTATGCGTCAAATTAAACAACATTTTGACTGCCTTCTTTTTATTCCGGCTTTTACGAATCTGATTATTGCTTAATTGATAGACGTCTTTCAATATTTGGCTGCCTTCAGTGATTTCATTAAGGTAGTTGTTGCTGGGCTCGATATATGTATTATGACATGTACGAGCGTAATCGTAGTCTTCTTTATTAAATATGACGAGCTTAGGACGACTGAACACTCCTGACAATGTCTTTTTATCATCGTTTACCGTCATAATATGCACTTCGCAAATAGTGCCTTCAAGGTATTCGATGACATCGTTCAGAGTTATTGAATCGCATAACTCTTTCTTTTCTTCAAAGCTTCCTGATATTGTTTCCATTTTCTGTTTTTTAATATAATAAACAACCTATTTTACAAGACTCAGCAATCTCGTGACATCTTTGTCAGTATGACCGTCCCAATGTTTGCCGTTTTCAAGCTCCTCGCAGTCGAAGTCGTCGAAATACTTCATCTCATAATGATACGTATAAGAGCCTTCAGGCGTATCTATTCCGACTATGAACCAATTGCCGTCAAAACATTGCTTGCCGTCTTCATGCCTCTTGGACTTCCATGCTCTGTCCTTATAAACTTTTACTATTGTCTGGAACAGAATACGTCTTTGCTCATAGAGCTCATTGAATGTGTGATAGCCATCGGAAAGGTCTCCAATATCCTTAAGATGGAGCTCACGGCAAAATTCGGCAAGTTCCAGATTATACTTTCCTTTATCAGAAAGTCTTATGACTATGCCCATGTGCTCGACTATGTCTTCATTCTTTTCAAATACGAGTTCACACGGTTCGAATACCTTAAAGACGTCGTCAAAAGTTTCTACGCCGGCAATGAAAAGGTCTCTGTCGAAATAGAAGTCTATGCTTTTCTTTCCAGAGTCATTAAGGTCCTTCATCTTCGTAACGATTTCAGACTTATCGCATCCTGAAGCGAGCATGTTGTTAAGTTCAGTAACTGCCTTATCAATATGCTCTGTGTCACATACCATGTCTACAAACGACTTAATAGATTTGTTTTTTATTTGTGTCAATTTATTCTTTTTCATAGCTACTATTTTTTAATATCGTACATTCCATCAGGAGCTTCAAGAGCGAGTCCCTTTTCTATAAGTCCTCTGAAATCAAAATGATGTTCGATTTTCCAGTCGTCAAGAATAGGCTGGTTGTAGGTTATAATATCCATTTTTCCTCTTGTGTCATAGTCTTATTATTTAATTTTTTTTCGGTTAATAATTATAGCAGCTACGCAACATAACAGGCCAATTATAAAAGCTATTACTATAATTGTATCTTCTCCGCTACAAGTTGTACAAACAGTAGGACAATCTTTTTCGATAGAGATTTCCTTGTGGAATTCTCGATGACAAGAATCACATACAAATGTACATTCCTTCGTTTTGCATGGAAGGCTGTGATGATTGGCTACACTTGTTCTTGCTCCCGTCATTGACGATGAATAAATTGCTGGATACATAGCTCTAATAATTAAGGTTTAATGATTCATTTTATTTTTGATTTCCTCAATTTCATGCTGATGCTCATTGATTTCATTCACATATTTTCGGTCGAGGCTTTCTATGTCGTTCATAATAGTTTTTTCATTTTTAGCAGAACGAGGCTGTCCGCCCCAAGTACCATACTTTATAATTTTCAAAGCACTTCTTGCATGCTTGAGATTTCTGATTTCTTTATTAAGCTCTTTAATTCTCTGTTCCATAATTCTTATTTTTTATTTGACATTATGTTTTCTATAACCGTCTGAATTTAACTTAATCTATACGGTAACCTCGCGCAGAGGTCTTTAATTAGCTGTTCTTTTTCCTCACTGCCTCTAATAACAGACTCAACTGGAATCAAACTACGGCAGTCGAAGTGATTGGAAATAGGTTTTCTATCATATTCGCCCATCCCATTTATGTTGCCTGCCATTGTGCCTGATACCCTGATTACGAGGTCCTTAAATAAAAGCTGTTTTTCTTCTGGTGCCATAATTCTTATTTTTTATTTGACATTATGTTTTCCTATAACCATCTGATTTTATTCTATCTTTATAGTCACATCCCTTATCGTCAAATCTTCAAGAAGAAGAACTTGTGACGTATATGGGAATCTTTTCTTGCCGGTTAACATATCTTCAAGCCACCATGTTTGTTCATCCTTCATAAGTTTCCCTATGCACAATTTGCTGTCATCTGATATATAGGCGAACAACTTTCCTTCAGGTTCAATGCTTGGATTGAATTGTTTGAATCCGCCGAGGATAACTGCTTTCTCTGTAGTTTTCATAGCTTTTATTTTTTATTTGTTAATACTTGAAGGAGCATCCAATGCGAATCCTCTCATCTTTAATTCGTTCATATAATTCGTATATCCGCCTTTATAAGGCAGATGTTTGTTTAGCCATTCGAAAGCTTCGCATAATAATAAAATCTTTTCCATAACTATCTTACTTTAATAGCGACATAAACTATAATCAATATTGGCAACATAATAAAGAACATTGTCAATCCCTGTTCCAGACTTGATTTCTGGCACCATTCGCACACAGTAGGCATTGGTTCTCCCTTTTTCACTTCAGCATAAAATGTACACTTGCAAGAGTCGCATTTTACAGATACCTGTTCCGCAGACCTATTTCCCTTTGTATGCGCATGCTTGCCATAGAAACAAGAATGAGGTACTATGACTGTCATAATCGTTTTCATAATGATAAGTTTTTAGGTAAGCTGTACCATATTCCAAGATTTAATGAAACCCTTACGAATTCCAAAAGGAATGTAACAGCCTCATTATACTTTTCAATTGTCTTCCAGAATCTTTTGTAATCCGTCCCGAAAACTTTCTGAAAATCATCCATAGATATTTCGGCATAAGAACCCTTTACATTGAAGGTATGCTTCATATTATACAGCTTGAATCCAAACACGTCCATGTCAAAGCATGAACAGGTACGATGTACATTATCGACAACCATATAATACTTTTTCGTATTCGACGTATAATTGTTTTCACTGTAAGAGATGAAGTAATCAATCTTACGTTGGTCGTCATCAAGCCTGCCTTTATAATCGAGACTTTCCAGGAACTTCTTCGCCTTATTGATGGTATCGAGCATGTCTTCAAACTGTTCGAACAGACCAGGAACATTGAATTCCCGCAAGATGTCTTTGTCCTCAACATAGTAAACGCTTGACGACTTTACTAAATGATACGTGTCGAATGCTCTCTCCGTAACATACTTGGCACTGACAGTGTTTTCACTCTTATTGTATTCCCCAAATATAAGTTGGGTATGAAACAAGTGCTTCTTAACAAGGATTTCCATAGCTGTAAGTTTTGTTCTGTTATTGTCTTATCTATAATTATCAGGCGTAAACAAGTTCCTTGCGCATAGTTTTGATTGCATTGTCAAGGCATACTTGATAACCTTTGCTGTCAAGCCTGAATTCACGGCAGATGTCACTTTTCAGGGTATCAGTAAACTTGAGCTCGCGTTTAAGAATCGCGATTTCCTCGATTTTCAGGCTGTTGTTGCCTGACAAGTATCTCTCGACCGTAATCATTCTGTCATCACGTTCGTATTCCTTATCAATTCCGCCGCTGGTCATAGAGATAATCGTCGTTTCTTCTTTCTGCATATTGTTTACAGCCTGGTGAACATAGTTCAGCTCAGTTGTGATACCGTGACGAATTTCTCCTTCAATGTATGTCTTGTAATAAGCAAGACGAGCGAATTCGTCTCCATCAAAACGCTTGCAGGCATTAGTAAGTCCTATCATGCCATATCCGAAAATATCTTCAAATGGAATTCTTGGATACTTGTTGGCATAACGGAACGCACATTGTGAGACAAGCTCCATATAACGAGTAGGGTCGTTTACTGCGTAATTTTCTCTGTTTTCAGTCGCTTTCTTGATAAGTTGCTGTAATTGATAAGTAGGTAACATAGTAGTAAGATTTAGAATTGTTGTACTTTGGGTTTACTTGAATAAGGCGTTAAGTAATCTTTGATAGCCTTCAAATTCTTTCGGACATCCGAATGTTTCTGGTTTTCTGTTTTTCTTTGCCATAACGATAATTTTTTAAGAGTTTTAATTAAATTTGTTTTGACAAATATAACACATTATTTTTAATTTTTAACAAAAACTGTTAAAAATTTTCAATTTTTTTGAAAATTTTTTTCTCAAGCCCTGATTTTCAATCATTTATAAATATATAAAAATAGTAGAGAAATGAGACTTTTAGGTAAAGTTGTCGATAATTTCGACCCAGAATATGAAGGAAAAATAAAATGTCGTATCTTTTCAAAGCAAGAAGAAAAGGATAAATCTGGCGATTATATTATAAATGACGACAGTCTGCCATGGTGCGTCAGGCTCATAGGTAATGATAAGTCGTCTTTCTCGATTCCTGATGTCGGAGATGTCGTTATATTATATAAAGTGAATGAATATACGTATCTCTATGAGAGTATGCTTAAAGTCGATAAAGATGTCAAGACCGACCTTCTTGAGAATAAGAATTACCTCGATGCGAACGTGCTACTGTACCGTAAACTGAAATCAGGAACAACAGTTGGAATCTATTACACGGACGAAACCGGACTTGTTATAGAATCTTCCTGTAAGGACGGCAAAAGGATAGTGTTGTCCAATGATGGAGACCTTTCCATAGAAATAGGGAAGTCATTCATAAAAATGGATAAAAGCAGTATTGAGATAAATTCAAAGAAGCTCCTCATCAATTCGGATAACGTTGTCATAAACGGCGGAAGTGAAAGGCTTATAACCGCGAATGAAGTGATGGATATTTTCAATAAGCATACCCATGGTACGACTCAAGGACCAACAGGCGTACCTTTCATGCCTATCGGTCCAAATTCCATGAAGAAAAAAATAAAGGTCTAATGTGCGACATTGCTATAGACTTTCTTAAATATCTTGCCTATAACCTCAACATCCTGTTTTGAATACAGGTCTTGTTCAATAAGGTTTGCCATATAAGCGTCTACCTTGTCATCAAAATTCTGGTTTCCTATGGTCATGGTTTCGGAATCTGTATCTGTATTCCCGCTTTCGCTGTCGAGTACGACCTTTCCACCTGTAATGACAGTTCTCATACTGTAAGCTTCTTTGTTTACTTCCGCTATCAGGCGCGGGTCGGTCTTAGTCATCTCCGAACATTTGACCTCAAGAATAATGTTGTTATTCGCAAGGACAGACTTGCTTATGTTCTGGATGTCGTTGTAAGGAACAGTTATAAACCTCGGCGACATATTATTTTTGAATGCAGCCACTTTGTTTGTCGAAGTGTCAAGCATCAAAAGGTTTTTCGAATTCCCTTCATCCGCAGCGGTAAGCTCGTATGCGGAGCCGACATTTATTATATTGTCTTTCTTTTGGAAAAGGTGTATATGTCCGTTGAATATGATACCAGCTTTCGCATCCTCTTTCATAAGCTTTGTGTCAGATACTGAATACTTGTTCATTTTCAGACCGCAGAAATCAAGATGTGAAAACATATAATCGAATGAACCTTCATAGCTCTGCAGTTTCTCTTTCGCGACATCTGGAGTATAATACGGCACGAATAAGGCCTTTTTGCCGCTAATGCTCATTTCCGTAATGTCTCTTATAATATGTATCTTAGGTGAGACGTATTCAAGAAAAGACGTAGATATGATGTCGTGCTCGTCATTTTTCCTGGTGTCATGATTCCCGACAATGATATATGTGTCAACTTTTAGTTTCTTAAAAAGCCTGATGACGGTTTCCAACACGATTGTACCGACGTTCATTCTCCTGTCAAGCAAATCGCCAAGCTGGACAAATATGTCTCCTTCAGAAGATTCATTGTTAATCTTGTCTATGACGGCTTCAAGATATTCCGTCATTTTCTGTAAATGCCTTTCATCATCATTCTTGTATCCAAGATGAGTGTCTCCAAGTATCCAAACTTTACTCATTAAATATTCTATTTTAGTTTTATATAAAAAACAACGTTAGAAAAAGAAAGCGTCAAGAATTTAATCCTGACGCCTTCCGTTCATATACAGTATGGAATTTAGAATTCGTACACTATATTAGAATCTCTGCTGATTATTTCACCTTCTATGTCCTCATAATCGGTATCCATAAGTATCTTACAGATATTCTCTCCAGGTTCAAGGTTCTTCTTAGCATATTCGATTGCTTCTTTCTCAGTCTTGAATTCCTGTTCAATAAGGTCTCCGTTACATCTTATCGTATATGCGGTGTATGTATTATCACCACGTACCACTCTATCGACAAAATTACAAAGCTTCTCATCTTCTATCTGCAGTTCGCCGTTTATGATTTGCGAATTAGACCAGTCGTTAGTATCGACATCGCTAAGTTTTAAGTCGCCTCCAAACTTGCTATGTACCCAACCTGCACCGTAAAGGCATTTGAATTTGAACTCAGCCTGTTTAAGGTCTTCTTTTATCTCTTCTTTACTGCCCTTGTCCATATCATATACCTGGATTTCCAGATTCGAAATTTTGGCGGCAGCATTATATTCGTTAAATATCTTATCATCTCCGCCATATTCGTAAGATGCAGCCTTAGTGACTTCGACATTGCAGGTGATGTCACCATTTATAATGAAAGTATCATCATTTACTTTCTTGAATTTCGCATTTTCTCCAAGATTGATATTTCGTATAATGCCTTCTATGGTATATCCTGCACCTGCTCCTTCGTTAACTTGTTTCATGGTTTTATTCTCCATGAACTGCTTATATGTCATTAACTTTCCCATAAGTAATCAGTTTTATATAATTTTTAGCAAGAAAATCCTAAGGTCTTTAGCCTTTGGAATGAATCGTACTAACCTTTGTTATTATAAGTTTTTCTTATATATTTATTTTTTTTGAAAATTCCTAAAAAAATTATGCGTAATACCTCATTACCGTACCTTCATTAGTTTTCAGATTTTTTATGTCGACATCTACTTCCATACACACTTCTTTTTCCCAGATTCTTTATATATTTTCTAATAGTATCTTGATTTGCTTTACCTATAGAACAAAGTATCCATCACTCCAAAATGTATGTTCTTTCCAAAATTCTTTTTTAAGAAAGTTGTAATAATTCAAACACAGATAATGGACACTATCTTGTTTGAGTTTTCTTACAATCGAAGTGACTGAAATATTTGGTGGATATGATATAAGAAGATGTATATTGCCTTTGTCTATCTCCATAACATCAATATCGAAATCAGAAGTTTGTAAAATTTTTGAAACAATTGTTTTACGACTATATCCGGTCTGTATTGTAATAATTGTTTTCTGTATTTACAAACAAATATTAAATGACATCTCAAGTAATATTTGTGCCTGTTTTTTGAAGTATAATTATTTAGAATAATTTTACAAAAATAAAAGTTTTTTGTAAATTTATAAATATAGAAAGTTATAGTTACTGTGAAAACGATTTATAAGACATATAAGTTTAGAATGTATCCAAATACGGAACAAGTAGAGTTGTTAGGTAAGTATTTTGGATGCACTCGCTTCGTCTATAATTATTTTCTCAACGAACGTATGGAGCAATATAAAGCTACACAAAAGTCTGATAATTACTATGACCAAGCTAAGAAACTAACTCTATTAAAGAAGCATGAAGAATTTGTCTGGTTAAATGAGATTAACAGTCAAACCTTACAACATAGTTTGAGACATCTTGAATCTGCATATCTTAACTTCTTTAGAGGAAATGCGAAGTTTCCAAGATTCAAATCAAGGAAAGACAGAAACTCTTTTGTAGTGCCACAATTTTGTTCTGTTGTTGGCAATTCTATATCATTACCAAAATTCAAGTCTAATATAAAAATAAAGAAACATCAAGAAATATCAGGGAATGTACGTTCTATGACAGTATCTAAAGATTGCGATGGAAAATATTATGTTGCTATTCTTACAGAACAGTTATATGAACCAATACAAAAATCTAATAAATCTGTCGGAATTGATTTAGGATTAAAAGACTTTGTTATTACGTCAGATGGAAAAGTTTACAAAAATCATAGATATACAAAGAAATATGAAAGAAAATTAAGTAAAGCACAGAGGCATCTTTCTCGTAAGCAAAAAGACAGCCGTTCTTTTGAAAACCAAAGAAGAAAAGTTGTCAAGATTCATAAGAAAATTTCAAATTCAAGAAATGATGTATTACACAAGGTATCAACAGAACTTGTCAGAAACTATGACATAATCTGTTGTGAGAACCTTAACGTAAAAGGAATGATTAAGAACCATAAACTTGCAAAGCATATTGCTGATGTCAGTTGGGGAACATTCGTAAACTATCTTGAATACAAGTGTGAAAGGGAAGACAAGACTTTAGTGAAGATTAACAGATATTTTCCAAGCTCACAGACTTGTAGTGACTGTGGATATATCAATCAATCTATCAAAGACTTGTGTGTACGAGAATGGACTTGTCCTAAATGTGGTAAACACCACAATAGGGACTTAAATGCTGCTATCAATATCCTTAGAGAAGGATTAACAACTCTATCGGCAGGGACTGTCGATTACACAGGTGGAGACGATGTAAGACTTGCTTGCAAGCAATTGTCTGCGAAGCCTGAAGCCCACAAATCTTTAGTTTGTGAGTAGTTCATAAATCCAATGATAGCCAGATTTATCAAGTATGAATGCTATGTTCAAAACGGTATTCAAAGCACAGTATTCTATCTCTGACTCTTCAGGCTTGTTGCCGAATAAATGTGGAAGCATCTCATCGGTATTGACGATTTTAACTGTAGAACCGAAATAATCATCCTGTATGCTGTAGTCATTATTCGCAAATTCGTCATAATGAGTTATTTCCATAAGCTCGTCGGCATTCTCCTCTTCATCGCATCTATACGCGAATTCATAGTTACCAAGCTCTACACCATTCTTAGAACTCTCATTGATAAACTGGCTGTAAGTAAGTAGCTTTGAGCTACCCTCGGTAAAAAGCCTGTCATATACGACTTTCACCTTTTCAAGTTCGTCGACAGTAAACTTGAAGATGATATTGACGTACATCTCATCTTTCGTAACATCAGCTTGCTCTTTATAATCTTGCAGAGCAAATACTCCAAATATACTCTGAGCGGCATTATACGCGTCAGACTTGATTTGCTTCAAATCATAATATTCCCGTTGAGGGTCTTCGTGATAAGACAAAGTAATCGTCAGGACATCTGACTTGAAGCTGTATGTTTTCTTCGTATAGTAACCAACGATATTCTCAAGACCTATCGCATCAGATACGACCTTACTAAGCTCGCCGAGAATATCTTTCATATTTCTGTCATTTATTTTCATAATCATAGTTGTTGTTTTAAAATGTAATTAACGGCATCTTTAATAACTTTGCTGGATTCATCATACAAATAATCAGTATCATAAAATCCGCCAGTAACAGCATGTACTTCGATATTATAGGCATACTCAGTTTTGGAGAATATGAGAACCCCATTATATCTTCCGTTATATGTAATAAGAATCGAGTCTGTCTTATATATCTTAGCTTCATACTTGGCTCTGCCTATATTAAACATTTCAACAAATCTACTGACGATATTCAGATATTCAGGCAGCAAATCCTTGATTTCAGGCATTGACTTCATACTTGATTTTTTCTTCTTGTCTTCATCTATGACATTCTGAAGCCATTCAAGCAATATCTTATACATCTCGTCAGACATCAGTCTTAGTTTGCTTTTATCGGCTACATTTATAATTGTCGTTACGTACTGCAAGCCGTTTTCAAGACGTATCATCGCATATATCGGATGCCAATCTTGTTCAGGGTATAACATTACAGACACAACTTTATCGACAGGCTCCAAAAGATTTTTGTCCTTCAGCATTGTCTGCAGTTCCTCGACCTCTTTTGTTATGACAGAACCATAGGAATCACTTCCGTATTCATCCATCATATTTTCAAGGCTGCTGTCATATTCTTTACGTATGCCTTTTCCTTCTTTAAGGAACTGATTATATGTCTTTAATTTTTTCATGTCCTTATAAATTTTATGTTATGCTTCCCCGTATGTTTTCACCTCAACTCCAAGAGCGGCAGCTTTCTTCATTTTTCCGGATGTCGAAGACATATCGTCCGTAAACAGGATTTTACATTGCTTCCAGTCAGATGTCTCTATATATTCAGGATGTGCGGCAAGGAAAGCTGCCTTGGTAACATATCCGAATTCTTTCGGACTTCCTGTCATAATCACAGGTATCGCCGTCGACGCAGCGGCCGCTTCCGGAGCCATATTAACTTTGAACAAATTCGCATACCCCATAATAGTCTGGTATTCCTGAGAATTCTCATCAAGAAGCCATCTCTTGACTTCACCAGGCACGCCTATGAGATGATTTGACTTGTCGCCCTTGATAAACTTGGCACAGACATCGGCAGCGACCTTACCGCACAGACGGAACTGCAGGGCAAGTATGATTTCATTAAGCGTCAAAGTCTTACGTCTTTCAGTAAGAGCGTTTACGATATTCATTATCGATGTCCCTGTTCCGAAACGTTCCTTCATAAAAGCGATTGATTCATCTTTCATAAAGTCAAGGACATTCTCGATTTTTACATCCTCGCTTGTAAAGAACTCAGGCATAATCTTACGTATCGTCGCCTCTTTGAAATTTCTGATGTTTATCGCCTCAGCGCCTGCTATTACCTTTATGACAACTTTTTCTTCAGCAGACAAGTCAATCATAAGATGAGGTCCTTTAACGGTCACATTCTCGGTAGGAGCCATATTGTCGCCTCCGTCTCTTACGATTTCATACACGAAAGGAATTATATCGCCGGCAAGCGAAATCTTAATGATGGAACCAACTCCGACGTTATTGTCCTTAACATATCCGTAGTTATGCAATGACGCCTTGTTGATGTTCTTTCCGTCCATCTTTATTGTCTTGAACACAGCCTTCGGGAAAAGTTCTCCTGTCTTTCCAACATTCCATTCTATCTCCGTGATTTCTGTCTCGAGGATACTTGGTTTGTATTTGATTGCGACGCAGTCGCTCGGACGCTGAACATCTTCCGTCTTGCGGTATTTCACTTCTGGTTTCAACACGAAACCGTCAAGAGGGAATTTGTAATCCTTACGAACTTTCTCCATTTCTTCGTAAATCCTCGCGAATTCCATAGGACTGAGTTCTGATTTCTTAAAGGTAAGCACATTGTATGCGCATACGTCATAGCCAGGAACCGTATTATAGTCAACCCATTGATATGAGCCTGACGGAGATACAAGCCTGAAGTCATACACAACTATTGACAAATCTTTCCTTATATCAAGCTGTTCCTGTTTTCCGTCCCATTTCTGACCGAACATGCCAGCAACAAACGCCCTTGTATTCGCGAATTTATCCTGATAGCCTGCGTTAAAGTCATTAAAGCTTATAAGAGCTTCTCCCCTTACCACGAGCTTCTTGCCTTTCTGCAGGAATTCCTTGTAAGGTATTTCGTCTACATAAGGACTCAGCCAGTGGCTTACATCCGTACCGTATTCACCATCGCCTCTTGTCGATATTCCTTCAACATTTCCTTCGTCATCGAACACAACCTCAAAAGAACATCCATCGAATTTTGGAGTTACCTCAATGATTCCATCGTCCGGAACATTTTGGAAATACTTGTTAAGGGTATCGATATATGAGTCAAAATGGGTTTGACCGTCTGAACCTTCTTTTATCTGTATTTTCGAAAGGCTTCCCATTTTTATCGGATGTTTTACGGTATAATTATCAGAATGATGTGTACCTATATAGCCCTGATTTTCAAGACCAAGCTTTCTTTCGAGTTCATCAAATTCAGCGTCGCCCATAATGGGGTTGCCATTATAGTATGCGTCTTTCGCCTTATTGTACAGTTCAAGGTCCTCTTCCCTTGATTCATAAAATTGTTTGAATGTCTTTAAGTGTTCCATAATCTTTCTCAAGTTTTTAGATAAAAATGTTTTAATTCTGTTCTTTTATTTTTTACAATGATTCTTTACAAAGGTCGCAAATTTTTCTAAGTCATAGTAACGTTTCTGATATATTCCGACAGCACCTACCTCGTATGTTACATAGACATCTTTGTCTGGAGTAGCGATTCCTGTCAGTTTCTCAGATTGTCTTAACGATGTCTTACTTACGACAGCATAAGTGCTTCGATATGAAGTCCATAGACCGAGATATTTATCTATAAGCTCAATCTGTTCGTCGCTGTAACCTTCTTTTCTCAGTCTGACTTTATCCCAAGAAGATACGTGGTAGTCTTCGAAACCCCAAGCTATTTGAGGTGCTCTAAATTCGCGCTTGTATAATTCTTCACCATTCGGTACGAATATATATCCTCGTTCGCGTTTTCTACTATCTTTTTTGACAACATAATCATTGATTTCGTTATCCCAGCCAGAAATAGCTTCATTGATAAAACTTTTGAAAGTCTTTAATTTTTCCATATTATATTTCAGTTTCGGCACCAAGCCAGTTTGACATCGTTATACGGTTCTTAACGGCAAGAGCAGCAATCCTCGTATGATACTTTTTGTTAATAAATTCGGTTATCGCTGTAAGTAAGGTATTGTCATTCATCATTTTTTTCATGACCTCTCTTTCGGCATTCGTCCTCGAACCAGGCAGTTCAGAACTATAAAAGCTTTCATCTTTAAGCCTTGCCCTTGCGTCTATGACTATAACGCCATCAGATTTTCTTGAACCTATCCAAATAATTAAACGAGCCTTATCTGTGTCTACTGTATATTTTGAAAGGTCAAACAAGTATTCAGTATTATTCAGCTTACGCATCTTCTCATCATATTCCTCAACAGATACCTTCCATTTAGGTTCCCATTCAATGATGAGGTTCGTCAAGTCGTCAAGACTTACGGACTCTTTTAAGAACTTGCTATATGTCAGCAATCCCTTACTCATGTCGCCTACAGTTTTACATAGATATGATACTTGCCTACAGTATGGTTGTCATACTGCTGGTATATCGCAAGCATATCATCATTATACTCTATCTTCATGAAGCCTTCGATTGCTTCTCCTTCTATGGTCTCGGAGTAATCGTAAATGACATGTTTCGCGATACCATTCATAAGGTCGACTGTCGCCATGCCGCCCCAATGCGTATTTTTAGATGAATATAGTTTCGTGTTTATCATCGAACCTTGCCCAATTCTCTTCAGGAAAGTATAATCACGAACGTTTTTCTTCTCAACCCATTTATCTATAGCCTGAATTATTTGTATATCAGTTTCAATCTTGGATATTTCTTTTAATCTAAGACCTTTATACTTGTCGGATGTCTTAGATACAGCATACAAATCTTCAAGCGTTCTTTCTTCCCCTTGAAATGGCTTTTCAAAGAAAGACTCATAAATGGAATCGCTTATTACACTTGTATCAGCTTTCAAGAATCTTCCGGCATCATCTGATTCTGCAATTAACTGTTTATAAGACTTTAATTTTTCCATATCTTTTAAGCTTTTATATAAAAACAATATCCACAATCTATTTATGGTTTTCCCGGTTATTTATATTCAGATTCTATGCGAAGCTACTCGATAAAAAGAAAGTGTCAAAGAATTTCACTCTGACGTTCTCTTTTCATATTGTCTTACTTTATTGTTTTATATCAGGTTTATATTCCTGCTTGATTGGACAATTAACGAACATATCCCTGCATATTACTTCTTTCGAAACATTCCAATTTGAAATATCTTGGTTGAAAGATTCAGTATAATGAAACATAGCTTCCATATCTTCTACATTTGAAACATCCCAGTTTCCAATTGGCTGATTAAAACATTTTGCAAAACTAAACATGCTTCTCATATTTTTTACATTTGAGACATCCCAGTTTTCAATTGGTTGATTGAACTTCTCTGCTCTATGGAACATAAAAGGCATATAATAGGCATTTGAAATATTCCAGTTTCCAATTGGCTGATTGAAGCTTTTTGCAGCACTAAACATACTTCTCATAATTTTGACATTTGAGACATCCCAGTTTTCAATAGATTGGTTGAACTTTTCTGCAGCACTAAACATACTTCCCATATCCTCTACATTTGATACATTCCAGTTTCCAATAGGTTGATTGAAACTTTTTGCAGACATAAACATCATTCCCATATCTTTTACATTTGAAACCTCCCAGTTTTCAATAGATTGATTGAACTTTTCTGCACTACTGAACATTCTTCGCATGTTCGTCACATTACTTGTATCCCATTGTGATATATCACCATTAAAACTTCTGGCAAATGCAAATAAATGGCTCATATCAGTAATCCTTGATGTGTCAATATCATTAAAGTCACCTTCAAAACCTCTCTCCTCTATAAGAGCTTCCATAAGCAATTTCAATTCATCTCTATCTTCAGGATAGTACTTTCCATTATTTTTTCTGAAAGCATTCAAATCAATACTTTCTTTGATGAAGCTTTTGAATGTCTTTAATTTTTCCATATCTTTTAAGCTTTTATATAAAAAACAATATCTACAATTTATAGTTTTATCAGTTTACGCCTGTTTATAATATTCCTTGTACCATTCAACAAATTTATGCAGGCCTTCCCGTAAATCAGTTTTAGGGAAATATTGATAGTCATGGCCAAGCTTTGAGGTATCAGAATACGTGACAGGCACGTCGCCAGGCTGCATCTCTACAAATTCAAGATGTTCATCCAGCTTGTAGTTTTCTGGCAGCATTCCGAAATCCCTAAGCTCCTGATATAATATTGATATGAAATCAATAAGGTTTTCCGGACGTCCTCTTCCAATATTATATATGTTGTAAGGTATTCCATTCGATTTATCGGCAGATATATGTCCGCGATAGACAATACTCATAATGCCGTCCGTTATGTCATCGATATAGGTGAAATCCCTCACACAGTTTCCGTTATTAAACACTTTTATGCTCTTGCCTTTGAGAAGATTGTCGGTAAAACTGAAGTAAGCCATATCAGGCCTGCCTGCAGGTCCGTAGACGGTAAAGAACCTTAACCCTGTCGTAGGTATTCCGTATAGCTTGCTGTATGTATGAGCGAACAACTCGTTACTCTTTTTGGTAGCAGCATATAGGCTGACAGGTCCGTCAACCTTGTCAGACTCAGAAAACGGAGTCTTTGTATTTCCGCCGTAAACCGAACTTGAAGAAGCATATATCAGATGCGTTACAGGATATTTACGACAGGCTTCGAGTATGTTATAGAATCCGATGACATTGCTGTTCATATAGGCGTCTGGATTCGTTATACTGTACCTTACCCCAGCTTGAGCGGCAAGATTGATTACGATGTCCGGCTTGTATTCCTCGAATAGTGAAAAGACATAATCCCTGTTAGATATATCAGACTTTATAAACCGAAAGTTTTCGCTATGTAATGATTTTATCTGGTCCAACCTGTATTCTTTAAGGCTTACGTCATAATAATCATTCATGTTGTCTATACCGATAACATAGACATTTCCTATGTCAAGCAGTCTTTTGACAACATTAGAGCCTATAAATCCGGCAGCGCCTGTTACAAATACAACGTCCATTATTTCTTATGCTGGTTATACGTAAAATACTTCGATTGTCGGACTATCGTCGCTGGAAGGTTGTTTATCTCGAAATCAAGCTTCCATAAGCAATATCTCAGCGACAGCTGGTCCCTGTAAGAACCTTTAAGAATCTCGTTCGCCCACATTTCATTTACTTTATTGACAGCTTTGTCATTCTTACGAACTAAAAGATTATTCTCATTCAAGCCGTAATTTTGAGGAAATCCTTCATCGCGGTATCTCTTCATTTGAGCGCTTACGACGTCTTTACTATCAATACTGAAACTTGTTACAACATCGCCTTCATCATATAGACAAGTCCTCTTGAAATGAAGCGGTATACTGAATATGTTGTTATCACACACATCCGATATGAACTTGACTGGGTCGGTATTGATGGTTATGTTGCCGTCGATATACATAGACCACTCGTGTTCAGGCAAATACTTCTGAGGCATTACCTTTATTATCCTTGACTGTTTCTTAGCATCAACCGTCTTAAGCTCGTCAGGTATTTTATGTATTTCCCAGACATAGCTTTTCAGATTGTCATCAGAAAAACAGATATACCTGCATGCCGGTGAAATAACCTGCGGATTCTTCAGGTCGTCATACCCGTTTATTATGACGGTGTAACAGATATTTTTGCTCCTGTTATTATCCTTATAAAGATTCCTGAACTTTTCTATGTATTTGCCGTACTTGTTGTAGGTATACATTTTATACATATTGGTAATACCGGCGTCAGACCTGTCACCGAAGTAAGTCCTCGCATTCCCCGTCAAATTAGAAGAAAGTGTCTCGCTTAAGAAATTCATTCTTATTCCTTTTATACCAAGCAATTTATTTTTAGTCAGCTTGATATTATTCTTTGCAAAATATTTCTTGCACATCTCACCATTCCAAAAATAGAACGTGCCTGTATAATGTATTCCGTCATTTTTGATGCCGTCAGCCTCCAAGCTGTTCCTTATCATATCGACATCTTTCTTAAACGGTCCGCTCTTTGCGCATGAACTTATCGCTCCATAGGAATAATTATCTTCAAGGGTCTTAAGAGCAGAATCCCATCCGTCCATCAGACAGCCTTGGTACATCAAGTAACACCAGTATTTTATGTCGAGTATCTTAGAGGCGTCATTATACTTAGCTCCTTTGAAATGAGAATAGAAAATTATGCTGTCAGCCTTGCTAACGAAGTCCAGCATTTTTACCCAGGTTTCAAATTCACCTGTATTCTTGCTATTCTTTCTGAATTCTATTTTAACATCGGCTTTCCCGTTCTTGGTAAGCTCTTTGATTGATTTTGTTATAAAGTCTCTTGCCTCCTTGGTATCGTTATCAAGCGCGACATTGAAATGTATCTCGTCAAACTTATTATCGAAGTCCGCAAGCCACAACATTGAAAAATGAAATTTCTCTAAATCGCTTAATACAAGGTTTGACCTGTCTTTAAACCACCAATGAATGAGATGGATTTTCTTCTTGGCGTAAGGATATTTCTTCTTAGGCTTTTTATATTTCCAGATTTCAAGATTTTCAAAAGCCTCTATAATTTTTGGTGTAATCTCATCATTATTCCAATCAAGTTTTGGATTACGTATGTTTATCGGCAGTAATGATTTTCTGATAGGCATCGCCTTACCAGAATTACCTTTTTGTGATACAACAGCAAACTTTTTATTTACTGGCATCACCGGTTTCTGCGGACTTTTCTTAATAAGTATCTTTGCCCTGTATTTCATTTAAAATCTTGGTATTTAATGAATTAACAATTATTGTGTATATCTTTATATTTATATTTGCCAAAGTCTCCTTGAAAGATTTACAGCAATATCAACCCTATTATCTTTCCTATAAAAATTACATAAAGGATTTACAGAATTATATATTTTTATCTGGTCTCTTATACTTTGATTAAACTTAAATTTAAGTTTTGCTTTTTTATAATTGAGATAAAACCTTATATAGGTGTCATCTACGCCAGTAGCAATTATATCATTTGGCAATTTTTCCCAAAATGAAGAATCAAATATACTTGACCTATAAATCGCTCTATTGCCTACCAAGCCTGAATTGGGACAAAATACATCACAACCTTTAACTTCAGAGACCATCATTTTTATATAGTCGCTGCCGTATAGCAAATCATCGTCTATTGTAAGCAAAAGGTATTCTTGCCCATAATATTTTTTAAGAACAGGTATAAACTTTTTGAAAGATTTCGTGTTTTCCTTCACCCAGTTTATTTTAAGTAGTCCGTCAGATACTAATTTTATCACATCACCTGGTAATTCATTTTCTTTATTTGGAAACTCATCCGTTGATAAGTTCAATTCTACACTGTCAGCTTTTAATGATTGATTCAAAATCGAATTGCAGACAGCTGGTACATTTTCTATTCTGTCTTTCCAAGATGTAAATGATACTATAATCATAGCTTATATGACTTATTAAAGTTTCAACATATCTCCTACCATTATTTCGTCTTCCTTATTCTTATATCTAAACATTCCAGAACCTGGAGCGAAAGTAAGCTCGCCTAAATAAATTTTACCCTTAATCTCATAAAGGTCGACACGTACAAATTTGAAGTCACTTGAAAGAATCTTTGCTATCTCTTTCATCTTCTCGAAACTTTTCGGCTTTGCAAAATCCTTCAAGTCATACTGTATCCCGTAAAAATTACATACGTTGTCATCCATATCGAAATACAATATGTCTCCATGCCCGTGTCCCGCATTTATCGTGTACAGTTTAGGCTCGCCGTTAAAGCACCAAAATTTGTAATCATATAACGATTCCTTCTGCTTCGAGTCAAACATATACTTTTCGGCGTAAGCTTTCCTGACTATATCGTGATAATGCCATTCATAATGGTTCTTGACTGCAAAATCTGAATCAAGCCATGACGATAATTTATTTACGGCTTCTGTATAGTCAAGTTTGGATTCATCCTTTACTATAATGTTCATTCCGCTGCCATGGTTGCATTTCAGAACGAAGCTCTTCGGAAGGCCTTCTAAATCAATGTTCTTACCGTCAAATACCTTCAGAATCGGTATACATATATCCTTTCCCAATTTTTCTTTACAGTATTCGTGCAAAAGAATCTTATCGGCACATCTCGTTTTCAGTTCCGACAAATCGTTAAGCTTAAGCCATTGTAGCTTATCTTGTATCGTCTTGGGATTCTTTAGGTCATATTTGCCTTTACACCATTGGATAAATTCCTGTCTTTCATCAAGTACAGGAACTGCTTCAGGTTTAGGGTCAACTATGTTTGTCGGCAATGCTGACTTCCTAATAGGCATTGTCTTGTCAGTATTACCTTTCCGTGCCACAACTGCAAACTTATTGTTTGCTGGTATTACCTGTTTCCTCTGTTTATCCTTAATGAGAATCTTTGACCTGTATTTCATTTTATCTAATCAATTTAGAAAACGTAATCTTTTTCGTATTCCGAAGGTATTTCATATTCTTCGTTCTCAAGAACGAATTTTATTTTCTTTACTGCAAATGTGCAGTCTATTTTCTGCATATCTATTGCTTTACTTGAATAGTCAAGCTGCGGCGGCTGGCCTACCTGTGTAAACAGAACTTCAGAAAATTTCAGCCTGTACAATTCAAGGTTCCTGTTATCAAGGAACGTAAGATAAAAAGCCTCAGGCAGATATTTCTCGCCGAAATGTGAATAGTAATAGTAACAGATGTCAGCCATTATGAAAAATACGAGGTATCCTTCATCAAGTTTCATAGATACTGTCATCGTTCCTTCGGAAAGTCCGTGGATACTTACATTGCCTCTGTATTGCCTTTGTACCCTCGAGCCTTGGTCTCCCTGCGTTACCGGTGTCTGCTGTATGCCGAGCGGAATCTGCACGCCTTGAATTGCCAGATTAAGAAAATCCCTGACATTATCTACGGGATAGTCAGGGAGTCTCTTAATCAGTGGAGCATATCTCTTAGCTATACTTTCCGGCACAAACGACGCTGGGAACAAAAATTTGAACCTGTTATTTGAACCTGTTAAGAATGGCATAATTAGATATTTTCTTTCTTTTCACGAATTTTATTTGTATAGTCTGCAATCAATGCACGAACTTCGTCAAGCTTCTGCTTCTGACCTTTATCCTTAGGATTGAGACCGTCTGTAACATTCATAAGGTTTTCAAGTATTTCAAGGTCATGGTCATAAATCATTTTCTTCATTTCGTTCGTTACAGACTTGCTGTTGTAGTCTATAAGTCTTTCACGCATCATAGTCTTCACGTCAAGCGACGTCCATTTAGACATATCGCTTACCGCCTCGTTGAGGTCTTTGTAGTCTTTCAACATCGACTTGCCCTCACTGACATAGAACACGCAATACTTGTTCCTGTTGTATTTGCCTTCAAGGAATATAGCTACATTCGAATTGACGTCGTTTGCGAACATCTCAGTCTTGCATACGTCAGATATGTCTTTTATGAACATCCTGTTTTCTATGAACTCAGACATACGCCTTACGTCAAACTTGACATCAGAAAGAAGGGATGCACGCCTTACAGCCTCTGAAAGAACATATCCGGACAAATCTGAATATTCAGCCTCATTGATTGAAAACATGCCGTTGACACCGACTGTTATGACATTGTTATAATATGAAAGCTTTGTACCTTCATTCTTAAACATGCCTATGCCTTCAAGCACGGTACCGAACCTTATCGTTCTGTTGCTTGATGGCTCGTGGTATTTCAACTGTGTCTCGTGTATGAATTCGTTCGCTTTCTCGAGTACATACAACTTATCCTTGATACCAAAAAGAATATCCCCGTTTTCCTTCACCATAACAGGGAGAACATATCTGTCCATTGGTTTCCTGTTACATTCAACAGGCGCCGGATTGATTTTTTCAAGATATTTCTTTACTATCGGCAACTGTCCGTACCCTTCAAGAATCTTGTCAAGAGGTTTCCTTTCATCGTCATTACGTCCGATATTGTCTTCTATCTCAGAGCAAAGTCGTTCAACAAATTCGGAATAAAGAGGACTGTTTGCGTATTTACGGCAACCTGCCATAACCCTCATAGCTTCAACGGCATAAATGTCGGAAGTTATCAGCTTACGTACCTCCTGAATATAGTCGTTAACGACCTCAACAGACTGACTGTACTCCATAAGCTTCGCTGCGAATTGTGGAGCAGCTTCGTAAAGTAAGAGACTGTTGTTCTCGATTTTTGACATCGGATACAAACCTTCCAAGAAGCCTAATGTTTCAAGAGCTTTCGCAGCAAATAGATTGGAATCCTTTTGCAACGTGTCTCTCAGTTTCTCGTTAAAGCTTCCGAACTGCTGAATCCTTTGGTTGTAATACTTGCGAAAATGGTCGCTCTTGCCCCATACTTTTTCAAGGACATCATTGATGACTGCCTTGTCATACTGCATGTTTTTCAAAGCGATTTCCGCTACATTCTTTTCAATGCCGCCTGCGAACATCTGCATAGCCAAATCGACTATGTTGCCTTGCTCTTTTACCTGCGTTTGTTTTCCAGAATTATTTTCCATCTTTATAAAGTTTTAAATTACCTTTATATTTATGGAATTCCTGAAAACCATTCATAGTAAGGACTTAAGAAAAAATTGCTTTCCTCGGACGCATCACAGTATAGTCGATATACTCCTTCAGCATATTAAGCATGTATTCCGGGATATATCTGACTTTCCTGTTTTGAACGAAGTAATAAGTATCCGGTTTATACTCATACTTGTCGACATCTTCGGCTCCGTATCTTGAGAGCCAGCTCTTCACGTTTTCAGGGTGTTTGTCGTCACCCTTGTACAATACTAATTTTCTCGCCATTATTTGATTATTTTAACAAATGTAATTAAATTACTTGCTATTGAGTAAAAATGTCCCAGATTTAACGAAATCGCGTCATTTCTTTTTAATTACTTCAAGAAGATGCCTTGCGAATATCCTGAATCCCTCACGAGCGCTCTCATTATACGCGTCGCAATCAAGATATTTCAAAACATTTTGAATTTTCGCTTGAAAGTCTTCATCCTTAATCTGACAGACAATATCGGATAAATGCTCTTCGTATTTTACATTTTTCACTATGAATTGCTTGATTTCTTCGTTATCCATAATTATAAAATTTATTTTTCGTCTTCATGTTGGCTGCGTACTTTCTCTATCATATCGATTATTGCGCATGTTTCTATAAATCCAGCGACTGGCTCGCCGCTACTGAGCTTGTCATATATTTGTCCGAATTCATCACCGTAAACCTCCACACAGGCTTTGCGCAAGTCAAATTTTTTCTTTCTCCTGAATAAATCAAAAAATCCCATATTGTATTGATAGTATTTTAGTATTTTCTCATCAAATTGGAAAAATAAATGTCTTTCAGTTTCTGAAGTTCTGCTCTCTTTATGCTTTTGTTTGCGACATCATAGAGCATTTTGACCGCAGTGTCATACTCTTCATCGCTATAAGCATACCTCTTCAAGTCTGAAAATGTAGCTTCGAGAGCTTTGATGTCATCTTCAGTAGTTACTGATTTAGCGGTTTCAATTGATAAATTGATAGCCACATTTCTTTTAAAGACTCTGTCAGTCAGCAAAAGTACGATTGTGACTAAAATGATAGCAAATGTTAATGCTGCTGCCATAACTGCAATTTTGTTTTTATATAAAAAACAACGTTTTACCAGAAATCCATAAAAGGTCTTCTTTTTACGGAAGACCTTCTTTGGTTATTTCTAACTGTGTAGACTCTATTGATTACAGTTTACCATCTCAGCATGCTTGCATTGTATATTCTTACATTGATTACTACAATTTTGCGCATTTCCAATAGTTATAAAAGCTATAACTGCAAATGTAATAAAAATACTTAATACACAGATTATAAATCCAACTCCACCCACAAAAATACTTTTTTTGTTAGACTTAGAAATACATGCTCTATCCGTCTTAAAAATTCTTGTTACCATTTTTGTTTTGTTTTTATTTGTTTGTACTTGTTTGTAATAAAAGCAACATTCTATATTGCATTGATAGTCATTCCAGTATTATATAAATTTGTAAGCTTCTCTTGTCTTTCATCAACTTGCTTTATCCATTGAAGCATTTTCTCAGCACCTTCTTTTTTGGTATATGCGACAACATTCATAAATCCTCCATATCCAAAGTCATCGCCTGAATGTCCGTATGCAATCGTATCGCAACAGCCTTCTATAACAGGATGGTTACATATATCCCATCTTATAAATGGTGGACATTTTAAAGCATCCCAGACATCTATTCCGAATATTGTCTTTTTCTGTTGTTCCTTACCGAAGACATTCACCCATTTTTCTGTCTGCAGAATAGCATAAATAGGTCCTTCCAATAATGCCTCTATTAAAGGAAGGGAACCAGTCTCACCAATACGTATACCCAATACGTTTTCTATTTCCTTTGGATTTCCATTCAATTCAACAATTGAATACTCAAATGTTCTGCCTGTCTTAAAAATACTTGTTTCCATTTTTGTTTTGTTTTTAGTTGTTTGTACTTGTTTGTATATAAAAAACAACATTTTACAAGAAACCACAATAAAAAAGAAGGTCTTCTTTTTACGGAAGACCTTCTTGGTTGTTTCTAACTGTGTTAGATTACACAAGTTCGATTGATGGGCTAAATGCCATATCGAAACGCAAGTATTGCAAATCTGGATAGTGACCAGCAGCAAGAAGTGCGAAACGAGATTTCATTGCACCAGCGTATGCGAATGTCGCAGTTGCTGTCGTAGTTACTTTCTTAGCCATAATGTATGGTAAGAAAATCAAACCTGGGTCATTAGGTTTAGTGATACGACCAACCAAAACGCCTGTATAGTTTACAGGAAGGTTCGGGTCTTGGTACAATGTAATGTTGCTTACCTGTCCAATTGGATTAGGAGCATCAGCTACAGATTGAACGTTGTTAGGCAAAGTGATTTGAGTAAGACCTGCTACAGATTGTACTGCAGTTACGAACTGAGTAGAACCGATAGCGAAGAATTTACCACCTGACAAACGAGAATCGTGAGAGATGATGTTAGCAGCATACAACAATTTACGCATTACACGTGCTTGAAGTGTCAACGAAGTTTCACCACCGTTGTCAACAACTACTTGTTTGTAATCTTTGTAAGCAGCAGGAATGTCTTCGTCAGCATCTGCAACTGATTTGAAGTAAGTGTTCAATACTTCGCCTCTGTCTTCAAGACGGTCAGCATGTTTGCCAGCCAATTCCCACATCTTAGTTAAGATGTACTTGTTAGTAGATTGAGACAATTCGTTAAGAGCATCACCTTCGATTTGAGCGATGATGTCTTGACCGTCAGCCTGTGCATCTTCGATTTGTTCCCAAGTAGCTGAGAAACCAACTTGGTAAGTTCTTACTTTGTAATCGAAAGAAGTACGTTTAGCACCCAAGAAGTTAACTGTAGTAGCTTCTCCTTCTTCACGTTCGAATGGTTCTACACCGAAATTGTTGTCGTAAGGATTCTTTGAACCAGTTTTTTCTACTGAGTTTTCATAGAAGTCACGACCTGTGAATGCAGTGATGTGATTTTCTTTCGTATTTACTTGACCGAATACGAAGATACCTTCGAATGCTTCTGCAAGAGTTTGAGCGCCATTGAAACGACGTGCATTGAATTCACCCGGTTTAGCGTCTTTTCTTTCAACTAAGAAGATTGGTTTACCAGAGATGAAGCCAAGTTCAACGAATGTCAATTTGAAATCACCTTGTTCAATAACAGGAGCTTCAGAACCTTCAGCTTCGATAACTTTCTTCAATAATTCTGCACCTTCTTCAGAAGCTTCAACAACTTCAACAAGCAATGGGTCAGCAACTGCATTTGTAAATTTGTAGCTTACATTACCATCTTTGTCGTAAGTACGCAAGTCACCATTGATACGGCCACCTTCGTAAACAGTATCGTAGAAACGATATTGACCTTGAGGAGCTGATACCGGTACAACTGCCAACAAGTCAAGAGCGATTGTTTGAGCAGCTGCTTGCATTGCGATAGCTACACTTGAAGCGATTGCATCTGCTGAACCGTTACGTACACCAGAGAAACCATTTTCACCACCATTAGGGAATTGAATTGCGCCAGCGCCTTGCATAGTCATTGACGGATTCAATGTTGGTCCCCAGAAAGCAGATTCCAAAATTGGTTTCATTTTATCGTCGTTATCTTGGATAGCGCAAACTTTAGACATCCAAGCAACTTTTACAGGGTCTTTTATTCCGGTTGATTCTTCAATCACCTTGCCCCAATCCTGAAGGGCTTTTACACTATTGATTTCCATTTCTATCAAATTTTTAAGTTACACTTTTGAAACAATTCACAACACCGGAATAAGTTCCTTTCTTTCTTGCTCCGAAGCGTTAGCTTTTATATTTATATTTTTCTAAATTTCCTCATTTTAGAATCCGTATTTCAAACGTCTTTTTATCTCTTCAGCGACAGAAGCCTGTACTTTTCCTTCATTACGGACGTTCCTGTTCTGATTCCTCAAAGATTCCGAAAGATATTTTTTCGTATCTTGACTGCTTACGCTTTCCGTAAGATTCCTTGTCTTCCAGAAACGAACAGCTGCGTCTACACTGCCGATAATATACAATTTGCTTTCGTTAAGGATTTCTTTCTTACGGTTGTCAGAAAGAGCGCTCCAAGATTCTTTCAAGTAGTCAGGCATAAATTGAATAAGTTTTTCTGCCTCTGTAACAGATTTCTGTTCATTTATGGCTTGACTCTGTTGTTCCATCTTGTTGTTTGTATCCTTAATAGACGAAGCAATAGAATTTACAGATTCCACAAGGTTTTGAAGTTGAGTGTCTTCAGTACTGCGCTGTTTACCTTCAACCATCATCTTGATGTCTTCTATAGATTTGTCAGCAGCTTCAACTATGCTCTGCATTTTACCGCTAAGCTTTTTGTTGATTTTAGTCTGAGACTCAGAGATATATTCTGTATACTTCTGAAGCATCTCAATTTTTTCATTAAGCTGCTTGTTCTTCTGAAGAACCTTATCGAAACTTTCAGAAAGATATTTTGTATATCCTTCAAGCATTTCAGCCGTTACCGTGTTCTTTTCAAGATGTTCAGACAAATATGCTGTATAACGTTCCATATCCTTTGATGTGACAACGTCTTTATTCATCTTTTTAAGATGTTCTGACAGATAGCCTGTATATTTTTCCATAGCATCACTTGTAACTACGTTTTTATTCATAGCTGCAAGATGTTCAGAAAGATATGCAGTATACTTTTCTACGTCTTCGCTTGTAACGACACCTTTTTTCAATTTATTCAAGTATTCAGACAAATACTTAGTGTATTTATCCATGTCGCGTCTTGTTACGACATCTTGAGGGTTGCCTAACTTCTGTTCCATATAATAATTATTAAAGTTGATTCCACTTACAAAGAAATATGTCTTTCCGTCTTGTACGGTTGGACCGTCAGTAATGTTCGCACCAATATTGTTCAGACATTGTTCAACAGCGTTATTGATTATGCCTGTGAATTCACCTGTTACATTCTTTCCGAATTCAACCTCAACATGGTCGTTTACGAAATTAACTATTGCTGTATCAGAATTTGATTCAACAGAACAGATACCCATATCGCTGTCGACTGTTATGTCCATTTTGCCAGGATTCATACCGAGCGCCTTACGGAATTCACCTATAATAGACTTGCCGTCTATTTTCGGTTTTTCATTTCCGCTTTCAGGTTCTTTCTGACCTTCATCCTGCAATTCGTACAAATCGGCGCCATCGAAAGACTCGAGTATTACACGGCTCTTCATTTTGGCATTCTTCTGTGAACTCAAAGCATTAACGGCATTTATAAGAGCGTCAGAACCCGCGCCCTTGCTTTCGTTAACTGCATGGAGAACTGCATTCTCAAAACCTGGTTCAGCAACAAGGTCATAAGTTATAAGTTCTTCGACAACGACATGATTGTCAGGTGTCAAAGTACCGATAGCCCTTGAAGATATATGAAGAGGCACTTTATTTTCTATAAGAGTCTTCGCGATTCTTCCTGAAGGAGTATTTAATAATTTGATACGACCCTTTATAGAATCTGTCTTTTGGTCATAGCTTAGACTTTCAACTATGTGAGAAACGTTCTGATAAGACACATACCTCATATTAGCGGGATGTTCAAGCTCACCGAGAAGGTCATGATTCTTAATCTTTTCCGTAAGAGCATCAAGCTTCTCAAGGAAATTCTTAGAGTCATATATCCTGTTGTTACGATTCTTCACGTTAAATGTCGTGAAGCATCCTTCAAGAACAATATCGCCGCCGTCCGCAGAACTTGAGCAGACACCGTCACTTAAACTCTCAACGATATATTTCTTATTTTCCATTGTTATTATAAGTTTTTCTTATATATTTATTTTTTTTGAAAATTCCTAAAAAATTATGCGTAATACCTCATCACCGTACCTTCATTAGTTTTCAGGTTTTTGATGTCGACATCCACTTCCATACACACTTCTTTTTCCCATGTCAGAAATTTTACCGACAGTTCGTATGTGACATTTTCAGTCGTATTTACAAAACGTTTCATCTGGTCGTTGATGTCAGCCTCGACCATATCTTCATTATAATTTGTCTTAAACAGGTAGTCGCTCAGATTGCATCCGTAATCAGGCATATTCAGCAATTCACCTCTATTTGTAAAAAACAGAACATTCATCTGTTGGATTAACTCCGCGATTTCGGAGTTAATCTCAACAGCTGAATTATCTTCAGTCACCAAATAATTAGGAGGCAATATGTTGAAATCCCTTAATCCCATTATTCGCCAAATGACAATGTAGATATTACACCAGTCTTGTAGATAGTTGCTCTTTGAGTAATTTTCTCAAGACCTTTAGCAAGTTCCAATCCGACATCGATAACGCCAGAGTTTGCATCAATGACTTCATTGGTGTTATTCGATTTGTTCATTACTGTACTGAAGTCATAGATACCACCTGCTCTCTTTATGTCTTCAAGGAAAGAATCGACGATACTCTTGATTTCGCGACGGGTATTGTCATCGTTATGATATACACCGAATATGTATTTCTGCAAAATGCTTTCTATACTGAGAACGATATATATCAAAGTATCAGTACAGTGCAAAGAACTCAATGAAGACTTTGGAGACTGTTTAGCAGTAACGTTACCGTAAATAACTGCCTCATAGTTGTCTATCTTCACGATACTGTTGAATCCGAATGGTTCAAGCCAATCGCGGTTGTCATCAGTTATCGTAGACTCAACACCTTTAACGCCGTCACCGAGAACACCAAGTTCAGTACCTGCTACCAAGTACCAAGGGAAATCACCTTTCTTATAGAAAAGATTCGAAACAGCTGCTGAAGGCGGAACGAATTTTTCTATAGAGTTATCGAGTATCTTTACATAAGGATAGAAGTAACCGCCGAATGAAGCACCCTGCTCTTCTTTAGGTAAAGAATACTTGAACTGAGAAGGGATGTTAGGATTACCTCCCTTAGAAATGTATTCTGCAGAAACGATTCCGTTCTTGCCTCGGAACACAGGTCCTGGTTTTTCAGCAGACTTAAACTCTTTTACAGAAGGTCCGTTTATAATCGCAAGAGAAAGTCTCTTTTGACAAATCTCTGTAAACACTTTCTTAGATTCAGGACTAATACCGTTACCGAATGTATCGACAAGATACCTGAACTGTAAGATGCGTTTATCCACAAGCGATTTGAACAAACTGTATTCCGGTTTGTTAACATCATCCCTGTCATAGTTTTCTTCAAGAATAGAAAGAATATTCTCTTGTTGTTTCTCAACAGCAAAAGGTTCTTGCTGTTCACCGATACCAGGCATGTGTCGAGCTTCAAGCTTGAATCCGTTAAGGCATATCCATTGATAGCTCTTTACAGCATCATCAACTTGTTTAGCTACACATACGTTGCTCTCATCATCAATGAAAGGCAATGAATCATAGCAAATGACTTTTTTGAATACAGCCTCTGAGCTTTCCTCAACAGAAGTCTCTACCATTTCAACATTATATACTCTTGTCAACCTGCCGACAGCAACATCCGATACAAAATAATCGCCTGCCTTAATGTTTTCATCTTTATCAACATAGATTTCATTAGGATTAAGGCTTTCATTCGTATATGCTTTTACTTTCCTATACAAGCCATTACTTTCACCGTATGCAGATACTTTACCAGAGTATGACAACATACTGACCTCTATTCCTTCAGAATCTTCTATTTCAGATTCAGGGTCAAGGAGCTTCTGTACAAGTTTATGGCCGATAATGTCTATCTTTTCATCAATAATATCTTGATTGTCATATCCAGACTTAGTTTCAGCATTCTCTACCAATTCAGTATTTTCATAGCAGATAACACCTGTATAGTTCGTATCGTCATTGATAAGTTTTTGTATCCAGACATTGATACCAAGCTTATTCACGAAATTAGGAATAAGACAGCCAGTATAAGTGGCAAGAACTTTTACAGACTGAATCTTCAAGAAATCTTGAAGTTTGTCAGCTTTGAAACCATTTTCATCGAAATAGTTTTGGTATGTGATGTCTGAGGTAAATCTGTAATATTGTTTATCTTTTTCCACAGGAATGCTTTTTTCTGTCTGGCATGCTGTTCCGTCATCAAACTGAGTTCCTGTAGGTTCTGGCTTAATCTCGCATTTCGGGCCGAAATCACCTTGAACGATATAAACATCTACGAAGTAATCAGATACAATAGAAGTTGGGTTAAGGTATGAAGGAATTTCTTCATCACCATACCAGTCCTTAACTGTCATGTTATAACCCATACGGTTGTATTCAGAAGACCTCTTTACAAGTATACTTACAGGTTTCTTATTGATATTTACGAAGTTCAATATCTGAGGTTTTACCTCTTGAGGGTCGAAATACTTAGATACAGTATAACCATAAGTTTCAGCATCAGGAATCCAGAATACTGAAGTGTCATAGCATCCAGATAATGGCAATGACATTATATTATTGTTTGCCACATCAGAAGCAACAGATATGCCTGCGTTAGGAACCCTGTCTTTACTTTCTTCTGTCTTCAAAAGATTAAGAACAAGTATTGAACTTGTATTCAATGCCATTTTAGCCATTCTGTGAAAATAGCTACCTGACTTCTCAAGACTTCTGTCAATGTCACCGAACATCTTTACGAAGTCCGTATAATTATTGACTTGTACAGGCCTGTTAACAGGACCTTGCTTAGAAAAGCCTATTAGCAACCTTTGTCTCGTAGGACTAACTGGCATGTCGTTAGACTGCTGGCTCTTATCTATAATAAGAGTGTAAACTCCGGCAGAATTATGCTTTAAAGATGAATCTATTGCCATGTTATTAAAATTTTATGTTATTCTAATTCTATTTATAATTTTAGAGAAAAGTCCTTAAAAGAACCTAATGATAATCCTTCGCAGCAGCTGAATAAAACTTTATTGTCAAGCATTTTTCTCGCTATGAATTCACGTAATGAAAGAAGTGAGTCATTATTATAATCTACGATACCAGGACCGTCTTTCTTATATTCAGTCGTATCTGTTATAATACATTTATCATATTTAGATATTGATTCTAAATCTGATTCTCCTACATGAAAACTTTTATAATACTGATTCTTATTATACTTGTCAGCATGTTTATAGCCGTTATTCCAGAATTCTATAACTTTATTCCAGAAATGTCTACTACAAAAGTATGCACTTATTTTATTTCCACTGATACCTATAACAAATCTCCATTTAATAAACTGTCCTTTATTCATAGCATGACGTACAACTAAATCAAAAGGACTATCTTCGGATTCTTCCGTATTTTGTGTAGAATATCTTAAAGGAAATTCTGCTTCTCCATTATCAAAAGTTTCTTTAACTTCTATATTAGCCTGCAAAGAGTCAGGAGCTGTTCTAAGATGTATAATATCTATATCAGAATAATTCGTACGAAATACATCGTCAACAGATATAATCTCAATAGGCGTAATTGCTTCACCGGCTTTGGACCTGCCAGCAAGACGGTTTATCCTGTAAAACAGCTCGTCTCTTGTCAAGTTTTTACTATTAGCAAAAGCTTCACGTTTGATAAGAAATGACATAATATCACCTTCTTCTTTACCTTTCTTAGCAGCGTCCGAAGAAGAATGGTCTGACTGCGACAATGGCAGACAGACCATAACATATTCAATACCATCAATTTCACAGAAACCAGTAAGTTTTTTACATAAAACTTTGCTGTCTCTTTCCGACCGTGAAAACCTATTTTTTTGCTCCATTCCTAATTATATTAGAAATCGATACCTCTCGTACGTATTTCGGCAACGTCAACCATCAAATGGAATTGAAGAGTAGCGGCATTATTATCAGGAACAGTATTGATACCGCCAAGACCTGTAGGCTGACCGGTAACGTAACACATAGACAATATCAATTCACGCCAAATTGAATCATCACGGTCATACTGAGTGATAAGACCACTACCGCAATAATCAACCTTCAAACTCTTTTGAGCTGTTTTTTCATCATAGATAAGACGGTACCATTCCATAACCGTATTATATATGTAGTTGACGTGAGTATTGTCCAAGTTCTGAGTCATCGTAACGGTAAGGTCTACGTTTGTCGTTGTAGGCATACCTGCATACGTTCTCGTCGATTGGTAGTATTGCTGGTTAATCGTCGGAATAGTCGGATACAAGTTATCAAGACCGTCTATCTGTTGAACGTGCTCTATAAAAAGCTCGTTCTTCGTCAATGCAGGCGGAAGAATCAAGTTTATATCTGAATACGACGTTACAACCGGTTCGTATTTTTTGACAGCTGCTGTGCTGTTCCTAAAATGATGTAATCCCATAGCTTTATATTATTAAGTATTACTATTCTATTTATAATTTTATTTCTTGCCACCTATATAAGCTCCAAGAATTGTTGTAAACGCCCTTGATGTCAAGAATTCGTAGAAAGGACCTTTCGTACATCCGAACGCGCTCGCAACAGCCTTTCCTATTGAAGGACCGATAGTTATACCGAGCACGCCGCCGGCTATCGCGCCGAGCACGCCTTCTGTTACATCTTGATATTTCACAAGGTAGTCGTTATATCTGCTGATTATGTCAAGATACTCATCTTGTGTTATAGGCGTACCGCCGAAATATGTCTTCACTACGTTAGGATAGTCAAGCATATTATATTTGCCGTCTTTCTGAGCAAACCTGTATTTCATGAACTGTTCCTTGGTGGCAAGCAGAGGCTCGTTGCTTTCACCGAATGTTACAATAACAGTTTCGCTCGATTCACTTTCTTCTTCAGGTACGACAGGTTTCTTCTGTCCTACTATTGCATCACCGGAACCATTACGCACGCCTGAAAATCCGTTATCGCCGCCAGAAGGCATTTGAATAGGTCCAGCGTTTTCTATGGCGTCTTGCTTAATCCTGTACGTAAAGTTTCCATGTATATCTGTATCCCTTTCTATGACAGTTTCAGGATAGCGCGAATAGATATAGTTCTGTAGCCATACGTCTATATCGCTTACTATCTCCTGTTGGTCCTGCATCGTAGGTATCGAATTAAGCTTTACCTCTATGCTTGTGCCGGTAACCTTGATTGTCGCGAATTCCTCATTGCTCCCGTTAACAACAGAAATCATAGGGTTTGTCGCTGTATTCTCATCACCGTCAACAACAGTCATCTGAGGTACTTCAAATGTTATTTCATCTATTGGATGTTCTTCAAGGGCTGCCGCGCATTCACTTAGGTAAAAGAATTTCTTATTTTCAATTCTGTTCATAAGCTTTGCATATTCCATAAAGGAAATCTTGCCTTTGAAAAAAGTATTGTTGACATTGGAAAAATCTTCCATATTGCAACCTGACTTTTTAGCCGTCATATAGGCCTCAAAAAATTTTTTTCCCATTTGCCTATCTAATTTAAGTTTTATATATTTATTGTTTTGAAAATTACTCTGAAATATAAACTTTACCGGATGACGTCACTTTCACCTTCAAATTCGTCTTCGTAGTTGATTTCTGCTTACCTGATTCAGTCTCCTTCTTTATCTTCTCAGTTTCGTCAGCACCCATGGCAAGTATCTCCATCATATCCATAGCAGGATAGTCTATATGGTATAGGAAAATATAATCCTTATCACTGTTGCCTTCGCCGGTCTTCCTATAAATATCTGCAGCATACACGCTTGCTCCGTCCTCTTCTATATTATAATAGTACCTTGCATACATTTTCCTCTTATCGTCTATGCAGCTGTAATTCTTCTGCATATTGTCGGCTATCGACTTCCGTGCAGACGCAAATTTATCCCTCGACTGCGACAGTTGGTCGTCATATTTGCTTACGGCATTACCGAGCGAATTGTCAGGCACGAAAGAAATAATCGAGCTTGCATCCAAAGCAGTTATCCTGTCAGGTATGGTACTGAATTCCGGAATTCTCAGTTCCTCCATAATATCGCGTAGAGACTTGATATATCCAGAAATCTCTTTTATATATTTCGCTATTTTTATGATATGGTCAACAATAAGGCATATCTTATAAATGACGTTGTCGACGGCGGAACCAAGCACAGCAGGCGCGGCGCTCTCAGTAATACCGTTCACGATTTCAGTCGCAAGGTCATTAAGGGCAGGCTCCATATACTCTTGCATGATGTCTTCCATTTCAGCACACCTCTTATATACGAACTTATGGCCGTAGCCGCCTTCTGTCAAATATCCGACTGTTACTTCTTTGATATATGTCTCAAAGCTTTCAAGATTTAGCCTGTAATTTTCTTTAAGGTCGTTAATCTGTTCCTCGAATTCATCTTTTCTCTCATTGAATTCCTTCTGTATCCTGTTCTTTTCACGTGTAAGGGAACCTTTCAAAGCTTCTTTCGCGCTAAGCTGTTTTCTTTCTTCCACGGTTTTCGCCTCTTGGACACTTGTATAAAAAGTCTTCGCCGCCGACAAAGTCTGTGCTGCCGCCTTCTCAGCAGCAAGTTTCGCCTGTTGTTCAGCTATCGCAGCGAGTTCTTCTTTCATGGCACCGAGTTCAGCTGTCATCTCATCTGTCAGCTTCGTTACGATTACGACTGGATTCTCAGGTATCTTTATGCGCTGCTTTTCCAACGCTTCTATAATCATAAGGCATTGGTTGCCCATACATATCATATCCTTTAAGGTGTCAGGAATCTTCATGATTAGTCATTTAAAGTTATGTCAGAAACATTCACGTCAGAAACGGATACTTGAATATCAGCAGTTTCTATGAAAGACGCTATTTCCACAGTAGTCGCTTTCCTGTTTATAGACGTGACAGAACTGTTTTGAAGAACAGGCTTCATCTCATCTGACTTATCACGCTTATTATAGACATTGACTGAAAGTAGGTTTGCCGAGCTGCTTATATATGCCTTTATCCTCTTACCGTAATTCGACACGTTTTCGCCTTCGCCTGTACCGTATGAGCAAGAGGCATTGTATGTATAAATGCTGCCGTCTGAAACAGACGTAATCTTCAGGGCGACGTTTATGTCAAAACTTACGGTATTATGCGTCTTCAGCACCGGTCTGTAAGTAATTTGTTCATCACACTCCTCTGTCTCGTCACTAACGTCCCCGATGTCGAAATGCTTTATGACATTTACTCTGCTTGTTTCCAAAGAATCGACGTCGTATGTCCTTTCAGCGATATAATGCTCTTTAAGAGTTATCTCATAATCAAGAACGAAACTGTCATATTTGCTTCTGAACAAATCGCTTAACTGAGACCTGCCGTCATTTACGAGTGTGTTTATCTCAAAATATTCACCGAAGCCAGAAGGCTTTACGTCAAGCCCTATGTCCGATATTGTTTTTGTTACGACATTTGCAGCAGTTATGACTTCAGTGTCATAGGTCATAAATATTCCGTCAGAAACAATCTTATTCGTAATGCCTATAAGTGAAATCTTATTATAAGAATTATTCAAGTCATTTACCGTGCAGGCATTCCTGAACGACTCTATGTCAGGGTCCTCTGCTATGTAGGCAACGCTTGGTATTCGTAAGACTATCTTCTTAACGTATAATTTACCGTCAATGACTTCAGGCTTCGGACACAAAATATACCTCGTGTCTGCATCAAGTCTTATGGATGCGAGTATGACATCATTTTCTTCTGACGTAGTTACATTACGTATCTCAAGAACATATCCTTTATATGCAGAGAGATTCAGTCCGCTCCTTGTAAAATACAATGTCACTGTATCATAGTACATCCTCTCGCTCGAATGATATACCATGTCAGCTGTCGGCGTAAACTTGTTGTCAATATCAAGATAACAAGGCTCTCCGTTAAAATTAGGGTCTATGAATTTACCTCCGTTAATCTTCGTTGACATAATGGTATTAGACATAGACACGTTCGTCATCATGTCATTAAACGTATCCTGAAAATTATCAGAAAATATATACCTCCTGTTATAATAGCGTCCGTCCTTTACGACACAGACACCTTCGCTTAAAGACAAGTAATTACCAGAAACTTCAGGGTATTTAACAGCGAGAGGCTCATCTTTCACCTCATTATATTTTACATATTCGACGAGTATCGAATCAGTCAACTTATAGAAATCTGACATCTTTGAAAATTTTTGTTATTCATTATATTTATGGACGACGGCAAAAATAAAAACAGCCACGGAATCCTCACGCGGCTGTCCCAAAACAAAATAACAAAACAAAACTCAAAACAAAAACAAAAACAGTCATATATTTAGAGATGTATCATCTTCTTTCATTGAAAAGTTATTATAGAACTGTATCCTTTTTATGCTGTTAATAAAATGCACCATCATTTTATCGACATACATCAGAAACATCGAGAATCTCGACTCCCTGTACAGATACTTGCTGACACATTTGTTAAGTATACCCTTTCCAGATACGTCATACCCACGGTTTTTCGTCAAGTCTGTCTGACGACTCTTGTCTATCACAGACTTGAAATCGCGGTAATTCCATACCCTCATGTCATAAACTTTTCTTGTGTCCATCGTCTATAATCCTTTTTCTATTTATGACTTCTGTCTTTTTCTTGGTTTCTTGACAGGCTTCTTTCCATTTTTGGAAAACCATATTACCTATCTTTTTACCTAAATCCGTTATTCTTCTACAGTTGCATCCCATAGGCCTATATACTGAAATTATCCTTGATATTACCATCCTCATCTATATAAGATGTCGATATGAATTCAACGCCTTTCTTATGGTATTGGTTATAAGCGGCATTAAGGGAAAACACAATCTGGTTCGTAAAGAATGAAAAAGCATTCCCTTTCTCTGCGTCAAACTTCTTGTACATCTTAAGAAGTTCAAGCATAGCATATTGCTCATAGTCCTTCGCCTCTTCTGGGTTATTATTCCGGTTTCTCATATTCAGATGCTTGATATGTATCTGAAAGTACTTTACGAGTTCATCGGTAACCTTGCCGGCTTTCTGGCTTTCTATGATAGCTTCAGTATATTTTTTATTGTCTATGTATGCCATCTTACAAAAGTTTTATGACTATCGTATCTTCTGAAGGCTCCTTAGGGCATTCCGAAATAATTTCTCCAGTAATTTTGCTTACATACGGAAATTCTTCAGTTGCAATCTTCAACTTATCTTCAATCACCTTTCTTGCGAGGTCAGCCTCTTCACAGACATGTTTCGCCTCACGCCATTCGGTTGAAACGTCATATTTATACTTTGTGACCGCCTTTCGTACAGTCACGACTGTATCATTATATGGAAAATCTTTCTTCCCTTTGAGATTTACAGAAGCCTCTTTAATGGCTGCATCTTTTAATCTGAGCATTGCCTCCTGTGCATACTTTTCCATTTTCTTGAAATAGACATACTGCTTTAGGGCATTGTCTACTGACAAATTTAACAAGCTTTCGTTAATCTGCTGAAGATTTCCTATCTTCAAGTTGTTCACTGTTTCTTCAAATATTCCTTCCATAATTATATTGCTTAAAAATTATTCTTGTTTTAATTTATACTCTTTCATATCAGGGTCTGGGTCGAGTACAATTTTCTTCGCCCATATAATATAAAATTCGCCTAAATCGAATCTAAGAGTCGTATCAGATGTCATGTAGATATTGACAGTATCCTTACTGAAGACCTTCATAAGGTTGTATAGTCTCGTGAACCATTGCATATCGACATGAATGTCTTTAAAGATTTCACAGAGATAATTCCTGAATGTCTCCCTTGTACCTTTGCATACTGGACATTCAAGCTCTTTCTCGTCATACCAGTCACTATGCTTGCCCTTGTACCAATAGGTAACGGTTCCTGCCCCACCACATTCCGGACATGAGTGTTCACCTTCAATAAACTGCTTTGAGATATTGTGTACCTCTTCTATTGTCGCAGTCACATACTCAGTGTCCTTTGCCGCCGTACTTGGAACTGCTTTGAATTTAGGCGTGCTGTCATCTGGTTTCGTATCAAACCCTTTCGTAATGTCAAATCCCTTTGATTTCAGGTATTCGACAGGCATTACAAGCATACAATAGCTGTCAGACACATAAACTGTGTCATCTATGACTATAAACCTTGAAAGCTGAGGTCGCTTGTCAGAGCAATAGCTGCGCAATACCTCGTAAATTTCCTTACTGTCCATAACTCTAAGTTCTATCTATTCTTGGTTAAGTAAATAAGAATTTTGCCACTTATAGTTTCAGGGTCGAAGTTTTTGTATATACCAAGAACTATGCCTGAATCATCGTAATTACTGTCCTTCTCCTTTGTCGCTGTCGCAATCGATTGGAAAATGATGTAAAGGATTATCGTAAAGATATTCACGATAGGGATTATCGAGCACAGGATAAGCCCTAATAATTTTGTTATAGACATTGCATGTGTCGCGTTTAAGTGCAGAAACCAAATAATGAAATTCAGCACCATCGGAATAAGAATAACTAATTCATTCATATTACATCATGTTTAAATTTACCACCAAAGAAAATTAAAATATTTTATAAAAGCTTGTTTTCCCTCTTCATATTTCTCTTTATTTTTTGGGCTTTTCTCATAAATGACTCTTTCATCATTTGTCTTGTTTTCTATCCAATATATCATTTTATCTATCTCAGCCCTCCATTCATCAAGAGTCTTAAATTCGGAACCTCCAGGCATGGAATCAGTTTGTTCCTTGAATGCCTTCAGCCTTGGCTTTATGAATTCGAGAATAGTCATATCAAGATTCCAAAGCTCGGTGTCGTCAAATCCCCTTGTAAGGCGTTGTTCTTCCCACATCTTCCACCTTTCGTCATCAGGCTTTCCTACCGTGAAATTCACGTTCTTTATGCCTAATGGGTCGAGTCTGTTCAGTTCACGCTTCAGGTATGCCCACATAACAGGCACGCCTTTATACTGTTCCATAAGCTCATCGCAGTCGACATCGTCATACGTATAATAATTAACGTACGGATTCTTTTCATTCCTTTCAGCGACTATGATATTGCTTTTGTCTTCAGGCTTGAATTCTTCTGACAATATCTGCCATTTATTAACGAGGCATCCTGCCTCATATTCCGTTATTTCCTTTCTATCCATCTTTTTAAATTTTTAAGAACTACTCTGAATCGAATTGATTTAACAGATTCACTGTTACAAAAATTCAAAGCCTACACTGTTCTTGCATAGGCTTTGAAGGTAAAATGTAATTAGTTTTTATTTTATGTTCAGGAACGGGATAGTATTGCCTGCATTCGTAACCGGAAGCTTTCCATCCCATTTTTCCAAGGCATACTGCTGTACAAGAGTAGGCGTCAGGGAATTAGCTACTGTACGGTTATAATAAGCTTCTCCATCAGCCATTGCCTTCAGTGAATCCGCATATCCTCGTGCTTTCGCGACAGCAATCTTTGCATTAGCCTCTGCTTCTTTTACTTGGTTCTCTGCCTTAAGTGCAGATTGTACAGCAGCATTCTTCGCATCAATCATTGCAGACAAACTTTTTGGCGGAATTATCTGTGATGTAAACTCTTTTATATCAAATCCTTCACTTGCAAGGGATGAATCAAGCATAATTCTGACGTCATTCTCAAAAGTCGCTCGATTGCTCATAAGTTCGTCTGACGTGTATCTATTCGCACATATTCTGTAAGCATCATAAATGCAAGTCTTGATATAGCCATCTTCAATAACACCCAATTTTGCACGATACGTTTTGAATACATCTATAGCCTTTGCTCGATTCAATTTATATGACAGATACGGGTCCATCGTAAAGATGGCAGCGTCTTTTGTCATAATTTTTAACGAATCGTAATCCTTTTGTTGTACCACAACCGGATAAGTATACACGGATGTGGTAAACGGGTTATACCACGTCCAGCCTGTACACGTTGTCGCACTTAACTCACCTTGCTCGGTAAGGCTGAATTTTTTAAACTTGATTCCAACCTCTGAGGAATCCACTCTGGCGCAGCTTGCGAACATTGTCGCAACGACTGCAAAAAGCAATAATACTTTCTTCATTTTAAAACTGTTTTATTTGTTATTTTAATAGTTTACAAATCAACTGAAATTTTAATTCCTGAATCGAGACTCTTAAATAAGTCATCGGAATACATCGTTCCCAAGTCCATAAAATTTGTCCTGTCAAAAATTCTGATTTCTCGAGAACCTTCATCAGCGTCCATCCAGTCCTTTTGTATAAGGATTTTAAGCTCATAGTCATCGACAACTTTCTGCAAAGCCTGCTTGAAAGAATCCTTTATCTTAGCAGATACGATTTCAAACAATTCAAGCCTTACTTGTTTCTCGATAGCTTCGATAAAATTTTTTACACTTGAATTTATAGTAGTGCTCAAATCTTCTTTGGGAAATCCGTATAATTTTGAAAGACTTGCTTTCATTTTAGCAAACTCTTTAGAACCTTTCTTACATTGATAGCTATCAATCAATTCAGGCTCATTCTGAATACGGCGTTTCCCATTATTTGTACTGTTGTCACTCATAAACTTTCTGACGTCGCACTTAACGAAATCATAAGTTTGTCTGTCTTCATTCATCTTGATACTGAAAGAAATCAAATATCCAGATATAGCAACAGAAGACACATATTGGAAGTCAGAATCTTTGACAATTTGTTTCCAGTATTTCTTAAAAAGAGTACGCCTCAGATTTTTACTTGCTCTCATCTTGTTTTGTTTACCGTTTTGTTTTTATATAATAAACAACATTTTGCCGGTAATTTCAAGTTTTTTAAGCATTAAATTATTTTTCACTGTTTCCTGGTCTTCGTCATTCCTGACTTTTATGAGAGACTCGATACTATTATAAGTGTTGTCGTTCCTATCAGTTATCGTAATTCCCACGGTATAGTTTCCAGCATCTTTATATAAGAAGTACAAATAATCTCTGTCTGACGTATAAACAAGTTCTCCGTCTTTCGTGACAGACCATTTTATATCCTTTATGCCTGTTATCCTCGTTATATTGCATGACATCACTATCCACGTATATGGCCTGACGGTAACACCGTTCCAAACATACCTCAGCCTGTCGAATATGTCATATACCGTTTCAGATGACTCAGAATCCTCGCAATGGGTCGATACGTCATAACTTATATTATCAGTGGTCGAAAACAACAGCGTACCAAGATTGTCATAGAAATACGGGTAATACATGTCCATATCTGATTCCTCGACATCATGACTCATAATATATTCTTTAAGCTTACTGATAAATTCGACGACTGTCTTCTTTTGCTCGTCAGAATACATTCCGGCGTTAGGATTTTCTCTCGCGTCGTAATAGAATCCGTTAAGCTCTATCTGCAGAGGCCGTACATATATGGTGACCGGCTTAGTCATACCCATATTATTGCAAGCGTCATAATAGCAACAGGTGACAGTATAATTTCCTGTATACCTGAACCTAAACAATACCTTACAGACTTCGTCATAAGTTCCTTCAATAGTTATCTCTTCATCCTGCTCTTCATGAACAGCCTTCCATACTATCCTTCTATATTTTTCACCGGTATCAAGGTCTCCTATCGTCAAATCGTCTGAATATGCTGATATTGGCACATTCTTGTCACCTATCGCAATGCTGCCTGACGGTATGAATTCACATATACACTTACCTGACATCTCAATAACTTCTGAGCTTTCAGAATCTTCGAAGCTTTCGTTATCTATATAGTCGTGGTTTTTATCAAATGATATGAACGCATCAACCGTTTCAGCAGGAGTCATTGGCTGCTCCTCTTTAGATAATGATTCAAGGTATTTGTTAAACATAAGGTCGGACGTTATGAACACGTCATTTGTCAGGACATTTGTATATGCGAAGCCGTCGCCTGCAAGAATGTCATCGAATCTGCTTTTCTGTATAACATTATTAAGAGTCGCTGTCGTGAAATAAATTGTCTCGCCAGTTATGTCATAAATCCTGCTGCTTACCGGCATAAACTTATTATTGAGCTTGTCTTTAAGCAGGCCAAGTTTTATATTAGCGTCCTCTATGGAGTATTTGAACACCTCCTTGATTTCAGGATTTCCGTCAGGGCTTATGTCGTTAAGAGCCTTTGTAATATCATAGGCAAGCGATATGTAACTTGATTTCTTGTAATCAAGAGAAGGCAGTTGTATCGAGCCTGGATATTTTACTTGCAATTTCTTCCCGGTATGCAAGTCATACCAATACTCATAAATCCTCATATCGTAGCCGTAGAATTTTATGGCTTTGATAAGGCTTGAATACGAACCAGTTCTACGGTATATGTCAGGACCTTCAAGAAGCATTTCCTTTCGCTTACGGTTAATAAGAATCCTATCATAAATCGGTTCGTGTATGTTTGATTCCGCGAATATCTGCGAATCAGACGTTTTTACGTCATACCCGAAATTCTTACAAAGCACGGCAAGGCGTTCGTCCTCATAGACTGCCTCAGCATACATCGTTATTTCTGCAAGATGTTTTCTCTTACCCTTAATATCTATAATGTCGATATAAAGGGTTCTCATAAAAGTCTTGGACAAATATCTTTCGTCGGCTGAAAAGCAGATGTCGATGTCGAGAGTCCTTATATCGGCATCCGTCAGTTCGTCATCAGACTCTTCAGATGTCTCAGCAAGCTTTATATACTTTTCTATTTTCGACGACCTTATAATATCGGTGACATCCGGTCCGTCTTGAGGCGTAAATTTTAATGCAGACGTCTCTGTTATAAATTCATCCCTCGGATATTCAAGTATGCCGAATTCGTCGACGTACTTATTCACGGGGTCCCAGTAAAGCGCAAGGAATTCTTGATTCCCGGATTCCGACATCGGATACACGGGTATTCCGTCAATAAGTTCAGTAATCCTTATAGTCTCAGTACCATACAGCTCAACAGAAACCTTCTTGAAAACGATAATACCTTTATAGATACCTTCGTTCTCATCATACCTGAAATTATATGGCTTTCCGATTTTATCGAAAAATAAAAGCTTATCTATCTGCATTTGAACTGTCTTTTTCTATTTATAAAAAAACCAGCCGGCAAATTTCTGTCGGCTGGATATGTCATCATTTACAGGTATTCTTCTTAGTTGCTTAAGAACTAAATTTTACGACAATGCCTTTATTGTTGAAAACTCTGAAATAATATCTGCCTGAGTCCACAGACGTACAGTTTATGTAAGCCCAGAAAATCTGAGAACTGTCAGGTATGCTTGACACATCTGTCGTTGACGAAGGCATAGAAATACTTCTGGCTGACGTGAATTCACCTTCTATGACTTTAAGGCTGTCGCCGTCGGATGTCATAGTATTCGGCAGTCGTGGAAACTCATCACTGATTTCGCCTAAATCATAATAATAACCGACTTCAAGTCCGATAGTTGCATTATAATACTTTTTCTGAATGCTCTTCGTATTTAATGCTCCGACTCCTTCTTTGACTATCTTGAAATTTCTGTTAATTTTTTCACGTGATACTTTCAGACTGTCTTTCGGTTCTATCTTTATAAAATCTTCCATCGCTTTATCTTTTTAAACATTAAACTGCAGGTTCACCGCCTTCTGGAGCGCCGCCGGTTTCAGGAGCTCCGCCGCTCATGTCCATGCTGCCTCCCATATCGCCTCCGCCGCCCATGTCCATGCCGCCTCCCATATCGCCACCTCCCATATCGCCACCTCCCATATCCATTCCACCACCGCCCATATCACCTCCCATAGAAGGTTGTTGCTCAGTAGCAGCCTTTTCTGCCTCTTCTTTACGTTTCTTAGCTTTCTCCTTCTTAATCCTCTCATTTTCTTCAAGCTCTGCAGGCGTGAACAACGAGAATTTCTTCATTAAGAAGTCAGGGTCGAAATATGGTGTTTGGTTTCCTTGTTCGTCAGTTACCTGTATCGAATTAAGAATACCTGAAATAGCATTGATATTCTGCTGTATGATTGTAAGCTTCTTAATTTGAAGATAGACTGAGTCTGACTGGTATACGAGGTGCAAAGATGCAAGGAAAGAAATGTCATCCTTTATTTCGTTGTCAAGACAAATCTGAATATAGATAGGCTTGATAAAAAGCATCTGGTAAATATTCCGAAGCCTTGCTATAAACCTGCTGAACCTGATTTCTTCCCTATGTATTCCTTCGACGTTCATCGTATATTGGGCACCAGCCTGTCTGTCAAACCTTGCAAGAGGTACTTTCGTTATATCGTGGAACTTATCGGCGAAATACGTCAACGGCTGTATATTCGACAAGTCTGGTCCACCGTTATTGCTCAAGACCGAAACTTCAGGCTTGCTGCCTTCAGTCATGGCGAAGAACATCTGCTTATAGAACGGCAACATCGGATGTCCGTTGGTCTTTATCTCGCCTGTCGACCAGTTGAAGTCAACTTGCTCAGCCTGGTCTGCTGCAACTTGCGCGAGTCGTTGCTTTCCCTTTTGTGGCGACACCGCTCCGACAGGTACGACATAATTCATTTTCAAAGAGGAGTTGACGACAGAGAATATAATTCTCGTCGATTCCATAATCCTCAATGTATTGAATGAACGTATAAGCCTTGAAACATAGCTGAGGTCGTTATCTTCATCTGAATAAGATATGATAACAATCTCCTGCTCAGTCAACGTAAGGTTTATGACATTCCCCGTCGTTAAGTCATTAGTGCTGACCTTATACAGTATCTTGCCGTCTTTGTCACATATCTTTTCGACATTCGCTGGGTCAAGCTCTACAAAGTCAATTATGTTTTTCTGTTTTTCGTCATATATTATACGGTATGCAAGCTTGCCATCGACAATCCATCTCCTGAAAAGCCTCCAGACATCATCTGTATTCATAAGGCCGTAGAGATACCTGAACTTCATAAAGTATTCAGGCAGTTTCTCCTTCACTTTTTCAGAAATCTTGTCAGCCGTTGATTCTATATATGCGAAATCACGGTCTTGCTCTGTCGAACAAATACTCTCGTCACAAACAATATCAAGTATTTTGTCTATGTCGTCTTCTGCGGCGTATTTCCTACAAGTCTCCCTCTGTACTGAATAACTTGCAGGCTGCGAACCTCCAATGCCTTCAGCGCGGTGCCAGCTGTTCTGCGGAACAGATATTACCTGCGAAAGCGATGTCATATTGTCAGGCGAATAGGCCCTGCCGGTAAACCTGACATTCGCGAGCTTCTTACGCAATGTCACTTGGCCTCCGTACATTCCGGTACCTATACCTCTGTTAATAAATCCTGCCATTCTCTAAAATGATATTTTTACAATATATTTATGAGCAGCAGAATTACCGCCAAAATACTTACGCCTGCTATCGAGCATCTGATTATTCTCTTCATAAGTGCGTAAGTCAGGTATGATTCCCAGTCAGGTTCATAATCGGAATTAGGAACGAAGACCATATCATATCTTGCTATAATGGTATTGTCGTCATAATCCTTGTCATTCTCGTCGAGCATGAGAAAATACAGGTTGTCATAAGTAACATCCACATACTCGTCAAGCTTTACGACTTTCAGCACGGCTGCGAGAGTGTTGATATTCTCCTCATACGACCTTGTGACTACCTCCTTCATATAAGGAACACGGTTTTTGGCAGTCGCTATGTTTATAGCCACAGTACACTCCCTCATTATTCTTCCGTCAGGAAGCATCTCGAAACCATATTTTGCAAGGCTCCCTTCTGCGCGTTTCCAAATTCTGCGTACAGTATTATATGTACGATATACCCTGAACGCTTTCTTTATAGATTCAACCATTTTCTATCTGTTTTTATTTTTCGAGTTCGATTACCTTCATGTTATTCGTATTGATGTACGGATTCTTCTCATCTGCATTCACGTGTATGACAGTATGCTTTCTCTGGAACAGGCATAACGGCCAAATCCGTTTTGGATAGATTGTTTCCTTCTTGCCGTACCATACTATATACAGTTCGCTTTTCGCAGAAACCTCAGTCTGAAAATATCCGGCGTCTCCGTTTATGCAGAGCTTATACCACTCGTCGCCTATGCACGTATCTATGACACAGCTTTCCAAACCGCTTATGTATATGGTGTCTCGCTTGACGAAACCGGCATCCCTGTAAACTATTTTCTCTATTGTCTTAATCTTTATGCCGTTATTTTTCGCCATCGCCTTGATGCTGTCATACAATGACTGCTCGCTGTTCTTCAGTTCGCTTATGGTATAATTCAGGGCTATTGTCTCGTCCTTTAACGAATCATACTGCGACAATATTCCCTTGATATTCACTGCAAGCCTTTCGGATTCGTTCCTATAATTAAAGTATCCGAAAAAACTTATTACGAATGCCACGAAAAGCGCGGCCACCATTACCCTTAAAATAAAAAGTCGAGTCTGCATAATATCAGTTTCTTTTATTTATGTCATTTCTGTGAACTACCTACAAACTAAAGAATTCTATATAAAAAACAACGATTTACGACATACTTCCAATTTTAGCAGTATGCTATCCTGTTTCTATAAGCTGTCGTCAAATGATTTCTGCTGGGTGCGTCGTCTCCGGCGTGAGGTATGCAATATGTATTCGCAAACATCCTGATAAGTACTGTCACGCCTTTGTTAACGTATCCAAAAGTATAGCCGCCGAGTAACTGACAATCTATCTTGTCACTCTCGACGGCTGCCTTATTTCCTTGTGTATATGTGCTGATTACGTTTCGTCTTACTTCGAGCCGATTTTTTTTTTGGCCGTACTTAATGTACCTTACTACGGTGCTTTTCGCCATGCCTGATTCCGACGCGAGCTTGTTAAGCGTTATGCCAGTATCCTTATATTCTTTGCTATCAACACCGTATGCCTTCAGTCTTGAATCAATTTTTTTGAGGGTCTTTATATCTTTTACTTGTTCTCGCTGTTGTAGTAAGTCTTTGATGTGTTGCTTCTTGCGTATGGGATTCGTGATGATGAAATATGATAGTTCCTTTTCTACGAGTGTCAGTGTCAGTTCATTGTCTTTCAAGTCTTCGCAAATCTTAAAGCATCTGTCGTCGTGTTTGCTGCTTACGCTGTGTATCAATAGTTTGTCGCCTGTGTCTTCGATGTATCCTTTCGTTATGCAGTTGTCAGTCCATTTCCTTGCGGCGTTGTAAGATGATTGAATGATTGTCGATATTTTCTTGTAGTTCCTTCCCGAGACGTTGTATTTGTTCGAATTCTTTTTTCCTTGTTTTCCTTTGTACGAGGTATATGGTATCGATGTATATCCTTTCTTGACAAGTATAGATACGAGAGCTATGCACATTCTCTCAGTTCTGTCTTTCAGTAAGTTAATATTGCTGTTTCTAATTTTCATTCGTTAGAATTAAATTCTCTAAGTGCAAATAAAAGCCAAAAAAATTTAAGTTGTATGCTTTCTATCAAAAAAAAATCCCTGTTTTTCAACAGGGACCCAGAGAATTCGTTACCCAAGAGCTTGGGTTCCAATGAAAATTACAGTTACAAATATAGTATTATTTTTTTAAGTTGTACACGTTTTCCTAAAAAATTTTATATTTTTCTGAAATTTTTTCCAATTTTATTTTTTCATATCTGATTTTTATCTATTTTTGTTCTTTTCCCCAATTCTGAAAACCGTAGTGATTTCACGAATGAAACTCTATTATATACCAGGAAATAATACTAAGAAATACTTAAAGAATTCTTAATTTTTTTTTGGCTTGGGCACGTGTATGACGTGCCCGAACGCATTATGCACGTAAGTGCGTTGTGCGTTCGCCTGTGTTTATGCACGTATATCCGTGTAACGTCCGTGCCTGCGTGTGACGTACGTCATGTATGCCATATATGCACGTGCGTCATATACGTGGGTGATGTACGTCCACGGTCGCGTCTGTGTCGTCGTGTGATGTATATACGGATACGAATTCAATAATTAGTCATTGGAGGATGTCTTCTGACTGACTGTTTGCCTGAAGGCTTAACACTTTTTATTTCAATTTCTTACGAAAGCCTTAGTAGGTAAACATCAGATGTTGTTAATAATTCTGTTGGAAACGTTGTTTTTTATATGTTGGGTTAAACATAAATAGAAAAAGAAAATTTGTTGGGATGAAGTTAGAAAAGATGACGAAAGAAGAGCTCATCGATGAAGTGATTTCATTGAGGAGCAACTTGGAAAAGAAAAAGACTCTTATTAAAAGGATGAAGCGCTCTATGAAGGAGCAGTCAGCGAAGACGATAGTGCGGCAGATGTACGGCGGGGATTATGCCGACGTGGTTTTCACGGCGACAGAAAGGATACTCGGAATATCAAGGGACAAATTTCTATGCGGCCTCAGGTCGGCGCAGTTCGTCCGCTGCAAGACCATTGCCGGATATATTCTCAGGGAAACCTCGAGTATGACGCTGTACGAGTGCAGCGACGCCCTCAGGGTAGACCATTCAAGTGTCTGCTATTATTCAAGGGTAGTACGCCAGGCATACGACATGTACGACAAGGACAAGGTCAGCCGCACCCTCATCGATGAGATTGAGATGGTGAAGAAGGAAGTCGCGAAGATTCTTCAGGACAGAGGAAATCCGGAAACCATAAATAAGGTAGGAATAAAAATATCTTAGAAATGGGAAAAAGAAATTTTAGAATGCTCCGCGAAGGCGTCGAGGAAATCGAGGCCGAAGTGCAGGAGACAGAACAGGCAGAAAATCCTCCTTATTACATAGATGCCGACGGGCAGAAAAAGGAGGTAAAGAATGTCAACGACCTTTTAAGGATGCTTAAGAATCCGAATGTGAAAGTTCGTTTTGGCGTACAAGGCTGTTACATATCATACGCAATCATTGACGGGTCAGGCGAAGGCACGAACAAGGGAATAAACGTCAATTCTGTTGTCGGCTTCGACATAGTTGATTCCGAAAAGAAAGAAGACGGAAAAGATTTCCTTGTCTATGAACTTGAAACCGGCAAAGAGATAGAGCGTTTCGATGTCGAAGAGCTTGAAGCTGTCGACGAGGGCGACAATGCCGCATTGAGGAAAATCATAGAGAGAGGCGTGAACGCCGTGACAAAGACAGGAGTGATGACGCACAAGGCGAAGAGCAACGGCATAAAGCTTGTCCATATAACGAACTTCATGTTCCAGCACTGTGACTTCAACAAGAGGTACCGCGAGCTTAAGGACAAAGGACGTGTGACGGTGCAGGACTTCCTGAAGAATCCTGAAATGAAGAACCAGTATATGATGGACCCTTATTCAGATTGGAATTCTAACTGGAATGCCTACTGCCGTAAGAAAATGCTTACGCAGCAACAGGCTGACGACTTGCTTAAGAACATGCCTGACGACGTCTTTATCGATGTCGTTACAAGGGAATACGGCTCGAGAAAGAAACCTCTGACGAAATCGGAGATAGACGACATATCGCAAGACCCTACAAGAATCAGAGTATATCTCGATAGCCTTGATAAAGATGAATGGGCTAAGAAAGCGAAGAACTACTGCAAATATAATGACATATCTTCTGAGGCAGTCGAAAGGCTTTGCGACCCTGAGCAGCTTTCTCCGCAGGAATTCAAGGACATCGTCGACACGCCGAAGACAAGCGAGATGCTTCGCCTTGTATTCTATAACAAAGAAGGAGAGCGTATAATCTGGTCCGACTATGACAAAGATTTGTATTACATCTTTATCGAAGACGACGACTTCTATATGCAAATCACCCATGACACGTATAAGAAGATAAAGAGCTACTTCAAGAAAGAAGAGACTCCGAAACAGAAGGCGAACGACCTTGACAAGGCATTGTTCCAGATGTCAGTCGACCAGAATTTCAGGAACTACACGATGGACAACATCATAATGCTGAGATTCTACTACACGCTTCCAGGCGACAACCAAAACAGGCCGCGTAAATTCGTATATATCAATTATGACGACTTGCGCGGATTTGGTTCCGACGCAGCGAAGCTTGTCGCTCATGACGCTCTTGAAGCTCTTAGGACACAGTTCAAGAACAAAAAGATTGAAATGACGATAGGCAAGGAGAAACCGTTCAAGATTGTCGAAGAAGGACATCTGATGACATTCAACGAATACAGAATGTTTGTAGAAGGTTCTGAATTGACGTCAGGCGGATTCGAGACATTCGACTGCAGCCCTAAATATGGTTTTGTGTTGGAGAAAGCGATGACAGACATCGAACCAAGTACAACAGTCAAGTTCTCTGAAATAAAAGACGCGTTCAAGGCTGACGACCCTAACGGCATTTACAAGATTATTGGTGCCATAGACTATTCGTCTGAATGGAAGGAAAATTCGGCAAGCGAAGGTGATGTTACGCTTGGCGAAGACAGTGGAAACACCACGCTTCAATATACCGATAAATCAGGCTCTACCAAATTCTTCAAGTTGTCGCCTGAGGCAGACGTCCAGTTTGACAACAAAGATTTTGCGGCAATCATAAGGCTTGAAACATCTGATTCTTTCCTTGAAGTTTTCTTCGATGAGAGAAGTTATAAAAATATGTTGACCCTAATAAAATAAAATCATGGAAAAGTTAAAGACTTACAAGCAGTTTATCAAAGAGTCAAGTGACTTCGATTCGCAAGAAACGTATACCGGTCATTTTGTTGTTTATGACAATAAGGGAGATATTATAAGCGACTTTAAGGATACCTGCATTGCTTCAAGTGAAGAAGAGGCAGAAACAATTCTTCTTGGAAGGAACGGTACATTTTCTAAGGGACAGAACAGAGTCGTAAAGCTTTCCCGTATTGTAAAGGAAAGTCCGTTTTTGGATGAAGGCAACAGCATTGATGAACTTGAATTTGCGAAGACCATAGGCAATAAGAATGTATATGAAAACCTTGATTCATTGTTTAACAAGTTGAGCGACCCAAAAACTCCTTCTATAATCAGGAAAACAATCGTACCGGATATAAGTGAGTTCAGGACAGAGATACTTGATTTCGCAAGGGAAAACAATATATCTGCTGACAATATGGATTGGCTTATCGCTGAAATAAAAGTACGCAGCCGGAAGACAGGTGTTCCTACTGAGCTGTATGTCGCTTGCTTCAAGTCTTTGCTTTCCGAGCTTGAAGGCTTCAATATAGCTGCACTTGAAAGCCTTGTCCCTGAAGATTCAATCTTCTTGACGGTAAATCCTGACAAGGAAACAGTAGATAAAATGTATGACATTATGAAGACATTCGTAAGCGGTACATTCTCAAAAATAAACCTTATAGGCTTGCTGCAAGGCAATATGGCAGTTGCTATGAAGCAATCTGGTGACCTAAAAGGTATATAATTTACTGATTATCAGATAGTTCTAAAAATATCCCGAAGGCTTGCTTAGTTTTCGGGATATTTTTTCAATAACCATAAATAATAACGTAATGACATAAGGAGATGAAGGCATTGTTGACATTTAAAGAATTTCTTGAAAGCTTGTTCTATGTTAAGGGCAGGTTTGAATTTCCGAGTAATTACGCCAATTCTGAAAGGACTTATGTTTTTGTTATAACAGATAAAGAGGACGGCAGGCGGTATTTGGACATACCTTATATCCAATATTCGCACAAGAACCAAAATGTGAAATACCTTATAGAGAATATATTCGAACCGGTTACTGACTATAATATCGAATATTTTCTTGATGAAGTTAAT